GAGGTAAAATAAAATGAAAGTTAAAGTAGTATTTGAATGCGAAATCTATCCGACAGATTATACTCCTTGGTTCACCGTGAATGACGAACTTAAACATACTGGATTTGATTGCGTAAACAATCTCTCCGTATTCGATGCAGAAACTGGAGAAGAACTCTAAAATGATAATTTTAAAGGAGGTAAAGTAGTATGACTAAACAAGAGGCCGCTGAGTTGCTGGAACAGCTGTATGCTGATTATTCTGCGTATAGCTACTGTGCTGGTAAAGGTATTGAAGAAGCAGTATCAATGGCTGTGCAGGTATTGAATGAAAAGGAACAAGAGAGCTCAGGAAAACAAAAAGCACATTGGTAATGGTTTGACGAAGAAAATGGCAGACAGACTTGATGAAATGTTGGATGAGGAGGATTTTTGACATGAACGAAATGATTAAATTCTGGCTGACCGAGTTGTACGAAAATGAAATTGAGGAAACCCAAGCCACAATCTCAAACGAAAACCTTTGGATGCTCGGTTCTGAAACAAAGGAAGAAGAGCAGATGCACATTGATAATATGGCAAACCTCAATGAGTATATTGCCACATTGAAAACTCTACTGAATGATATTAAGGAGGTAAAGTAAAATGACTAATGATGAAATGAGAGCGTTCAAGACTTTGTTTGGGAAATATTGCCGAAATGAAATAGACCTTGGACATTGTACTGGAGATACTTGTGAATGGTGTCCAATTCAAAAGGCATACGAAGAAGTTGAAAGTTTTGAGAAGATGGAAAGCAAAATTAAGGTTCTCATTTATGATATTAAGTGGGACACAAACGGAGAAAAAGTTAATCTTCCTAAGAAAGTAGAACATATTTTTGATGGATATAACGACATCAATGATGACGATTTACTTGACGAGATTGCAGATTGGCTTACTGACGAATACGAATATTGTCATGACGGTTTCAATGTAAAGGAAATTAAGGAGGTAAAGTAATATGAACGCAAATCATCATATAAAAATGATTGAATACACAGAGAAATATGATTTCTGGACTGAACAAGACAATGTTGCACTATTTGATGACAGAGATATTTCCGAAGAAGAAGTTAACAAGCTAATTCGAGAGGGAGATGAGTATCATCCACATGTAGTCTTTATGACCAAGAAGCAGTATGACAACGTATTTAGGAGTTTGAAAGGAGAATAAAAATGAAATTTATTTCAATCATTAAGCTCGACAAAAAGGAAATTGACAAATATAATGTTTTGCTTGATATACCGTCCGAAGACGATGGTGTTATCAATGCTGGATATGACGAAGACTCCACCATCGAGTGTTTTACAGCACAGTTTGCAGATGGCCATTTTGCAGATATTAAAATTTGTAGTGGTCAAAACAATTTCTTCTGTGACCCCGTACTTTTTAACAAAGATGGATACGAGGTATGTGTACTTGATTGTGCAGATACACTTAATGGAGAGTATGGCTTTGAGGATAACGGAAACGAATATGTAGTCATTATTGAGGAGAAATAAAAAATGAAAAACATCAAGTCATTCTACATTGGTCAGGTAAATGCTTCTGGCATCATCTGTGAAAGCAAAGAAGAATTTCTCCAGTATCTCAGTGAGGAAATTGACCGCATTGATGAAGAAGGAGAATTTGAACACTTCGACATTATGATTGAGCCGAATAATAATTAAGGTAAGTTGACGCAGTAGCATAATAGGGGTAAAATAATTACGAATAATGTATAAGTTAGGGAGGTAAATAAATGGTTGTTATTTTACTTATCATCATTGCTTGTGTGTTACTGTTTGGAAAAGAGGAAACAAAAAGTGGGATTGCAGGTCTCATTGGAACAATCATAATTTTTGCAATTATTGCAATGATTGCAAATGCGTGTGGGCTTTTAGACTAAACAAATAGTTTGTCCTATAATGGGACAAACTAATACAAAACAAAATACAGTACGAAATTAAAGGAGGAATAAATATGAAAGAAATTAAACTTAGACAGTTTTCAGCAAGTATCTGTGATGTGTTTGAGGAACTGCTTGACAAATATGACATCACAATTCCAGACGAAAACCGCACAGGAGATGAATCGGAAGCGAGGCTGTATGGCACAGAATATGGAGACACAGAGGATTATATAACACAAATTTTGTGTCATCTGGTGCAAGAAGTTAGGGAAAATCCTAATGCTACAATTAACCATTTCGAATATTAAGGGGGAATAAACATGGAAGTATCAAGAGAAATCAAAAAGGTAGAAGCAATCAAACGTATGAGGGCAATGAATATTTATTCAGATGCCATCAAACAGTTCAAGAATGCTGACATTGTAATGGTAAGTGAACCTCCGCTTGGAGGTTTATTTTGGTTGAACGATGAAGAAAAGGAAATGGTGAGCAAGTTCGAGCAAGAGAACAATGCACTTGTGTACCTTGTGGTAAGGTCGTTCACAAACCTTGGCACAATGGATAACATCTTCTATGTGAGTGATTATCAGGACGAGTGGGAAATGGAAAATGAGGACCTCAAAGACCACTATGCTTTTGTATATGTTGTCAACCATGATATGCCAGACTTCAGTGAGTTTGGTAGTATTGCATGGAAAAGTATTGGTGGAGGAGTTCTTAGAGCTTTCTAATTGACATCAGATAGGGAAGCGATATAATAAAACCAAGGAGTTGGTGTCAATGGAAAACAAAGAATTGCAAGAAGTGGTTGATGCAATACTTCAAGCATTACTTGAAATGGAAGAAAGGCTCAATAAGAAGTTCGATGAAATAGACAAGTGGTTTGATAAAATTGAAAGCAAGAAGTAGAGAATGGGGCGTTTGCCCCTTCTTAATACAACACAAAATTAACGGAGGTAATCTTATGAGAGTCTTGCTTAGAAACTACAACGGAGAACAGTATGTGTGGAAGAAGGCAGATGTGAAAGATACTACCAAGTTTACCTTGGAGGATGGGCGGGATGTATCTCAGATAGACATTGTGTCTATCTCAAGGGATAACAGAAAGAAGTTTGTAAAATGCTCTGCTTGTGGTGAGATTATCAGAAACACACCCGAAGCAATTAACGAGCATAAACTGAGAGGTACGACTTCCTCAACTTGCTTTGGATGTCGTTATATGCAAGAGCGAAACGGCAAACAGTTGTCTGTAAAATACACCTTACAGGAGGATGGGAGTTATGCGGCAAGTGTAAAAAAGAAACTTAATCTGATTTGTGCCGCAACTTGGAATCGTGTGGATATTAACTCTGAGAGTGCAAGAGAGTGTTGTAAGTTTAAGAGTTGTGCAACAGCAGAAATGAAAGTCATCGAGGATGTGTTCACGAAGTATCCAAGTGTATTTGATGACATGATTACCGTAGACAAAATTCTCGACAACGGATTCACAGAAAGAAGAGAATATATTTCGAGAAGTGCAACTTACTACAAGCTAAAGGCAAGAAACAATATTACTGCCGTGGTCAACAAACTGAACATTGTCGATTACTTTGTAATTGATTACAGAAATCATCAAATCAGTGTTATGTATTCTAAGAAGTACGACAAGTTGTTCCGTACAGATAGTGGAGTATACATGGAACTTAAATCTATTTGGTTTATGCCAGATACTACTGTCAAGAATATCAAGGCAAAAATCGCAAGTCTGTATAATTGAAAGGAGATATAAATTATGGCTCTCTACAATGTTGGCGATCGTGTTATCGTAAAGGAAAATCTTGGTACTAACGATATTAATTATCGTTATGGTTATGGAAGTGGGATGGAGCGATTTTGTGGACAAACTGTAACAATTTCAGCAGTTAATCATGACTTCGAAGATGAAAATTGTGTAGTCTATAGTCTTGTGGAAGATAACGAAGAGTGGAAGTGGGGCAGTATCGACTTCGTTGGTTTGGCTGATAGTTCTACTCCGCGGCATACTGTTTCTAAAAAGGCAGATTTGAAAACGGCATGGGGTCAGTATTGTGACACAGACAAACTCGTTGATGACGTGATGGCTCTGCTCACTAAGTATGGACACAGAAATAGTGAGTATGGTGTATGCAAAATGTTGAATGAGTATTTCACCAACAAAAAGGATTTGATTGAACTGTTCCAGAAGTCCGAGCATTACATTGGTGATATGCGAATGATGATTGACATTGAGCTTGAAAGAGAAAATAGTGCTCGTGACATTCGTGAGTTCTGTGATGGATTTCCCACTGGTGTAAATGCAAAGGGACTTCTGCTCAAGTTCAAGGATGAGAACGGAAAGAAGTTTGAGGATTATCTCAGAACTGGAGTGAAGTCCATTACGGCAAAGGATTTGATGAAGCCTGAAGCCGTAGCACCCTTGAAAAAGGCAACTGAGCAGCAGAATACATTTGATAGTGATGGTGCAACTAAGGCATCTCACGATGTGTATGGTGGATTCTGTTCTGCAATCTGTAATTTCAGGGGCATCAGTTCTTCGACTATCAGCCACGAAAATGCAGAACGCATGAATGAGAAGTACAAGGTAAGGGAGGGTATGAAGACAAGCCGTGCCTTTAATCGAGTTTGTACTTTCTATGGTGTTGACAAGGCAAAGAAGTACAACAAGCTGTTTGCACAGTATGCAGATATGGTGAGTGGACTTAAGCGAAAGCTAAAGTTCTTCATTAGTGTCAACCCCATTGATTACTTGACCATGAGCTTCGGTGTGAACTGGGCAAGTTGTCATACGATTGATAAAGAGAATCGTAGACGGATGCCGAGTAGTTATTCTGGTATGTACTGTGGTGGAACTATGAGCTATATGCTTGATGGAACTTCGATTATCACATTTGTGCATGACCACGTACCTACGAACTGGGAAGATGGTAAGATTTATCGTTGCATGTTCCATTATGGAAACGATATTCTTGTACAAGGTCGTGTGTATCCGCAGGGGAACGATGGTAGGACGGATTTGTATAAGGTATTCCGTAATTATATGCAGGATGAACTTTCTGCTCTGCTTGGTCTTACTGATACGATGTGGAGAAAGAAAGATAATGGACGTGTAAGTAGCAATGTAAATTCTCTTGGTGTTCACTATCATGATTACACGAACTTCAGTGACTGCAATGTTTCTTATCCGAGGGAAAGAAGTGATAGTAGTGACAATGTAATTACCATTGGTCATTCTGGAGTCTGCCCTTGTTGTGGTAGATATATCACGGAAAATGGAAACATTAGTCATAGTAGTTGTAGAGCTCCTCTTGCAGATACTGCTTGGACGACGGCAACAAACACTACGATTAGTTTCTAAGGGAGGTATGTAAATGAAAACTTTTAAAGAAATTTGCATGATGACTCAGCAGGAAGTCAAAGAATATATGCACGGTTATCTTAAGGATAACGGATATGAACCCGTCAGTGAAGACGGGTTCGTATATGCAAAGGGAGATGTTCCTGTGCTCTTAACGGCACATATGGATACTGTGCATAAAGAAACGTGCAGAGATATTGTGGAGGTTGATGGGAAGATTTCTTCGCCACAAGGCATTGGCGGGGACGACCGTTGTGGTATTTTTATGATTATGAACATTGTAAATGAACTACATTGTTCGGTGCTTCTTTGTGAAGATGAAGAAATTGGCATGGTTGGTGCAGGTAAATTCACAAGGTCTGATTATGCAGACGATGTGAATGTGAACTACATCGTTGAGCTTGACCGAAAGGGAGTTAATGATGCAGTATTCTATTCATGTGACAATAAGGAATTTACTGACTTTGTGTGTGATGTTACTGGATTTAAAGAATCTTATGGTAGTTTTTCAGACATCTCGACTTTGGCTCCGGTACTTAAAACTGCGGCAGTGAATCTGTCCTGTGGGTATTACAATGCACATACAGTTCAAGAGTATGTCCTATATGATGAAATGATTGACATCATTGAAGCCGTTAAGGTGCTCATTAAAACGGAAAGCGAACATTTCGAGTATGTAAAAAGGGAATATTCAAGCTATGGATACTACGGAAGTGGACATTATGATTCGTATAGTACCTACGGTCATCAGTATGACTTACTTGAGTATGACAGATTTACGGCTCGTGTGAAAAAGGATTTGAAAGTGGAAGTTGAGGTGATTTACAATGATGCAGATGGTGTAGAGAATGTTGGTTACGGAAGTGGAAACACTAAGGCAGAAGCATGGGTTGATTTCTTCCTTGCGTATGATGATGTAAGTTTTAGCATGATTACGGATTATAGTTTCAATTGATGGAGGTAACACAATGAGAGACTCTAAGAGAATTGACAAGTTTTGTGATATGCTCAAAGCATACTGGCACATGGTTCCAGACTGGAGATTTATGCAGTTTGTCTGTAATCTTCAAGCGAGTATTGGAAGTGATGGCTTCTATCTTGAGGATGATAATGCAATGGAAATGATTGAGCAGATGTTGAAAGGAGTAAAATATGTTGATTAATCGTAACAATAGTGAAACCAGTCATGTGAAATTTGTTTCTTATACAGGCAGGTATCCTAATCTGTGTAGTGGAATTCTCACTTTGGAAATTGATGGTGAGATTGTTAATTTTGGTTATGGTCGTTGGCGTGAAAATCAACCGAAATATGAACCGTTTTGGAGTTCTGGTGGTCATTTGATGCCAAATTATGAAGGGGCAGTCCAAGGTGAGTGGAAAATTGATGTAAACAGACTCCCCGAACAGTTCCGTAAATATGCTACGGAAATTAATGAAGTGTTCAATGACAATGTTCCTTTGGGATGTTGCGGTGGATGTATTTAAAAGGATACAAAATTAAAGGAGGATTTAAAAATGAAACAAAACGAGTGCATATCTATTATCAATGAATTATTTAACAAACATATTAAAGCAAATGAACACATTTTTAAAAGCTATTGTTATAGCGATCACAGAGCGTGTGATTTGATTGTCAACTTCAAAAAAGATGTTGAGAAGTCTGGGTTTAAGTTCTCGAATTGCTATCATGCAAATGGAATCGGGAACAATAATGATTATACAATCTATCTCGAATCACACGATGATGATGGTTTTGTAATCAAGAAAGAAATTGCAAACTTCTATTACTGTTACGGAATTTACGGAGGATGTTCCGTATATGTAAAAGACTTGGCAACAGGAAATAAGATTGTAGTGAGCTGTGCAAGATAAGGAGGATTTAAGTATGAAAAAATTAAATGTAACAGCAACTTGTATGGCGGTTTATTGTAGCAGCATTGAGGTTCCTGATGATATGACTTTGGAAGAAGCCATTGAGTATGCTAAAAAACATATCAATGAGATTCCTATTGGAGAAATGGAATACATTTCTGATAGCGATGAAATTGATGAAGAGAATTGTGATTTTGATAAATAATTAAAGGAGGATTTTATCATGGGTTTGGATCAGTATTTGTACAGAATGCCTCGTTACAAGAACACTACTGTAAATGAGGTAAATGTGATTGAGAATTATCTTGAATGGCAGCAAAAGAAAAAGGATGGTAACAAATATGCAAATTGCACATTGAAAGAGTGGTGCGGCATTGACATTAGTGAAGTTCCCGATATTGATGTGGTTGAATACTATATGCAGTTTTACAACAATAAATATTATGCTTGGGACATTGAGCGCAACTATGGACACGATTCTATTATGGAGCAGGTCGGCTACTGGCGAAAGGAAAATGCAATACACCAGTGGTTTGTTGACCATATTCAGGATGGAATTGACGACTGCCGTTATCACAATGAGTGTACAAAGGAAATCCTTGAGGAGCTGCTTAATACTTGCGAAAAAGTAAAGCAGATTGCAGTATTAAAACCAGGAAAGATTGTAAATGGACAGACATTTACAAATGGCAAATGGGAAAATTGTTATGAGGACGGAGAGGTCATTGTAAATGCAGATGAAGTTGCAGCACTTCTTCCTACTCAGGGAGGTTTCTTCTTTGGAGGAACCGAGTATGACAATTGGTATATGAGAGGTGTTGAGGATACGATTGATATTTTGACACGAGTACTTGAAACAACGGACTTTGAAAAGGAAATGGTTTATTACAGAAGTAGCTGGTAAAAATAAAGCTGATCTATCTGGCTATACGGGAAGAAAGGAAATAAAAATGTATACTGTGTATGATGCCAAGGGTATTCCTTATGAGACCGTGTGGGACGAAATAGAAGCTGATTACATTGCTTATTATATCGGCGGCTATTATGAATCGAATGGGAGAACGGTTTATGTTTAAGTTAAGATTCTTTGTGCATTGTGATTCTTGGAAAGCTGGTGGATATGAAAATGTTCATTATTTCAAGACAGAAACGGAAGTGGAAGACTGGCTGAAAAGGCATCCGAAATGTGAAAAACTATCACTCGAAGTAGTGACGTTTGATGAATTTGCAGAAGATTATATTTGTGAATTATAAAGGAGGATAATGAAATGAAGACAATTAATCTTGAAAACATTAAGACACCGCAGGACATTATTGATGCGTTTAACGTCCTTAATGAAAAGGCAATCGAGATTGGAACCCCAATTTGTCTAAATACAGAAACATCTACTTTTATTGATTTGTACTACCATGAAGATTATCCTAATAGGATTTTGGTTGACAAGTTTACAAGTAATCTTAAAAGAAAATGTCCTCGTTGTGGAAAGATTCTTTCACCGAGTGATGTAGCAGGATATGCTTATGTTTGCTTCGATTGTGACGAAAACTTTTATGAATGTGAGGTTGATGATTAATATGAATAGTGAATTTCAATATAAAATGCTTGACCGTATGAGGTCAGATTGTGAATACTATCTAGGATTTGGAAACAGAAGTACAAAATATCTGTGGGGCAAGAGTGTTGAAAAGCACATTGAAGCCATGAGACGAATTTGGAATGAGCTTAAAGAGAAACCTGCGTGGTTGAGTATGGAACAGATTGATGAATATGAAAGGAAGATGAAAGATGAATAATATTGAAATTAATGATAAGGGTTTTATAGCTCTTAATGATAAGGTAATGGTTTCTGATCCATGTTATGGAATGAATACTTGGTGTCAAGGCGTGATTGATAATGTGCTCAAAGGTAACTACAAGTGTACGGTGGAAACTTCTGATGAAGGCACATGGGGTAGACGAGTTTCCGCAATTCAGGTTGTACATGCAGATTATATGAAGAAGTTCCTTGAATACAGTAAGGAAAACTTCGAGGTTGGCGTTGATAGTGGTCAGGCTGGTATTTTTGATTATGAATATTATAAAAAATATCATAGTGACGACAATGAAACTGAACATGTAGATAACGATTGGTATTGGAGAGTATGTGACCTTACTGTAACAACTAAGAAAAATCCAGATTATGTAAAGTTTGTTTGGGATTATAATGCCGAAGATATGTTTGAACAGCTAGAAAGACATAGAAAATGGAGCAACAACGCAAAGGTAAGTTGGCCAACAATTCAAATTCTTGATGGAAACACTATTGACAATCTTGGTTTTGCATCTTCTTCTGGTTATGGAGATGGTAGCTATTATTGTTGGGTTGCTCATAATGATGAAGGGAAGATTGTCGCAATTCGAGTAGAGTATATTACAGAAGATGATGAGGAGGAAATGTAAAGTGAATTGGATGTATACAAAACTTAAAGAGCATATAGGTCATGACATTGTTTGTGTAGCATATGGAGATATTAATGATCCAGTCGATATCTGCATAGAATGCGAAGACTGTAATGAGGTATTGGTAAGTGCAGAAGATTTTGAGGAGGAAGACTAAATGGAAAATAGTAAGTACGTCCAAACATATATTACACTTGATGAATAAGAATTAAGGCTTCTTAATATCCCAGAAGAATACAGTCTACTTTGATATTTATATATATGAGGAGGAAATGTAAATGAGCATTTATCAGAAATACGATGATGAACTTCTTGAATCTATGTGGGATGAGCTTGAAGATGTACCTATTGACGAAAATGAATGCCTTGATGTTGATTGGCAAGGTTGGAGTAAAGGAACTCATAGAGAAGAGATTTGGCATTGGTTTGACGAACAACATAGTAAAGGCGTTGGTTGGCTGATGAATGAAAGAGAAACAAAATATTAAAGGAGGGAATGTAAAATGACACATCCTAAATTGCAAGAGTTTATTAATAAGAGTTTGATTCCTGGATTTTATCTTGATGTAAGTGGAGCTTATTGTATTGTCATTAACAAATATCTTATTTCTGTCTTTGTAAATAGTTGTGATGAAACACTTGATGTTACAATTGACGGAATTAGTAAAGAAGGATTTTTTGATGATAATATTGAATGGGAATCTCCAAAAGATTATAAGGGATTAATGAAAACCATTCAGAGATTTGTCAAATATGCAGCGGAACACTAAAAGGGAGCCGAAAGGCTCCTTTTTACTTGACAGAATACAAAATTAATGTATAATGGAGGTATAAAAAATGAAAAAGAATGAAAATAAGATTTGGTTGCCTAGAGAGGAATATATCAATCAACTTGCAGCAAAAACAAATGAGGTGAGCATAAGCTGTGTAAATTCTAAGACAGGTCCTTTGTGCAATGATTTGGCTCTGCCCACTTGTACATGTCGTGAGGACGCACCTTGTAAGGCAACTGGTTGTTACTGTATGAAAGGCAGACAGACTATGAGTAAGGTTGTTGCGGCATACACAAGGAATCTGCGCCTATACAATACTGATCAGGAAGATTTTTGGGAGCAAGTTAGATTTAAAGTAAAGCATCGTCCGTTCCCGTTGTTCAGATTCTTCGATTGTGGTGACATTGCAGATTATGATTTCTTTCTTGGAATGATTGATTTAGCAAAAGAATTTCCCGATATTAAGTTTATGTCGTTCACAAAGAAATATGAAATCGTAAACAAGTGGATTGATGAGAATGGAGATTTGCCAGAGAATTTAAATGTGGTTTTCTCCGCATGGCATATTGGATGGAAAGTAATCAATCCTCACAATTTGCCTGTGGCTTATGTAGACTTTAAGGATAAGACTTTGAATCCTGAGTTTCCAGAGGGAATTACAAGTTGTCCTAATGAGAAGGACAAGACAATCACATGCAGCATCTGTAGAAAGTGTTGGGATAAGAGAATTAAGGCAGTTAAATTTACACAACATTAACAGTACAAAATTAACTCAAGGAGGTGATTTAATGATTATTTGTAAAAAATGTCTTAAAGGAGATGAAGTATACAAAGAGGCTGAGTTTGATTACTGGCAATGGTTTGATGCAACAGAGGATTTTGATGACTCACATGGACGTTATTGTGACATATGTGGAAAAGAATTTGAAGACGGCGAAACTGTAGTTCTGGTTAATGAATAACAGAAAGGAAATGACATAATGACAGTCGATATTTACAACACTGGGAATAAGTACAAGACTATTTATCTTGACCCACCTTGGGCAGAGCAGGGTGGTGGCAAAATCAAACGTGGGGCAGACAGACATTATCCGCTTATGAAGACAAAAGATATTGCACAGCTTCCTATAAAGGAACTAGCAGACCCAGATGGTTGTCATATTTATATGTGGGTAACTAACAATTTCCTCAAAGACGGATTGTGGTTACTTGAACAGTGGGGATTTGAGTATATAACTATGATTACATGGATTAAAGATAGAATCGGCCTTGGTCAATACTATCGTGGTCTTTCAGAACATTGTCTGTTTGCAACAACAAAGAAACGTCTGCCATACAAACTTGATGAAAACGGAAAACGCTGTCAAGGTGTGACAGCATTCTATGAGCCGAAACGAGAGCATAGTCGTAAGCCTATAAAAATGAGAGAAATGATTGAAAATGTAAGTTATGCCCCAAGAATTGAACTCTTTGCCAGAGAATCTTTCGATGGTTGGGATAACTGGGGAAATGAAATGGAGGAGGAAGATAAATGAAAATTATTAGAAATGGAAATGAATTTGAACTTACAAAGAACGAGCTTTATCAAGCATATCTTGAGCAAGAGCATGAATTTGATAGGGATTCTTGTTTGTATTATATTGGTGAATGTTTCAGCGAAGAAGAGTGGTACGGCAAAAAGAGTTATGATGACATTGTACAGTTAGCCGATAAAATGGCATATGAATTTCGTAGGATTATCAATAGGGATGATATAGATGAGGGAACAGCATTAGAAAAAGCATGGAAAACTATGATTATAGATTAAGGGAGGAATAAAAAATGAGTAAATTAGAAAAGAAATATGGAGCTTGGATTTACACTTCTGATAGAGGACATGAATATACAATTGGGCAAATCACAGCAGAGTACAACGTAATTATTGATGAGTTCGGTGATATTATTGACTTGTTTGATACAAATGTTCTTGTATATGACAAGTTAATCACATACTTCTACGGAGATATGGATGATGATGATACAGTAAAATATGTGGATAAGATTATTGACCACTATGAGCAGCATCAAAGAAAAGTGAAATTTGTAAGGGATATTGTTGGTAGAGAGAATACACTTTATGAAGTATATCTTGGTACTGAGGAAGAGAAAGAAGAAGTACCTAAGAGAATTTCTTGTATGGATATGTTTATGATTGCCAAGGAAGATAGATTGAACTTTGATATTGAATCGTTTAAGGAGGCTTTGTATGGAGCAATTGAAAATGCAGAAGAAGAAGACGTTGGTATGTACGAGCTTGCAGATTTAGCAGTCGAGTATGTGGAAAAGAAACTGTAAGGAGGATTAAAAATGGCTAAGTTGTTTGTTGTGAGTGATGTTCACGGTTTCTTCACGGAATTAAAGAAAGCGTTGGACGACGTGGGTTTTGACCCGCAGAATCCTCAGCATATGTTTGTAAGCTGCGGAGACGCAATGGATCGTGGTCCTCAGCCAAGAGAGGTCATTGAATTTCTGAATGGTTTGCCCAATAAAGTTTTGATTACTGGTAATCACGAGATTCTTATGGAGGACGCAATTCGTAGAAAGTGTTTCTTAGCACACGATTTCCATAATGGTACGGCAAACACGGCATATGATTTCTGCAAAAAGGAAAATGCTGGTTTGATGAGCCATGCTCAAATTCTTGGTGAGTTGCGAGACGATCCAGAATACCAAAAGTATATGAGTCTACTGGTGAATTACTTTGAAACAGAGAATTATATTTTCTGTCACAGTTGGGTTCCTGGTGGCAAAGACTGGAGATATGCTTCACAAAGCAAATGGAATAAAGCTATGTGGGGCAATCCTTTTGATATTGCAGCAGTAGTTGGCAATAAGACTGGAAAGACAATTGTGCATGGGCACTGGCACAATAGTACTGGATGGTGGCAGAAGGGAATTGGAAGTGAGTTCGATGAAGATGCTTGCTTTGATATTATTGAGCACGATGGATGCATTGGTTTGGATGCCTGCACTGCTTGGACACATAAAGTAAATGTACTTGTGTTGGAAGATAACTTCTTGGAGGATTAAAATGATTTGTGGATTTCTTGATACAAAAGGAATTTTATATCCTTGCTCTAGATGGGAGCACGTTTCTAAGGCAGAAGAGTTGGTTGATAAGTTTAATTTAAAACGCACAAAGCCATTTGAATTATGTGAAGATGTTCTCTTGAAAAATGGATGGATTTGTATTAGAACTTCTGATGCATATAAACGTGTTTATGATGATGAGGGAAATGTGGTGTTTATCACAGATGAGCAGCAGAAGTTCTTTGAGGACCATAAGGCAGAATTCAATGAGTGTCAACTTGCTGATATTGAAGATATGTTAAGAGATTTTGGTAAGTTATATCAGTTTCATAAGGAGGAGAAATGATTACTAAAATTACTAAGATGATTCCAACTACGTATTATATTGTAGATGGAGTGGAATTTAATGGAAATGAATTATTGGAGACTCTGGATAACATAGTTAATATATTTAATTCATGGGTAAGCGAATTTGAGATAGATTGGAAGTGTGCTGAAAAACTTTTTGAGCTTGGTTATCTTGATAGAAAATATATTTACTATGATGGTGTTTTATATCATGACACAGAAGATAAAAAAGCAGCAGCTCTTTTTAAGGAAATTTTAAAAATGTAAAGGAGATTAATTATGGAAATGACAAAAGAAAATGTTCTGCGGCAGATGGAGCAGATTCATGATGAAATTAAGCAGCATTCGTTTAGGATTACATTTTCTACAAGCGATATTGCGGAGTATAAGCATTTACTTTATGAGCTTTCTGAAGTTTGGTGTGATTTAATTTGGAATTGTCCTCATGAAACGGAAGAGGAAAAGAAACTTTATCGTCAGTTTGGATACTGGATTCATGATTATCGTCAGGAATTGCGAACATATAGTAGGGATACTTTTCCAATGCAGTTCTTTCCTTATTATGAGCAGATGCTTCAGGTAACTCATAATTATCTCAATACTGGAAACATGGATGTGTTTTATAATCTGGATTGTTTCTTTACTGAGAGCGGCGAGAGGAAGATTAAGTCCGAAAAATATGAACTTATTACAAAAGAAAAATGCGGCATTGATTCTCCTGAACTTCCTCGTTATTTTCCCGTTGGGAATAAACTCTGTGTTAATGACGATAAGATGAAGGAATATTTTCTGACTAGATTTCATTATCCAGAGAAGAGTGAAGAGGAACGACTCGCTAATTTTGAAACTTGGAAGCGAGATTTAAAGCCTGTCCTTGAATGGATTAATACAAATTTAGTAAAGGATGCTCTTGAGCATAGACCTTGGGAGTCTGTGTAAAAAAGGAGATTAATTATGAAAATTAATAGACCTATTCATTATATGCAGCCTTGTCGGACGCACGAAAAAATTGATTGGGAACCGTATTATACAGGATTTATTGGGAGCAGACTAATGCCAGACGGAGTTTGTAATTTCATTTATCATATTTATAAAGATAATGATGGAAATTTCAGAGCTGATGCCATTAATAATGCTTATGGAGCAGAAAGAGTTGCTGTTAAAAGTAGAAATTGTAAAAACATATACGGGTCAAAGTATAAGGAAAGTGAAATAAAAGATCTAATGAACAATATAGAAAATGGAAAATGTTTGTGGTTATATGTTAGTCATTGTAATGAGACTGGCAGAATAACAACTATGGAATATTGAAAGGAGATTTAATTATGAAACACATTTATACTTCACCTCTTTGCGGCTGGGACGAATCAGCAGACCGTGTTTATGTGTTCGAACTTGAGAATGATGAAGAGGTTATGGATTTTGAGGAGATGAGCTTTGAAAAGAAGTGTGATTTGTTTGGTGTAAAAGAGGAGAATGATGTGATGTCTGGTGCGTTGTATCACAGATATAATTTTCATTGTACTGGAAGTCATATTATTATGACGGAAGTTGTCGCTTGTAATGTTTGAAAGGAGATCAATTATGACAAGTAAAGAGATTAGAATTGCAAAAGCCACCAGTCGTAGCACTGGAGCGTCTGCTATTAAGAATGGAACTATCCGAGCGGTGGTTCCTCTTTTTGTGGAGAAAAATGTAGACAAGAGCAAAACAATTTTAGACTTTGGTGCCGGCAAAGGAGCCACTAACACAAAGTATTTGTTGAGTAATGGATTTGATGTTGCTGCATATGATTTGTGGTGTGGAGAAGGAGATGAATTGTTGGATAAGTACGCTTTAGATAGGCAGTATGATGTTGTGTTTGCTTCAAATGTTATCAATGTGCAGAGTTCTATGGAGATGCTGAGAGAAACATTGACGCAGATTTATAAGGCAACTAAATATGGGGGTGAGTTTATTTGCAATTATCCTAGTAGTCCTAGGAAAATGGATATGACAACAGATGATATTACTAGAGTTATTAAAGAAGTGTTTGGAAATGTAGAAAATGTTGGCGGAACTAAGTCCGCTCCTATTTTAAAGATGAGGAAGATGGCAAATTGACAAAATATTCTCAAAATTATTGACAATACGAAATTAAGGCGTTATTATAAGAGAAAGGAAGGATGATGCACGTGGAAACGTTGTTTGGATGTGAATCTAATAATTGTGCAGCTTATTGTAAATTACACAAAAAGTGCATGACGGTGAAGCAGATCAGACAAAGGAATTGTCTACAGAAACAATGTTGGCATCTAGAGAGGAACGAAGAGCATAATTGGTGGCACCAGAGGGCGGCCACAAAACAAAAGAGAATTGCAAGAAAAGAAAGACTTAGTGGAGGTATTGCAAATGTATAAGAAAACAAAGTACAATGGAGAACCTGCATATGTGTATTATAATGCTAACCCCAAAGGTAAAAGGACGGACGATTGTGTAATACGTGCAATTGCGGAAGCAGAAGGTAGAACTTGGGAAGATGTTTTGAGACAGCTTGTGGAGTATTCTATTAGAACTGGCTATATGGTAACGGCAGTAGAAAACTATAGTCTGTATTTTGAGGAGCATGGTTGGAAAAAGATGAAGCAGCCCGTGAAGAGCAATCGACAGAAGTATAGAGCATATGAATTTGCAAAGATTTATGATGGAAGATGCCTTGCTCATGTTGGCACGGGACATATGAGCTATTTGTGTGACCATAGCTGGTATGACATTTGGAACTGTACGGATGGAGTTGTAGGAAATTATTGGGAGTATGTCGGAAAGAAGGTGGACTAATGTATTATGAACCCCATGCCCTTAAGATCCTGAAGGACAAGCACAATAAACTGATGAATGACCCCAATACAACCATTTTGCACCTCAAAGGCAATTACAAAGGGGTGCATTCTGGAGAAATCCATAACATAGACGGAGTATATATGTTGAAGCATGAGTATAGCGAAATATACATGTGTTATCCAATGACAGAGCCAAACGAGTATGGGTATAATGGAGATTGTCATTGCATAAAGAAGCGGGATATTATTGGCTTGTGTCAAGAGATAATTAGAGCAAAAGAACCTGAGAAATGGCAGAAACATGGTCTGATTTATCTTGACGGCAAGAACGAAAATCAACCCGCTGATACGTTCAACGGAACACTTCTGTATGTTTTTATAATGTTACTTATAACGGCTTTTAATGGACGAATTATTGGTTGGATTGGTGCCACGATAGTTTACTTGCTATGGAAATCATCGAAGTATAATTAAGGGAGGATATTATTATGAACGGACGTTTAGAATCTGAATTGAATAAACAAAAAACTATTAAGGCAAAGCTTGTAAAGCTTCCGCCTATCTTTACAGAATTTTATAGTTATATGGAGGAGGACGATAGGTCTTACAATACAATAGAACATTATATTGATTACAATGTTGAATTTATGGAGTATATTACAAAAGGAAAGAAAGACGATGAGTATTATAAAAATGTAACACAGTCTAATGTAAGACAGTTTATTTCCTCCCAGAGAACAAAAGAGGTTGATGGGGACATAATAAGAACTGGTGATAGCATTCTTGCAACAAAATGGTCTGCAATTAAAAAGTTCTTTATATTCTTGAATGATCTTGGTTTTACGGATAATAATCCAGTAGAAGGAGCAAAAAGACCAAAGGTAAAAGCAAAAAGTGAAGTAACATTTTTGGAGGAGAACGAAATTAGTAAGCTATTTGCAAACATAAAAGAAAAGTCTACAGAAAGATTGTTTAATAGAGACTTGTGTATCTTTTCACTGTTTATTTCTACCGGTCTGAGAAAGTCTGCGTTGGTACAGATTAATGTAGAAGATGTAAACTTTAAGACAAACACAATCACAGTCATTGAAAAGGGAAGAAAGGAAAGAACTATTGGGTTTGGCGAAAATATGAGGCAGTTGTTGTTGAATTGGCTTCAAGATAGAAAGGATTATTTTGATGGTGCGGAAAGAGGTCCATTGTTTATGTCTCAATGGGGCAATAGAATGTCTACAAAGAATGTAGAGTTGCTTTTGAAAAAATATATTGAAGGCGTTACTGATAAGCACATTACACCACACAAGCTTAGAGCGACTGCTGCGACACAAATGGGAGCACATGATGTGCCAGTACAAGTAATAAAGGAAATTTTGGGGCATAATAATGTCAATACGACTATGAGATATGTCGCTGCACTCGATAAGCAGAAGCAGGAAGCTGTTAATATTCTTGATAGCATTATTTAAAACTTGACAAAATTAATATTGTACTGTATAATACAGTTATAAGGAGTGGAGAAGGAGATGTTTAACGAAGCACAAAAAGAGACATTTATAAAAGAGTATTTGAGGAGTAAGGTGGTTGCAGAAACTAGCCTTTATGCAATTTTTAAAAAGACAGAGGATTTTGAAGAGAAACTTAATAAGGATGTGTCAAAGTTTACTAGGGATGAGATTCTAGATATGCTTGCAAAATTTAAGGCAAAGTCAATCAACTCTTTGTTGAATTACACCATAGTTTTAAAGCATTATTCTAGATTCGTATTCGGAGAAGTTGGTACAAATGCGTATGAGTCAATTGGAAAAGCAGATGTTTCTGATATGATAGATAAAACTGCGAACATTTTACTTACAAGGGAGGAACTTGATGACATTGAATATCAACTTCTTAACTGGGTAGATAAAGCCATTGTAGAATTGCTATGGGAGGGTGTGTCCGGCAAAAATATGAATGACATATATTCTGTTACCGAAGAATGTATTAGAGGTAATAAATTATGTGTAAACGATAAGGAGTTTTTTATGACAAATAGACTAAAAGAACTCTTGCCAAAAGCATTTGCTGAAACAGAAACTATGTCATATGGAAATACAATGAGAATATCACAAGTTATAGGCAAAGGACGTATTTATAAAGAAAGACCAAATACAAGAGGAGTAGATTCTGATGATGTGCATTTCAGATTCTTCTATAGAAAAATACAGGTGTTCAGAGACTATTTAGGAATACCAGGATTAACCATGAAGAATATTGCAGCGTCTGGTTTATGGTATTATCTTCAATGTGGTATGAAAGAAAAAGGATTGGGATTAAGAGAATTTTTAAAGACAGATCAAGGAGCAATGTTGGCAAAGCAATATGGATTCGGAGATTATTATGTAGACAACATTTGTCAAAAGTATGAGCAGTATGTATAAGCATATTGCTTATTATATACTGTTTACAGCACAAAATTAATTAGTAATTTATAGAAGGGGAACAAATGTTCTTGTAATTTATGGTCAAATATGCTAAAATATCCGTACAAACTTTAGACGAAAAGGGGAGAAAAACATGAGACAATTAATTGATGCATTAAAAGAAATTGAGGGGGAAAATACAGACATCTACACTAATCATAAGCTCTTTGGAGGGCAGCACATTCAGATGAAGTTTGTACCAGAAACAGAAGTGGGATGGGGGTTCCGTGTATGTGGACAGGCAATATACATAGATAAAGATGATGTTGTTTCATATGAGGTTGATGATGGGAAAATAATTATTAATGGAAGTAAGATGACAATAAAAATTTTTTCAAACTCTTGACAAAACTTACATTATGTGGTATAATCCAACCATGAGTAGAAAAGTGGTTGGAGCCACATAAGGAAAGGAGGAAGCAAAATGTCGAGTTGACATTAGGGCGAAGGTATGAAAGTAGGAGCGTATTTTCAATGTACAAAATGTGGTGCAATACATTATATAGAATATCCATATAAGGCAGAGGAGCTATACAGTTCACTATGGTGTGAAGAATGTGAAAAAGATTCTAGGCATTTATGGGTTGGAAATGATATATGTGATAAATATTTATATTATGATATAACAATGGACGAAAGATATTTTTTATATTAATTATTACAATACAAAATTAATGAAGGAAAGGAAATATAATAATGAATCAGTTTACATTTGTAGGAAAAATTCAAAATATCAAAGATTCAGAGTCATTTCATCCTGTCGAAAAGAGAACCTTTGATTCTGGTTGGTCTATGACTACTGTTAGATTTAACTGTATCTCTGGAACTAATCGTGTGATGTGTGTAGCACAAGGTGGAAAGTGGAATGATGACAAGAAAAATGTTGTAAAGACATTTTCAAAGACTGTAACCAATGATGATGGTTCTGTTACTAAGGGAGAAAAGATTGATATTCCTTGGGCAAAGAGATTTGATGAAAAGGAAATTGAAAAAGTTGCAGGTTATCGTAAATTTGTTGTAGACCTAGGTGATGCTCAGATGCGTTATGCTCTACAGAATGCAGTAAAGGCGTTTGAGAATGACGAGATTACTGATGAGCTTATTGCCAAGACAAGTTGCAACACTCTTGAGGAAGCAAAAGCAGCACTAGAGAAGTCTGTTGCTCGTAAACACGTATTTCTAAGTGAGTGGGATTTTGCAGAGTTCATGACCAAAGTGGTTGCTTCCGATAAGATTAAGAATACGACATTCCGCATTTCTGGCTATCAGGAAGTTCAATATAGTGCTGAGAAAGGACGCTTCTATGTAAATTATCGTGTAAATCGTGTAGATATTGCAAAGGAAGGACTTGATGATACAACGGATCTTTCTGTTGATTTCTATTTTAGCAAGAATTGTGTAGACGATGAAGATTTCGATGAAACTGGTAAGGGGTATATCAATGGATATACTACATACTGGGATAGTATGATGAAGAAGAATGGCTTTATGCCTATGACATTTATTGTACGTGACAAGGCAAAGCTAAGGGTAATGAAAAAGAGACTTTCTGTAGATGATGACGAAATTAAGAATGTAGGGCTTGTTGGTGAGGTAATTCAAGGTGCCAGTATGTCTGCAATCACTTATGATGATTTGAGTGATGAAGATAAGGAAGACGTAGACTGTGGTTTAGTTTCCGTAGAAGAGCTTGCCGCTACAATGGGTGGTCAAAAAGCAGGAGAGAGAATTACCGAGATTCGTCTAAAGGGATTTAATGCAAGAAAGAAGACGGTTGAGGAAACAACTTATACAACAGACGATATGTATCCTGCTATGGCTGAGAACAGTGTAGAAGATGATGACGATATTTTATGATATAAAGGAGACTAAATTATGGCAAGAAAATTTGGACATGTATATAGACTAAGTAAGAATTTTGAAGATTATAGCTATATCATTAATGGAATTGGTGGTATTGGCAAGACTACTATGGTTTATGAAATTGGTAAGCTAATCACAGGTAGCAACGAAGGTACATTTATTATTACTTGTGGTGTTGAGAATAAGCCAAAGCATATTGATGATGCATTTGGTGACGTTGCACCAGACTTTAAGACCTTTATGGAGATTGTAAAAGAACTTTGTGAAAATAAGGCAGAGTATCCCGATACTAAGTTTGTTGCAATTGATTCTATGGATGAGTTTGCTAGAACTGCCGAGAACTATGTTGTTGCTGAGTGGAATAAGACTTGTGACATTAACGATAGAGCAAAGAGTATTTCTCAGGCATATAAGGGATTCCAAAAGGGAGAGAGTAGAGCTTGTGACCTAATGCTAAATCAGATTATGAAGTTACAGGACGCTGGTTATTCTCTACTGCTAGTTGGTCATACCAAAACAAAGCTAAAGGAAGATGTAATCACTAAGATTCAGTTTGAGCAGCTAACTTGTAATCTTGATAACAAGTATTATAATGCACTCAAGGACAAAGTGAATCTCGTAGCAATGTGTTATACAGAGAACCTAGTTGATAACGTAGAGGAAAAGAAGAATGCCTTTACTAAGAAGATGAACAAGATTGGTCAGCTCACAGACCGCAAGAGAGTAATGGTCTTTGCAGATACAGAAAATGCGGTTGACTGTAAGAGCCACTTCCCTTATATTGCAGCGAAGGTCGATTTTGGGGCTGAGAACTTTATTAAGGCAGTAAGAGATGCCCTAGAAGAGCAGAGTAAACATCCGAATGGTGAAATTCCAACTACTAAGGCAAAGAAACTTACCAAGAAGGCAAAAGAGGAAACTCTTGAGGAGCATGTGAATGTAACAGAGGATGAAGCAGATGAGCTTCGTGATATGGGTGCAGTTCTTCTAGGCGATGAGGACGATGAGCTAGAGAGTACTGAAGTAGATACCGCTCCTTGGGACGAGGATGAAGAGAGTGTAGACCTTTTTGATGAAGATGAGTCTATTGATGACGACTTTGATGAGGAAGCAGTTAAGGCAACCATCAGACCTGCATTCAAATCTGCCGATGCAGAAACTAAGAAGGTTATTAAGGGAATCCTAAATGGTGCTAAGCTTGCTGATGTACATGATGAGAAGACTCTAAAGGCAATTCTAGAGGCCCTAGCTTAACAAACAGGGGGAGGGGCAACCCTTCCCTTTAATTTTTGGAGGTAGACTATGAGAGTAAAATGTAGATACTGTGGTGCTCGAATAGAAAAAGCAGATGCTCTCCAGATTATAGGAGAGAAATATAATACATATTATTGTAACCAAGAATGTTATTCTAAAGCGAACGCAGAAAAGAAAGCAAAAGAGATTGAAAGGCTGGCAAAAAAGCAAGAAAAAGAAAGACAAATAGAAGAACAAAAGGCGGCTTCTGCTGCAAGAAAAGCAAAAAGAGATGCTGTATATGATGAACTTTGCGATATCTTTGGGTATGAAGTTCAAAATACTGTTCTATTCACAGAGTGGATTCTTTGGAATAAACTCGCTGATGATGAAAAGATTCTTGCATATTTAAAAGAACACAAGGATTATATTAAAGGAGCAACTGCTCGTGCTAGTGGTACTGAATATGCAAAAATTAGATATATGTCGGCTATTCTGAAGAATAACTTGAAAGACTATAGTAATAGTAGAGGGCAAAGAGCACAGCTCCCAGTTGTTGACGATGCTATGCCAAAGGAATCATCTTTTATTCTGTTTGAGCCAGTAAAGGAAAATAAAAAGGTACGTAAATCATTTGCGGAATTGGAGGATGATCTATGAAAGATATTTGGCTAAGAGGAGTAGAAGACAAATATCCAAAGGAACTGCTAGAAGGTCGTATCAATGCAGAAGCCAATGTTATCGGCATTATTTGGCAAGACCCACTTATTCTAGACGAAGTTTCGTTATCAGTATCTGACTTTCTAAGTAAAGACGGGCGTTTCTATTTCGGAGTAGAAAAGCAGTTGCGTTTAAAGAACCTAAATGAATTTGACGAAGTTGCAGTAATGAGTAATCTGTCAAAGGAAACATTAGAAAAATTTGATGAGCGTGGCGGATATAAAATAATTGATAATATGGCAAGTGTTGTTTCATTGAAGAATAGAGATAGTATTCTTGATGAACTTTATAGATATAATACGATTTTACGCCTATATGATGCTGGATTTAACCTTACAAAGAAGATTCAAATTGGCAAAAAGGAAATGACACCACTTGAGTTTTCTAAGAACCTTACATCAACAGAACTTGTAGAATGGTACGAAACACAGCTTAACAAGATGTATTCTGGTGGTTATGATGTAAAGCTACTTGAAGATGCTGATATTGAAATTACAGATGACTTTCTAGAATCATTGGAGAACGCAGAGGAATACGGTACTCCATATGCATATGCTGGTAAGGATATAAACGGAGATAATATGAACGTATTTCCATACCTATCATCTCTAACACTAGGATTTAAAAAAGCTTGCTCTCATTATCTAGCAGGATTTTCTTCCTCTGGTAAGACGGCTATGTGGTGTTCTATTGTAATGTCAATGGCACTAGAGGAGAAGGTACTTATTATTTGCAACGAACAGAGCAGTCGTGTATGGAAGATAAATATGCTTCTATTTATTTTATATAAGCATTTTAGATTTACAGGAATTACAAAGTCAAATCTTATGGCTGGTAGACTAGATGACGATGACAAGAAGATGCTTAAAAAGGCACAAGATTATTTTAACGCACATTACAAAGGAAGACTTCATTTTATTCAGTTGGCAGAGAATTCATTTGATGTTGTAAAGTCCAAGATTCGTTTCTATGCACTACAGTACAACTATTCAATGGTTGTTTTTGATACACTAAAGATTTCTGATAGTAACAGAAGAGATAGTAATATGGCAGCATGGGAAGAACTTGTTCAGTATAGCCGTGATTTGGATATTCTAGCTAAGAAAATGAATTTAATTATGTGTGCATCTGTTCAGCTTGCACAAAGTCAAAAGGGGGCCTTGTTCCTTGACAGCAATATGCTTTCTGGTGCAAAGGGAATGGTTGAGCAGCTTGACACACTACTTTGTATAAGAGATGCGTATAAAGATGAACTTGACCCAAATTCTAAGTTTTACTGTAGTCCATATCAGGTGGTAAAAGATGAAGTCACCGGTAAATTTACGGAGAAGCAGTATTTGTGTGATCCGAAATCTTCATGGAAATTTTGCTTCTTGGCAAAGAGCAGAAATTCAGAGAACTCTACATCTTCTGGTTCAGCATTAATGTTTAATTTCCTTGGACAGTATTCATCTTTTAAGGAAGTTTGTTGGGGAAGACCAAAACATGGATGGATTAGTTAAAATTCTCTCTTGACAAATCAAAATTTTATGATATAATCACAATACAAAATTAACAGAAAGGAGTCCGCCAATGAATGCTTGATGAAATTTTAAAAAAGCTAAGTGAAAATCCAGAATCTATTGTCGAACTCCTTGAATATTATGAGTGCGGCAAGATTAAAGTAAATACACGAGAAGTACGTTTTGCTCGTGATGATAGACCAGAAAGTGGTCTTAATATATCAATTAGACTTACAAACAATGATGCTTGTTTTATAAAAGACTACGCTCGTAGTGAAGTCAATAACTTAGTATCGTGGCTTTGCAAAGAAAAAAATGTAAAATTTAAAGATGTATTAATTAATATTAAGCGTATTCTCCACCTATCAGATGACTGGCGACCACAAAATCGTCGCCTCATCTTTGGTGGAGTATATGAGCATATAATACATAGGGCAGATTCTCCTCCAAAAACATATGACGAATCAATTCTAGATGACTATTTAAAAGTGCCAAATGTAAGATTCCAACATGACCATATATTACTTGAAACACAAATGGAATTTGGTATCTCATATGATGTAAATACAGATAGAATTGTAATACCTATTCGAGACCAACATGGGAGCTTGATGGGTGTAAAGGGGCGACGCAACTACGAAACCGATAATGGGGACGACCCAAAGTATCTTTATTTAGTTCCATGTCAAATGAGCAAGACACTTTTTGGCTATAGTACTAACTACAGTTCAATGTATGGTGGTACAGTAATGATATTCGAGAGTGAAAAGTCCGTGTTACAATGTGCAAGTTATGGCTATCACAATGCAGTTGCACTTGGTAGCAATAGTCTATCAGAATATCAGGCAAAGATGATTTTATCATTAAACCCACAGAAAGTAATTTTTATGTTAGATAGTGATTTACCTTTAGATAATACAAAAAGAAATATAGATATGTTGCGTAGTGTAGCAACTATGAGAGATTTACAAATAAGTTATTTTGATTGGACAGAATGTTTAGATCTTCCAGCCAAGGCTTCGGCCTCTGACGAAGGTAAGGAAGTTCTTCAATATATATTGGCAGAAAACATAAAAGACGAAACGGAGTTGGAGGACGAACTATGAATTTTTTGATTGTTTTAATGGTGGCGGCGATAATCATTGGCGGCTTTGTTTTCCTATGTTTTTTTATAGCAAAAACTAGTTGGTTCAATGATAGCCATTTTAGCGATCCAAACAATGAAATATTTTTGTCATTCAGAGAATTTGTAGATTTTTATAAATTAAATCCAGATAGATATAGGATTGAATATGATTATAAAGGTGATCTGTCATCTGTAAATGTTATAAATATAAATCGGTATGGGACTCCCCATCGTTTATATAAAATTAAATTTAAATTATTCTCGTTTATCAGATTTTATTATTGGAGTAAAAACAATAAGAAACGGGAAAAGAAGCGTGACGACAATGAGAAAATGAGGGGATTCCTTGAGATTGTCCAGAAAGATATCAACAGTATCCGCGAACGTGCAGAGAATGAAGTAAGAGAAGCCGAAAGGGTTACAAATGAAGTTGGAGGAAGACTATGAAAGGTTTAGGCGAAGCCGTATATATCGTATGGGCGTCTTTTGGTGTTGAAATTGAAAAAATAAATGAGTCTGTTGATAACCTTGAAATCTTTATATCTGTTCCAAAATCAAGCTATTGCAATGATGTACATAGCAACAAGATGGCGGGAGATTATCTTGCAAAACGATTTAAAGATACAATGAAGGATATTGGAGTAAAAAGACTGACTGTAAGATATAGAGTCAGAAACGAGCATTGGACGGAACAAATGTATAAGGATGCGGTTGTAAAAGCAAGGCAGACGATTTATGGAAGTCAATGGTGAGGAGGAAGTTATGAAACTATGTAGTGAAGAATGTATTCCTTGTTGTGATTATTGTAAGCATGTAGTTCATGAAGTGATTGAAGTTGAAAATGGTAAAGTTGTAGGTGGCCCTATTTTTTGTAAATTACACTTGGACGAAGAGCATAGACAGTTAGCGAGAAGCTGTAGCTACTGCGACGACTTTTGGTGTATGAATGCTGATAAGTTTATTATTGCAGTAGATTTTGCTAAGGAGGACTAATATGAAAAAGACACTATGGCAAAAGATTTATTCGTTCCTTGGTTTTTGGCACTACTATGAGATTACTCCAGATGGCAGATATAGAGTACTATATTGGTGCTGTTTGCCCTATAGTCGGTTCTATAAGAGAAAGTTTGACTTGTTCAGAAAGAAGGTTGAGGATTAATGCTATGTGAATATGGACACGGACGTTGTACTGCTCCAGATACTAAATGTCCACATTGGATTGGAATAGTTTGTGAGCTTGATGAAGCCAATAAGAATGTTGTTGTAAGAGATTGTCACAAATGTGTCTATGAGGTAGGTTGTCACGGCAATCCAGTATGCTGTAAGTCTTATAAGAGAGATGCACCAGATGGAGGTTATTATGGATAATGAATGCAAATATCTAAAGATTGAAGATGTGACACCTTGGCATAGTGATGTGTTTGACCATCCAAGCTATAAATATTATTGCACAAAAAAGAATAAAGATTTACCTTTTGGAATTTTTCAGTGCCATAAATGTACTAAATATGATAGGAGAGAAGACAATTGATGAATTATATTATTGCAGCACTTATTGGAATTGTGGTGTGGCAGATTATTGGTCTTATTGTATATGAAGCAAGTGGAGAAAAAGAAGAAGTACTTGCATGGGTTATTCTTTTTATTCCTGTTATTATCTGTAACGGACTGGGCTATATCTACCGTAAACTTTATTTTGCGTGGTGCAAGAATAACTTAAATGGTTATATTCTTTATTGCAACGGAGTCAGTGTGTTCTCTCAGGTTTATATGACAGATAAAGAAGCTGAGAAGCTATATCATGAAGGTGAGAATAATTATTACATCAAAAAATACTCAGAAGGGCATACATGGAAATCAGCTCCGTATAAAGGAGAGATTTATAAGGGACAAGAAAAATTTCGTGGACTTAATATGAAGAAGTTTTGGAGGTAATTATGTTTATTTTGCTATTTGTTATTGCAGTTGCATTGATTGTACTTGCGGTACTGAATGAAGACTTAGCGGAGGGTTTTGGAATACTTGGTGGTCTTATTGGTTTTATTGCTCTGATTGGAATTTTTGTTAATATTGGTTTTCTTGTTCGTGGTCGTACACTTGATGATAAAATCGCAATGTATGAGCAGGAGAATACAGCAATTGAGCAGAGTGTTGATGTGCTTGTAAAGGATTATTATAAGCACGAGTCTGATACATATAGTTCTTTGAAGCCTGAGAATGCAGTTCTATTTGCTTCAGCATATCCTGAACTACAGAGCAATGAACTTGCTACAAAGCAGCTTGAGATTTATGTAGATAACAACAATAAAATTAAGGAACTGAAAGAGGATCAGATTAATTTGTCTAAAAATAGATTTTGGCTATATTTTGGAGGTTAACATGAATACATTTAGTCAAGAAGAAATTAAATCAAAAATTAACGAACTAGGTGCTCTTAAAGACCAACCAATAACGTGGGAATCTCTAATGGAGATTATGGCACAAACCGTAGAATCCATTGCTCAGACTATGAAGGATGGAGATGAATACATATACAGAGTTATAGATGCCGCAAGGGATTTTATGGTGAAGTTATATGAGGAATCTGAATATAGACGTATGAGAAGCATGGTGTTCGTATTGGCTATGATAGGGCATACAGATTATAATACATGGAGACCTATTTATGATAAGTTCTGTGAGGATTATGATAAATTGAATAGGAGGGATTAATTATGAAGAGTTGGATTGACGAACAGACTGGTTGTAAGATGTGTGAGCCAGATTGTGTGGATGAGTGGCTTTCTGATATTTATAATATTGGCTACGACTATGACGGCTATCGTGATGCTAAAAATCTAATGGAACTTATTGATGAACTACTAGAAATGGTTTGCAAAGCAAGAAACTGTTTATGGCAGGGGAAATTATTTGGTGTATATGGTAGTCCAGAGGAGGAAAAGGAATGAAAGAACTATATTGGAATAAATATAATGCGGCTGCAGATTTAGATCCATTCCCAGATATAAGATATCAATGTCCAGTATGCTATAAGAGCTTTAAAGAAGAATATGATGAATGTCCTAATTGTGGTTTAGTAATGAAAAGAACCTGTGATAATTGTAATAAAGTTCATTGCGTTATTGACCCACTTGGTAGTGGTGGATGTCATTGGGAGAAAAAGGAGGAATGACTTATCGGACTTGATAATGGACTAATATGTAAGAATATTAAGTGTAATGAAATCCCATCTTGGGTGAAGCCAGCCTTCGATTTTAGAGGAGAAGACAATACGATTGAGCTAATATATTTCCGCAAGTGCTGGGGAATCCGTGGTGAGATTCTGGCAAAGCTTCATTGTGTGGAAGATAATGATAGTGAAACGCCCGTAGAAGCAGAGGACATTTTGCCGATTGTAAAGATTCTGATGAAGTATTTAGATAAAGAGTACTATGAGGACAATGCGGATTCCATCTGGGAGTACCCAGAATACAAGGATAACATTCAGCAAAGCATTATAAATTTGATGTGGTTAAAAATGTATATGGAATCGCATCCAGAGGTAACAGCATACTTTTATGATTCGTATTAAGGAGGATATTATGCAAGATTATTTTCCAACATTTGAATCACTTGAATATCTAAGAAAGCAATTTGATCCATTTGAAAGACAAATACAAGCGGCATTGGATTATATCAATTCAGATAGAGATACTATGGGCCAGTTTTATGCATTCAGTCAAGATGAGTATGCTATGGATGAAGATTGGTATTGACAAATAGAAATCATGTGATATAATGACAGTACAAAATTAATGGAGGAAATTACAATGATTTATAAGGAATCAGTCATTTCAATTTTAGAAAATAGACAGAAGGAAACTTACCGGTCTGTATAGTAGGAACAAAGCCGACGATATAGAGGCTTTTGATTTTTGGCAGGAGCTTATTGATGCCATTGAAGCTATTTCAGAGGAGGATTGAATTATGAATAAAGAAGATTTTTTGAATAGTATTTATTGTTCCATTATGATGCTTAAATTTGATAATTTAGAGCCTAAAAAGATTTTCTTGAATTATCCTGCCTTTAGGCTTTGTCAATCGGAAATTCTTGTTTATAATGACATGACTCACATTCTCTTTGGATATGAAGTTCAGGCTTATAATGGCGGCAGTAACGAGCCAGAATATTATCTTGGATTGTGAGGTAGTAGAATGACTACATCTGATTATAATAAACATTTTTATCCAGCATATAATAAGGCAATCTCTTTTCTTGGGAATTTAGACCATGCTCTAAGTAAATGTGATGATAATGCTCGTATGCAGTTAGAGTGCATTGGTTGGGACGAACAAACTAAAGCATTCTTGAAGGACTCGCTGAGGAGAATGCATAAGGAAGCTCAAGAAAGTTATCGGTGGGATATGAAAGATTGGTGGAGAATGAATAATGAAGAAGATTGAAAATTTTCAAATTGCCTTTTATGACAAAAATGGATGTTATGATGAAGGATTTTTTGAGTGGTGGGATACAAGTTGCTTTGATTATATATTGGACGACTATGCTTGTCCTGATGAATATAGACGGCTATTTGTTAACTTTGATGATGGCAGTCAGTATGAAATTAAACTAGTGAAGGAGAAGTAATATGTACGTTGTAACAGAAAACGGTAAGAAGCTTCCAGTAGATGATTCTGCTATTAAAGACGATTCTTGGGTTCCGTTTCAGCAGACAGTTGGACTATATGATGACAGTACAATTCTCAAAGATGTATGGATTCTTGAATTGAATAAGCGTGATTTCTTTGCAAGGAAGAGAGATTTTGAGCTTGAATTTGTAAAAGATCTGTATTATGACCATGAACCAACTAAGGAAGAGATTCTGTGGGCAATGTCTGCATATGGATGCAGTCGTGGAGATATTGCAATTGTGCGCAAGGGCTATGAGCTAGATATGGAGGGCGATTAATATGGAACCTACACGTTGTATTGATCCCGTCGTGAAGTATTGTCAGGGCTGTCGCTATGGTTGGGTGCAATATCCAAATTGGATCGAGACAAGAGAAGACCTTAATGGATGCTGCTTTGAATCTGGTTGTATGTATGGCTTAGAGAATGATGAGCCTACAGAAGAAGAACTTGCAGAGTTTGATAAATGGGCTAACAAATGGAATGGAGTGCAGGTGTGAAAGTTAGAGAGCTAATTGAAAAATTAGAATTGTATGCCAATAAATATGGAGACGATATTCCTGTTCGCACATTTGATTTAGATAGAGATATGTGTGATATAGATGAGGTTGAATTTAATCAGAATTATGACTTAGAATATTATATTTATTTAGGAGCTTAAAATTATGATTGGAACAATAAATTGTGTGTATGAAACCCCTTGTGGATGGTGCTCAAAGTGGGATAAGAAGTGTGATAGAAAGACACCAGAGCGTGGACAAAGAGTAAAGTGTAATCCTATTGATGACGCTGCTACTAATAAAATTTGTCAATCAGAATCTGACCATGAATGGGAATGTATCGGAATGTCTACAGCAGGAACAATTTATACATGTAGAAAATGTTATGCTCAGAAGACTGTTCCTAATGTTGACCAGAAATATTTTTCAATAACTGCACAAAATTAAAGGAAGTGGTTTATGAATACTTTAAACATTGAAGCCAAGCTTGCACAAAAATATGGGTATAAACCATTGCCAAAAGACTTGTCGGAAAAATATAGACAGTTTTATATTGATAATCTTCCAGATTGTTTCATTATTGATGGTTCAGATACTGTATTATGTACAAAAACTGGTACAGTAGTATGTAATGGCTATACTCGTATTGTCGTTGGTGACTATGGGGCGTTTATAGAATTTGATAAAGAACAAGCAAACTTTGATAAATATATTATTGCTCCAGGACAGGAATATAGGGTCAATGACCCAAAGTATTCAAAGAATGTAAAATACATTTGGATGACTATTGCCGATGGAAGCAATATTAAAATATATAAACAGAAGAAAAAAGTGGCTTATGCAGATTACAGAAGCGGAATGTTTTATATTAGTCCACATGAGTGTATAATACAAAATTAATGGATGTGATGTGAATGAAGAAAGTATTAAAAGCTAAATATGATTGTTGTGGTATGGATAATAGTGAAATTATAGAAACCATACTTGATGATAGAAATATAACAGACGTTCAGGAGTTCTTGCATCCAAGTGAGGACTCCTTAATCCCATTTGAAAAGCTGAAAAACATAGATAAGGCTTATGACATTATTGATGAAGGCATAGCAATGGGATATAAATTTTGTGTAATTTGGGATGAAGATCAGGATGGTCATGCGGCTGGTGCGATTATGACCAAATATCTACAAAGGGCTGGCGCAGATGTTTCATATTTTATACATGACAAGAAGGAACATGGCGTACAGAACATAGATTTGGAAGTTTTTGATGGAGTAGATATTATTATTGTAGTAGACAGTCTTAATAATGACCCTAGTATATATAAAAAAATTACAGACTCCGGATTTTTTTTGATTGTGATGGATCACCATATTCCGAGCCAAGAATTATTAAATAGTAACGTTCCATTTGTTCTTGTAAGTAGCGCAGTAGATTACCCGAATAGCCAACTGTCAGGTGCTGGTGTTGTGCTTAAGTGCTGCTTATATTGTGATGAAATGAATCTTACTGATTATGCAGATGATTTATGGTGGTATGGAGCAGTTGGAATCGTTGCAGATGTCTGCTCACTTGCAGAACCAGAGAATCGTTATATTGTTAGCAAGGGATTAAACCAATATCAAAATCCAATTGTTAAAAAAATGATCGGCACTTATCAGTTTAATACAGAAGCTATTCAATTTAGTATTGCCCCACTAGTTAATGCTGCAATTAGAACTAGGCATAATGATTTGTCTGCACAAATGTTTTTGGCAGAAGATGAGGATGAAATTGCTGAAATTTATCCAAAACTTAAAGCGTGTCGTGAAGAGCAGAATGAGATTGTCAATGGAATGTTACCAGACCTTATGAAGCAAGGTGAAGAGCAATTGGATAAAAAGTTTATGGTGTTTTTCATTGACGAAACAGATGCGGATATAACGGGCTTGGTCGGGAACCGTTTGCTATCAGAATTCCAGCGCCCCCTTATAGTAGTTAGAGATTATGGTGACACAATATCTGGTAGCATGAGGGCCATAGGAATCCCAGATTTCATGGGTATAGTAAACAATACTGGTCTAGCTCGTTGTGACGGACATGAGTCGGCGGCTGGATTTACTTGCGATAAAGATAAATTTGATCAATTTAGAAGTGCAATAGAAGATGAGCTAACTGATGTTGAGTTTAGCATTGATGTTGAAGCAGATATTGAAATTACAGCAAAGCAAGTAAATGAACAACTTATTAAACAACTTAATGCTTTTAATCGTATCAGTGGGAAAGATTGTCCATCTGTTAAAGTGCTTATTAGAACAGATAACTATGAAGTAAGCACTTTTTCTACTAAAAAGCACCTCAAGATTATTGACGATAGTGGGGTTATTTTAGTAAAGTGGAACGATATGTCGTGGAAGACGATGAATAATGAAGGTGAATTTATTGGAGTTGGAACATTGGCGGCCCCATATTATGGACGAAATAAGTTTTTGCAGCTTACAATGAATGACTATGTTAAAGTTGACAAAGAAGAAGAATTATGATATAATAGTACAAAATTAAAGTAGGAGAAACACTATGACCTGTATTGAAAAGTACAACGAACAAAAAAATATAACAACCAAGGTTATCATCAATCTTAATAAGGCTAAGGGTCTTACTGCTATTGGAGAGGAAGATCCTCACAATGATAAATATGGATTTAATTTTTATGACCATAGTATTTGGAGCGGTGATATCTCTGTGTATTTTCATGCGTCATATGGGTATTATGGGGATTCCAATGGCTATAGCGCTTGCTGCCCAGAGATGCAGAAGTATTTAATAAAAGCGCTTAATTTTTATAAGGATAATATTGTAAATTATATTATGGAACAAGCAGAAAAGGATAAGAATGATGCACTGTTAGCTTGCAAACAAGAAGCCGAGAGTATTTTAAAGCAAATTGAAGAGAAGACGTTTTAACAGTACAAAATTAAAGTAGGAGGTGACACAATGCAAAATTACCATCGTCATACAAGCTATAGCGAAGGTGATAGTGCAGCAATGCCAGAGGAATATGCAAAAAGAGCAGTAGAACTTGGGCATAGGGTTATTAGCTCTGTTGAACATGGATGGCAAGGCTATTATCATAAAGCATTTGAGTTGGCAAAAGAATATAATTTAAAGTTCATTTTTGGTACGGAAGCATATTGGGTTAAAGATAGACAAAAAGAGTACGAAGAGCACGACAAAGAAACTGGTGAGGTTATTAAGAATAAAGATGGAACTATTCGTACAAACAAGGATAAGTCTAATAATCATATAATTATTCTTGCCAAAAATGAGAATGGTAGAAGAGCCATAAATCGTATTTTGTCTGATGCTAATGAAACTGGATATTATTATAAGCCAAGAATCGATCTTGAATTAATCTTTTCACTTCCTGCTGATGATGTATTTATTACGACAGCGTGTGTTGCCTTTTGGAAATACGAAGATAGTGATGAAATTGTAAGGCGTTTACATGATTATTTTAAAGACAATTTCATGTTAGAAATTCAAAATCACAATACTTCAAGACAAATTATTCTAAACAAGCATATTAAAGAATTGTCTGAGAAGTATAACATTCCAATGATAGTTGGACTTGATAGCCATTATATTTATCCAGAACAATCGGTAGAAAGAGATGATATCCTAGCTGGGCGAAATATTCAGTTTGATGACAATGAAGTTGGCTGGTATATGGATTATCCAGATGATGATACTGTTCGTCAAAGATTTGCAGAGCAAGGTGTATTTGATGCAGAAACTGTGCAAAAAGCTATGGACAATACGGATATTCTGCTAACTTTTGATGATTATGACAATGTGCCAGTATTTACTACAGACATTAAGTTACCTACATTGTATCCAGATAAAACACAGGAGGAACGAAATAAAATATATAGTAAGCTTATTTCTAGACTTTTTAAAGACTATGTAAAACATGTTCCAAAGGATAAATATAAAGAATACTTTGATGGAGTTAAACAAGAAGTATCAGTATATAAAGAAACTGGTATGGTGGACTATCCTTTGATGGATTATGCTATTATTAAGCGTGGCATTGAAAAGGGTGGACTTATCACAACTACTGGCAGAGGTAGTGCCGTTGGTTATTTTACCAATACCCTATGTGGATTTTCTAAGGTTGATAGATTTACATCTCCAATTAAACTGTATCCAGAGCGTTTTATTAGTAAGACGAGAATTTTGGAAACCAAGTCATTGCCAGATTTGGATATGAACCTTGGCACGGTAGAACCTTTTGCAGAAGCTCAGAAAGAAATTCTTGGAGAAGATCATGCATATCCTATGGTTGCTTTTGGTACACTAAAGAAGAAGTCAGCATTCAAGCTGTACGCAAGAGCCACTAACTTAGATTATGATATTGCAAATGAAATTTCCAAACAGATTGATAAGTATGAAGAAGCAGTAAAATATGCTGACGATGACGACAAGGATGATATTAATATTTATGACTTTATTGATGAGCAGTATAAGCCATATATTGATAAGAGCAAGAAATATTGGGGAGTAATTGACCACAAAAACAAGGCCCCTTGTGCCTACTTATTGTACCAGGGTAGCATCAGAGAAGAAATTGGTCTTATCAAGTGCAAGAGTGAAAGCACAAAGCGTGAATATATCACTACAGTTATTGATGGAGCAATTGCAGAAAAGTACAAGTTCCTTAAAAATGACTTGCTTAAAGTAGATGTTGTTTTGCTCATTGATATGATTTATAAGCGTATTGGTATTCCAGTACATACGGCTAGCGAGATTAGTGACCTTGTTGATGGTGACAAGAAAGTATGGGATATTTATGCTAATGGATATACTATTGGAGTTAATCAGTGTGAGAAAGAATCTGCAATGAGAAAGCTCAAAAAGTATAAGCCTCAGAATATTTCAGAGTTAGCCGCTTGGATTGCTGCCATTCGTCCTGCTTTTAAGTCTATGTATTCTAAGTTTGAATCACGAGAGCATTTTGAATATGGAATTAAAGCTTTTGATAAGATTCTTCAAACACCACAATTTCCATATTCTTATATTCTTTATCAAGAGCAGAGTATGAATACATTAAACTATGCTGGATTCCCCCTTGATGAATGCTATGGAATTATTAAAGCTATTGCAAAGAAGCATCCAGAAAAGGTTCGTCCTTTAAAGTCTAGATTCATTGAAGGATTTAAAAAACGTATTATGGAAGACGATCACATTCCAGATGCAGAAGCGGAAGAAATGAGTGCAAAGGTATGGCAGATTATTGATGACTCCTGCGGATATGGATTTAATAGTGCTCATGCTTATTGTATGGCTCTTGATAGTCTGTATTGTGCATGGTTAAAGGCTCATTATCCATATGAGTTTTATGAAGTCCTTCTACAAGTGTTTTCTGATAAGGGTAAAAAGGATAAGGTTCAGGCTCTTAAACAAGAGATGCAAGTAGCTTTTAGTATTAAAGAAGGAGAATATAAATTTGGTGTTGATAACAGAAAGTTTGTTGCAGACAAGGAGAAGCATGTAATTAACCCGTCTCTATTGTCGATTAAGGGACTAAGCCAAGCCTGTGCAGATGATTTATATGAACTTTCACAGAAGCAAAAGTTTGGTAGCTTTATCGAACTACTTACTGCAATGAAAAAGATTCCTAGTTTAAATGCTGCAAAGATTGACATATTGATTAAGATTGATTACTTTTCAGACTTTGGACCTTCTGGGACTCTTTTGCGTATTGTAGAGATATATGATCAATTTGCTGGAAGGAAGGAATTTAAGAAAGAAAATTGTAAACTTCCTCAAGAACTTCTTGATAAATATACAAAAGCGACAGAAAAGAAATATAAAATTACTGATCCAGATGGACTACTTAAAGAATTATGTTCTATGATTCCACAAGTAGAAGTTCCTATTCAGTCTAAAATAAAATGGCAATGTGACCTTTTTGGTTTCTGTTCATTAGTAATTCCAGAGAAAAAGAATATTGGTTATGTTATGGATTTGAATACAAATTGGAGTCCTCGTATTACGGTCTATCAACTTTGGGATGGGCAAACTGTAGTCTATAAGGTACAGAAAAAGGCTTATGAGAAGAATCCTTTTAATAAGGATTGTATATTACAGTTCCATTCTGAAATGCGTAACAAGAGCCGTAAGGACGAGAATGGTCAATGGATTAAGCTTCCAGAGCAGGAACCTTGGCTTACAAATTATCTTGTAAATGTACAATTACCCTCTTGACAAACCAACAAACATATGCTATAATCCAAAATACAGTTGAGAGGTAATTCAGTCAAAAACTTACGCATACTGCCACCGAATTACCTCTTGACAAAACGAAAATAGTGTGGTATTATTCAATTATCAAAAACACAATACAAAATTAAAGTTCAAAAAGGAGAAGTGTTATGACAAATGTATTCAATGGCATGTTCGGCAAGATTGCCCCTGGTATGTGCAGACTTTCTATGAGTGGTGGTATTGCAGTTAAGACGACTACCGGTTATAAGAGCTACAATGTGAAGAATGGTCGTCTGACAAACTGTGATAGCTTCGTCTTCGACATTGGTGAGGAGTTCTTCTTCGTTATTCCTACAAACAAGGTTGAGGTTGGGGACATTATTCTGGTATCTGGTAAGCCCAAGTGTGTTGTTAAGTCTGACAAGGATACCATCACGGTAATTAACTACGAGGATTCTACTGTAGAAACCATTCTTCCTGAGCGTCATGTCTTTATGGGCAATACCTATTTCTACGGCAAGATTGTTTCCATGTTTGGCAATAACTTTATGAAGGGTAAGAAGGGCATGGATAAGATGATGTCTTATATGGTGATGTCCGAGATGATGAAGGGTAGCAATACTTCTAGCAATGGTATGGGTTCTATGCTTCCTATGATGATGCTTATGAATGGTAATAACGTATCCGACATGTTTAGCGACATGTTTGATTTTGACATTGATACTTCTGATGATGAAAGTGAGGCTGAGTAAGAATGGGTAGCGGTACTTGGACGAGAAATGCTTTTACCTCTTATACAACTACTAAGGGGTACGCCGTGTCGATGGATGGTGTGGTTGCTGGAATGTCCGCTAATGTGCAGGACAATTTCAAGTCTAGAATGCTAGTAACTGACCTTGATCCTAAGAATGTAATTCGTGAGTGTGTTGATTCTACTGAGCATCCTAACACGAAGCCTGTCATTCTGGCACTTGATGTAACTGGTAGCATGGGTCGTGCGGCTATGGAAGTTGCAAAGCAGATTAATGTTGTGATGACCAAGCTATATGAGAACGTTACTGATGTTGAGTTTCTTGTTATGGGCATTGGTGATCTCGCTTATGACTGTGCTCCTATTCAGGCATCTCAGTTTGAGTCTGATATTCGTATTGCAGAGCAGCTTGATAAGATTTACTTCGAGGGTGGTGGCGGTGGTAACTCTTATGAGTCTTATACTGCCGCATGGTATTTCGGTCTTAATCATACGAAGCTAGATTGTTGGAATCGTGGCCAGAAGGGTGTTATCATTACTATGGGTGATGAGCCTATGAATCCTTATCTGCCCAAGAAGGCCCTGTCTGCCGTAACTGGTGATGACCTACAGAGTGATGTTGAGACTGCCCAGCTTTATGCAGATGCATCTGAGAAGTTCGACATTTATCATCTGTACGTTAAGCATGGATATGGTCGTTATCAGGAGGATGTTCATAAGACTTTTGGGCAGTTCCTAGACGAGAAGCATTTGAAGGATACGTCTGTTGATAAGATTGCAGATGATATTATTGAGATTGTTACAAATGCATTTTCTGGTGGTAATGTAGTTACATCTAGTGAAGGTATTTCTTGGTAAAAGGAGATAGACACATGCCTAATGTTAAGGTAGTAATTGGTAGTAACTTTGGTGATGAGGGTAAGGGTCTAATGGCTGATTACTTTTCTGCTGAAGCAAGTAAACGGAATGAATCTTGTATTGTTGCTTTATGTAATGGTGGAGCACAAAGAGGACATACTGTAGTTACTCCAGATGGCATTAGGCATGTGTTCCACCATTTTGGTTCTGGTACATTTGCTAGAGCAGCAACGTATTTTGGGGAAGAGTATATCTTGAACCCTTTGGCTTTTAGAAAAGAATATGAAGAACTAAAGGCATTGGGATATTCTCCTCGTGTTTATAGTCATTGGAATTGTAGATGGTCTACTCCGTATGATATGATTACAAATCAGATTCTTGAGGATAGCCGTGGCAAGAATAGATACGGTTCTTGTGGTATGGGTATTTGGGAAACGGTTCTTAGATATAGGAATACCATAAATCCATCTTTTCAGCAGTTTTATAATATGACTAAGGATGAGCAAGTTGCACTTCTTAAACGAATCAGGGATGAGTATACGTCTAAGAGGCTGTTGAAGGCTAGTCCTGAAGTTTTGCAGCAGTGGAAAGATATTCTTGAATCTGACAATTTAATCTATAATTTTATTGATGATGTGCAGTTTTTACATTCACATGTAATCTTTGATTATGGCAGAGTATTACAGCAGTATGATAATGTTGTATTTGAAAATGGGCAAGGTCTATTATTGGATCAGCGTCATGTCCAGTATTATGATAATACGACTCCTAGTAATACTGGTATTGCAAATCCTCATATAATCATTGAAAAGTATTTGCCTAATGCAGATGTTGAAGTGTGCTATGTTACCAGAACATATATGACGAAGCATGGTGCCGGTGACTTTGAATGTGAATGTGATAAGTCGGAGATTAATGCTCATATTGAGGACAAGACCAACATTACTAATCCATACCAGGGGACTATTAGGTATGGACGATTGGATGTTGATGGGCTTGTAGAGAGAATTAAGGAAGATATTGGCTCAATTGACTACAATGTATCACTGGCAGTTACACACATCAATGAGTTTGAAAATAAAGAATTGCTAAATTTAACAGAGCTTAATGTTAAGTATTTGTCTTACGAAGAAACTAGAAAATTATTTGAAAAAAGTACTTGACAAAACAAAATTAATGTGCTATAATACAAACAATGAATGAGGCAAGAACTTTTACCTTGGTTGGTTAAAAAAGTACTTGACAAATTTAGAAAAGTATGTTATAATCACAGTACAAAATTAATTGAGAAGTGTTTGGAGTGGTTGTTGATGGTTAAAGTAAGAGAAGATTTAACCGGAAAGCACATAGACGGCACAATGATTACGGTTGTGGGACAAGCAGACGACTACGTAAATCCAAGCGGAGTACATAGAGCGCAATGGGTTTGCAAATGTGATTGTGGCAATCCAAATGAATTTGTTGTGTTAGGAAGCAATTTAAAAAGAAAACACACAGTATCTTGTGGATGTGTTCACAAATCTGCAATGTTTGATTTATTGTTTAATGATTTGACAAACAAAAGATTTGGGAAGTTAAAAGTTTTGCATAGAACAAAAGATAAAATTCTTTCTGATGGGTCCACTAAAATACAATGGCATTGTGTGTGTGATTGTGGAAACGAGTGTGATGTGTTGGCTCAAAACTTAACAAAAACAAATGGGCCAACGAGGTCTTGTGGTTGTTTGAGTGTTGAGACAACAAAAGACAGACATCGTAATGAAATTTTAAATAGTGAAAATTTAATATCAAAAAAATCTAATTGGTTAGAATCACTTTTAAAAGATAAAGATGATGCAAATAAATATACGGTTTGGAGTAGCCAAAAAACATATTTCATATGTCCAGAATGTGGAGAGATTTTATACAAACAAATATGTGATGTTTATAGGAGACACTCATTACAGTGTAGATGTGGAGATAGTATTTCTTATCCAAATAAATTTGTATTTGATGTATTAAAACAATGTAATGTAAATATAGACCCAGAACATATATTTGATTTTGCAAAAGATAAAAGATATGATATATTTTTGCCAGATTATAATATTATTGTAGAAAATCACGGCATACAACATTATGATGCTTCAAAATTTTTCAAAAAAGAAACAGAAGAAATACATAAAAATGATATATTTAAAAAAGAAATTGCTTTAAAAAATGGAATATCAGAATATATAGAATTGGACTGTAGAGAAAGCTCTTTGGAGTGGATTAAGCATTCAATAATATCTTCTGGAATATTAGACATACTCAAAATAAATAAAGAAGTAATAAATTGGGAACAAGCAGATATGTATGCTACATCAAGCCTTGTTGTTAAAGCGGCTAAAATGTTTAATGATGGAATGATACAAAAAGATATAGCATCAGATATGAATCTTTCAACTAATACAATTAGAAGCTATCTTAAAAAAGCAACACAATTAGGAATTTGTAATTATACACCAAAACATTAAAGAAAGGAATAGAAGAAGATGATTAAGTATATTCATGTGCCGGAGCAAAAAAAATGCATTGGGGTGTTGGAAAATACACGTTATGATGCTGTACACAAGATTGCAAAGATTATGGGACAGACCAAATCTCTGTGTTTCGATCCTAGCAAGTATCTAATGAACAACTCCTATCGTGCAGTTGTGGTTTGTCATCCTGATGATGAGTATGACCCCGCACAGGGTATGAAGATTGCTAAGGCGAAGCTTCTGGATCGGTACTATGCGGCACTAGATGCCAAGTGTGATGAGTTTATTGCAGACCTAAACACGGCGATGTTTGAGTGTTCCAACCGTGTGAGTTGCACTCGAAAAAATCGAGAAAATGCTTAAAAGTACTTGACAAAATAAATCATCTGTGGTATAATCACAGTACAAAATTAAAGTGAGCCGAGCACCTCGTTAAACTGCTCAGATATGTGACGATAGTTTAGTGGTAGAACGGTGGCTCTTTAGATTTAATAGCGTGACTAGTTGTAGTCACCTACAGCAAATCATAAAATCATATTTCTATTTTAAAAGACCAAGCCGCAAACGTGGGTTCAATTCCTGCTCGTCACAACTTATATGTCTCCTGTAGCTCAGTCGGATAGAGCGCTTAATAACGAGACTTGTAAAAGCCTTAAACAGCAAGTTTCAAATGGTCTGTTAAACCAGAGGTCGCAGGTTCGAGCCCTGTCAGGAGACTTTAAAAAGGCACTAGCAGCAACTTTACATAATATGATATGGATTTATATTGATGGTGCCTTGCCTTACATAGAGACGCTTACAGCAATTATTAAAAAGATTAAAATGATATTTTTGCTATTGATTTTATTTTGGCGTCTCGTTGAATAAACTCCAAAGACACTAACAGCAAATTTTTAATGTTGGAGATTATACATAAGAATGTGTCTTGGGATTTAGAAATAAATCAAAAATGGAGGAAAGAAAAATGTCTTTTATGAATGCAGTAAAGAATACTCTGAACGAGGATTTCAACTATTCGGTAACTGAGAATGGTGCTCTTGGGTATCGTACCTCTGGTAAGGAACTGGTTGACCTAAACTTCGCAGTTTCTTCTATGCGTGGTATGAGTGAGGAGAATATCTATAATAAGTTTACTAAGGCTTATTTTGAGGATAAGATGATGGCTCTACGTTGGCTGTTCTTCGCCAGAGATGTCCGTGGTGGTCTTGGTGAGAGACGTTTGTTCAGAGCGATTCTTAAGAATATGGCAAAGGATGACGTTGACATTGTTAAGCATCTTGCTCCTTTAGTGAGCGAGTATGGTCGTTATGATGACCTGTGGTGCCTGTTTGGTACAGACGTAGATGGTGTTATTCTCGACATTATCAAAAAGCAGCTTACTGATGACATTGCAAATATGGCTGATAATAAGCCCGTATCTCTTCTTGCTAAGTGGCTTCCTTCTGTGAATGCTTCTTCCGCAAAAACCAAGATGGACGCAAGATATATTTGCAAGAATCTTGGCATGACCGAACGTGAGTATCGTAAGACACTTTCTTCTCTTCGTTCTTACATTGACATTGTAGAGAGTAAGATGTCTACAAAGAAGTGGGGAGACATTAAGTACGAAACGGTTCCTTCTCGTGCAAATCTCATTTATAACGGAGCTTTTCTTCGTAATGATGAGGAGCGTCGCAGAGAGTATCTGAGTAAGCTTGAAAAGGGTGAAACTAAGATTAATGCTGGAACTTTGTTCCCTCACGACATTGTGCATAAGTACTCTGGTACAACTGGATGGAGTTGTAGTGTCGGCAAATACGATGCAACTCTTGAATCTCTTTGGAAAGCTTTGCCTGACACAGTAAATGAGTGTGGAAACACCATTGTAGTTGCAGATGGCTCTGGTTCTATGTGTTGCAACGTTGGTGGAAGTAGCCGTGTTACTGCACTTGAAGTTGCGAATGCACTTGCAATTTACTTTGCAGAACATTCTTCTGGTGACTTTAAGGATAAATACATTACTTTCTCTAGCAGACCTCAGTTGGTTGATTTTAGTCAGTGCGATTCTCTGAGAGATAAGCTACGTGTTGCATATAACCATAGTGAGTGTTCAAATACGAACATTGAAAAGGTGTTTGATTTGATTCTTACTACTGCGGTGAATGGTCATATGAAGCAAGAGGATATGCCTAAGAACGTACTGATTATTTCAGACATGGAGTTTGACTCTTGTGCAACTTGTGGTGGCGGCGGCAATGGATGGAGTCTTAATAGACCTAATGCAAGACTTTTTGATGTAATCAAGAAGCGTTTCGAGGATGCTGGGTATCAGATGCCTAGACTGGTCTTCTGGAATGTAAACTCTCGTACTGGAACTATTCCTGTAAAGGAGAATGACCTTGGTGTTGCTCTTGTTAGTGGATTCTCCACTAATGTTTGCAAGATGGTCATGAGTGGTAAGACCGATCCTTATGAGTGCCTCGTTGAGACGCTTATGAGTGATAGATATGATGCGGTTGAAGCCGTATTGAAGAACTCTTAAGGAGTTAAGTATGGTGCTGGGCATCACCTTAAAGCTGCCCTAAGATATGCGGGTATGGTGGAATGGCAGACACAAGGGACTTAAAATCCCTCGGTGAAATATCCGTGCGAGTTCAAGTCTCGCTACCCGCACCACGACCTTGGCAAGTCAATAAACTACCATTAAATATGCCCGAATGATGGAATTGGTAGACATACAGCTCTCAAAAAGCTGTGCTGAAAAGCGTGTGGGATCGTAGCCCACTTTGGGCACCAAATGATAGTGAGTAGTGCAAATTTCATAAGTGATTACCGATGAGAATAAGCCCCCGACAGGATTTGCTAACTGTTGATATTAATTAGATGGGCTGAAGGTAATTGACGAAACACTATGAAATGGAGTCATGCACGGCTCCGCTTGCTATCATTACCTGCCCCGTTAGCTCAATGGTAGAGCATTCGGCTGTTAACCGAAAGGTTCTAGGTTCGAGACCTAGACGGGGCGCCAATTATAGGTCGGTAGTTCAGCGGCTAGAATAGTGGTCTCCAAAACCATAGACTTGGGTTCGAGTCCCAACTGACCTGCCATATGCTCTGCTAGCTCAATTGGTTAGAGCACTCGACTTATGGGAATACAGGGGAATTGGAAGACCCGTTATAGTCTAGCTATAAAGTTTGCAAGTTCAAGTCTTGCTATTCTCACCAAATCGAGAGGTTCCGTGTTCGAGCCACGGGTGGAGCACCACGTACATCACCTCCTTTAAATGCCATAGCAGACGGCATCATAGTCTGCCAGATAATGCGGGATGGAGAAGTCAGTTATCTCGCCAGCCTCATGAGCTGGAGAACGCAAGGGCAGAGCTTGCTCCCGCAACCATGAATCCATTGAAATTAGATGGTTGACTTGATAGTTCAAAAGGAACTATACAAAGCCAAAAGACATGAGCAAGCAGTTGGCATGGATGGGTGACAAGCTATTCCCATCAATAATTAAATTAGTTTAATATATACGAAAGAAGAATAATATGCTGAAGAGTTTAATGGATACGTATTCGAATGAAGAATTTACGGAAATAGTATTAAGTAGTAACTCTTATAAAGAGTGTTTGTTGAAATTAGGATATGCTTCCAATTCTGGAGATGCAACTAAGAATTTAAAAGCAAAAATTGAAAAAATGAATATAGATACATCTCATTTTTCTATAGATGCTTCAAATAAAATTGATAGGAGCAGAGAAAATGTTTTTGTGGAAAATTCTACTTGTGCCCAAAAAACATTAAGAAGGTTTTATAAGAAAGAAACAGAAGATAATTATGTTTGTAGTATTTGTGGATTAGAGCCGATATGGAACAATAAACCATTAACACTAATTTTAGATCATATAGATGGTAAAAACCATAATAACGTTTTATCTAATTTGAGATGGGTTTGTCCTAACTGTAATATGCAATTAGATACAACGAATGGTAAAAATAGAATACGAAATGAATATCAAAACAAATGTATTGATTGTGGGAAAATAATATCAAGAGACGCTATAAGGTGTATTGATTGCCAAAGAAAACATAGAATATATGAATACTCTCCTCCAATTAATAGAGAAGATTTAAAAAAGAAAATTAAAAACGAAACATTTAAAGAGATAGGTAGAGAATTTAATGTAACAGATAATGCCGTAAGAAAGTGGTGTGATTATTTTAATCTACCAAGAAGACAGGGAGATATAGACAATTACAACGATTCCGAATGGGAGAATATTTAAATAAACATTTTCCCATCAATATGCTCGGTTGGTCAAGTGGTTAAGACATAGGATTTTCATTCCTGTAACACGGGTTCGATCCCCGTACCGAGTACCACTCGCCCAAGGTTCTGCTTCGTATTGAGGTAGCGAGCAATGCATAACGTAGAACCTTTTTAAGACACTTATGCTTATAGCAGTTGTGCAGTCAAGGCTTTAGGTATTTGAGCCGGATAATCAATGCTCGTGTGACTGACACGTAAAATCCGAAAAGAGATGCAGTAGAAGGTTTATCCGAAGGAACTGAGCGTCGAGTGAGCGACAGAAAATATCTCACCTTAAACGAGGTTTAAACTCAAGGCTGGTCGGACAGCAGAAAATCAGTCACCAGATAGTAATAATTGGTTCTGTCAAAATATCGAAGCTTTGATTCTTAACAGCCTTCTTCGAGGCACAACAACAGTTATTACTATTACAAATATGCTGTTTCTAGAACAGCCACGTGGATAGTTATGACGTATCCCAAGTAGCTACGGAGAGGCCAAAGGCTGGGTATTACTCGCACACTAGAGGGGAAAGGCTACTTAATATGCTGGTGTAGCTCAGAGGCAGAGCGAGCGCCTTGTAAGCGCTAGGTCGAGATTTCAAAATTCTCCATCAGCTCCAGGCAGGTTTAGGTTAAACAAAAAACTCGACGTAAAAATATGTGGCTAGTGCTGAGCATCACTGTCTAAACTGCTCATTGTATTAAAGTAATAGGTGCTACGAAGCCATTACACATACTCGAAGCCTAGGTTGATAGCTAGATGTTGTGTTGATTGTAATTGGAAGACTACTTGAAGCTGTAGTAAATGGAGTTTGATGAACAGCCTATTATATTATAAAGGAGTTTTAATATGGATTGGAAAGATTCTGTGCGTCTTGCACCATCGAATATTATAAAAGAGGCAATTTTTTTCTGTGAGCATACAGAATGTCTTAATTGTCCAATTTACATTAATGATATTGAACATCGCACTCGACACGATAAACAAGATGAACACGTTCCTTGTGTTGATAATTTAATTTTTGAATTAGCAAATGGAAGAACATTAGATTAATATGCGGTAGTACTCAAGTGGTTGAAGAGGGCAGTTTGCTAAACTGCTAGGCGGTGAAAGCCGCGCGAAGGTTCGAAGCCTTCCTATCGCGCCAGAGAGCAAGTGTGAGAAAGTTCTGTATGTATTACTGCTCTATAATCAGACTAATAGGCAATGTATCCATGGATACGTCTAAAAGTAAACATCTCGTAGTTCAGTTCACAGAGAATCTTAAAGAGTGTGAACATAATATGGGTCAGTAGCAAATCGGCAACTGCGGCGGACTGTAAATCCGTTTCCTTCGGGAGTAGCTGGATCGACACCAGCCTGGCCCACCATATAAGGGTCTGTATTTCAATGGGAGAAAGCGTCCCTTGCAAGGACGAGGTTGTGCGTTCGAGTCGCATCAGATCCACCATATAGGGGTATAGCCAAGTGGTAAGGCACGGGACTTTCAGGGTATTCAAGTGAATTTAGTTGGGGCAGTACCAACTACCCTGACCAGACTCCCGCATCGTAGGTTCGAATCCTACTACCCCTGCCATATAAAAATTTTAGGAGGTACACACTATGAACTTTCATACTAAGGAGCATTTTGAGATTCGCATTGCCAAGCTGAGAGCTAAGGGTGAGGTTATGAACGATAAGCTGATTAGGAAGGCTCAAAGACAGTTGAAGAAGCTGGTGTAAATCAGCTTTATATATGCCGGGGTGCGCAAGTGGTCACAAGCGCCTAGACTTGAAATCTTGTGTGAGGTCAAACTCCCGTGGGTTCGAATCCCACCCTCGGCGCCATATATGCCCCGTTAGCTCAGTTGAACAGAGCAATGGCCTTCTAAGCCATGTGTCGTTGGTTTGAGTCCAACACGGGGTGCCATATTTCGGGGTGTAGCTCAGTTTGGTAGAGCGCTAGATTTGGGATCTAGAGGCCCAGGGTTCAAGCCCCTGCACTCCGACCATATGCTCGTGTAACTCAGTGGTAGAGTAACGGCCTTTTAAGCCGTGAGTCGAGAGTTCAAATCTCTCCACGGGCACCATATATGCACCTTTAGTTCAGTTGAATAGAACGTCTGACTACGGATCAGAAGGTCGAAGGTTTGAGTCCTTCAAGGTGTACCATAAATGCACGTGTAGCTCAATTGGTAGAGTTCCAGATTTCCAATCTGGCTGTTGCGAGTTCAAGTCTCGTCACGTGCTCCATAATGGGGAGACTTTTGTCTCCCCTATTTTTAAGTAAAGAAAGGTGTTTATATGAGCAAATACAATGATTATATCTACGATACAATAGTATCTGCTTCTCCTCATATAGCAGAAATACTAGGCAACGAAATGGATCGTCAAGAAGAAAATTGTGAATTAATCGCATCTGAAAACTTTGTATCAGACGCAGTTCTAGCTGCAGTTGGTAGTTGTTTTACAAATAAATATGCAGAGGGTTATCCTACAAGCCGTCATTCTGGTAGAGAAGGGCGTTATTATGGTGGTACTCAAAATGTTGATGAACTTGAAGAGTATTGTTGCAATAAATGGCGAGAGGTTTTTAATACAGATTATCACGTGAATGTTCAGCCTCATAGTGGAAGTCAAGCCAATTTTGCAGCATATATGTCTGTGCTAAATCCAGGAGATACAATCCTATCTATGAGCCTTGAGAATGGTGGACATCTAACTCATGGCTCGGCTGTAAATTTTAGTGGCAGACTGTTTAATATGGTTTTTTACAATGTAGATAACAATGGCTTCATTGATTATTATGATTTGGCTCAGAAAATTGCCATTTATAATCCAAAGCTAATTTTGGCCGGAGCAAGTGCCTATCCTCGCATTATTGACTTCAAAAAGATTAGAAACCTTATTGATGGAGTTTCTGATAAATATTATAGGCCACGCCCATATTTTATGGTTGATATGGCTCATATTGCAGGACTTGTTGTTGCGGGAGACCATCCATCTCCATTTGGATTAGCAGATATTATCACGACAACTACACATAAAACACTTCGTGGCCCTCGTGGTGGTTTAATTTTCTGTAAACCAGAACTAGCAAAGAAAGTAGATGGAGCAGTCTTTCCATTTGCACAAGGAGGCCCTCTAGAGCATGTTATTGCAGGCAAAGCCATTGCCGCAGAAGAAGCTTGCACTCCAGAGTATAAGGAATATATTCATCAGGTAGTTCGCAATAGCAAGGCAATGTGTAATAAATTCATTGAGCTTGGCTATGATATTACTACTGGTGGCACAGATAACCATCTATTTCTAATTGATTTCAGCAAAACACATCCAAATCTTACTGGAAAGATGGTTCAGGATGAGCTTGATAAACATCACATTACCCTAAATAAAAACTGTGTTCCAAATGAGAAACGTAGTCCAGTACAAGCATCTGGTGTCCGTGTCGGTACTGCTGCTATGACTACAAAGGGCTATAAAGAGCAATACTTCATTGACAAAGCAGTAGAGATTGATAATATTATTAGCCACCTGTAAAATGGTGGCTATTTTTCTAAAAATACACTTGACAAATGAGAAAAGAGCGTTATAATGATAATACAAAATTAATTGAGGAGGTTAAATATGAGCAAAACCTATGATATTGCAGGAGCAGAAATTGAGGTAGTTTCTGGCGAATTCACAGAGAACAAGATTAAGGGCCAGAAGTACTATCACGCAGAATGCAAGTGCAATAATAATACAATTCTTATCACCAAGAATATTACAGACACAATGGAATATGATATTGTGGATGATGTTCTTAGCAACATCTATGATATTCCACAGAAGTATCTTGCAAACGTTTTGCAGAATGAAAGCAATCTAGTCGTTATGATTGGAAGACATAAAAATGAGCCTTCGTTCTATACTATTTACTACGGATGCAATGAGAAATTTGACTCAATGTTTGACGCATATAAGTGGGCACACTTCCATAATGATTATGCAGACGATACGCATATGTACACAGAAGTTCATGATGGGCATCAGACAGCAATTAAGTTTGAGTTCGAGGTATAAAGTATGAGCAGATGGTTTCTTGACTGCGCATCTACTACTCAACCCTATAAAGAGGTTGTAGATACGGTTGCCGATGTAATGTACAATCATTACGGCAATCCATCTTCAATCCACGAGATGGGACAAGATGCTAAAAATATTATCGAGAATGTACGAAATCAGATTGCAGAAGATATTAATTGTGAGCCTAAAGAGATTATTTTCACAAGCGGTGCGTGTGAGGCTAATAGCCTCGCATTCACTGTAGCAAATAAAGTGCTTACCACAAAACTTGAGCATAAGTCTATTGAAACGTTGTGCAAAGATATAACACATTTTAACAATGATAAATACGGTAACGTCATTATACTGGACGATGATATTTTGGGTGAGAATGGATGGCTTGTTTCTGTCCATGCTGGAAATAGTGAAATTGGAGTGATTCAAGACCTTGCACCTATTTCCAAGTTTGCACACAGATGTAACAACATTTTCCACGTAGACGCTACTCAACTTTATCCAGAGTGTCGTATTGATGTAAAAGAACTTGGCATTGATTTAATGTCTGTATCAGCACAAAAATTCCATGGGCCTCGTGGTATTGGATTCTTGTATTGCAAAGATGGTATTGAATTGAAGCCACTAATTGGTGGTTCTCAAGAAGATGGTAGACGTGGTGGCACATACAACACTCCTGCAATAGCTGGAATGGGCAAGGCTCTAGAAATTAATCGAGGTGTTATGCATGATTATGTAAATACACTTACAAGATTTAATAGAGATGAAATTGCTAAAAGAATTCTTGAAATTCCTGATGTTCATCTAAATGGCCCAGAACTTGGGGCAAATCGCCTATTTAATAATCTTTCAGTACATATTGATGGAGTAAAGGCTAGTGACCTTGTAACTCTGGCAAGTATGTATGGAATCTATCTTTCTGCAGGTTCTGCTTGTAGTAGTGGAGAAGCAATACCTAGTAGTACACTAAAAGCTATTGGTCTTACGGATGAACAAGCGCTAAGTACAATTCGTATAACAGTAGATGAAATATTGAATCAACACGATATTTCTGCAATTGCCAAGATTCTAAAAGGTCTTATCGAGCAACTAAGAGAGTCTTGACAAATTAAAAATATCTGATATAATTACAATACAAAATTAATTATGACTAAGAAAGATAAAACTTATTTTAATGCAGCAAGGGCAGTTTCTGAAATGAGTGACTTTGAAAAGCACCATATTGGATGTGTTGTAGTGTATGGACACAGAATTATTTCTAGTGGTTGTAATATTATGAAAACCCATCCTTTGCAGAAAGAGCTTAATAAAGAACGTTTTGATGGTGATACAAACCACTTTCTTCATGCCGAAACCTCAGCACTTTTGCCACTGATTAATCGAAAAGATATTAACTGGAAAGATGTACAAGTTTATATATATAGAGAGTGGAAGGACGGCACAAAGGCTATTAGTAAGCCATGTCCCGGCTGTAGAAAACTCATCAAGAGTTTAGGCATTAAAAAGATTAACTATACAACAGATAATGGATATATCCAAGAAACATTTGACTGAAAGGAATAAGATTATGAACGAAACTGATTATGGCATTTACTGCAAGAAGTGTTTCTTAAAGAAGCATAAGCTATCAAAGAAGAATCTAGATAGAATTGTTTATACGCCATATGTAGAAGAGTGTGCCAATTGTGGCAAGAAAGAGAAGCTTGTTGACTATATTGAGGAGGACGACTAATGAAGACCTTTAAGGATTTGTATGATATGTGCGATAGCATTATTGACAATGGTGTAATTGATGCATCTCCTGATGACGTAATGGAGATTATAGAGGCGGCACATACAATGTTTGATAATATTCTATGGTTCTTAAATGAGCACGAGAATCCTATAATGGACGCAGTATATGATAAGAGTGCGTGTTCGGAAGTTATGTGTAATATTTTTGACCAGCTAAATTATTATTTGGAGGATTAATATGACACCAGAAAGATTAAATATTGTACAGTCTGTACTAAATACATTTGAAAATGATGATATTAAAGATTTTGCAATTGTGCTGTTAGATAATCTGCCTGAGTATATTTGGCATGTTGGAGCATCGTCTACTGGAAAGTATCATCCAGCCTATTCTCTTGGAGAGGGTGGACTAATGAGGCACCAAGTAGCTGTTGTTAGATTTCTAAACTTCTTTCTTGAGCTTGAGCAGTATGGAAGTGGAATGACCTCTAGAGAAAGAGATTTAATGAGAACAGCGGCGTTGATTCATGATGGTATGAAGTCTGGCACTCAGGATGATTACAATAAATCCAAATATACAAAGTTTAACCATCCAATTCTAATGGCAGACGTAATTCGTTCTACCGATGGTCTTAATGCTGGTGAACGTGAATTTATTGCTCATTGTATCGAGAGTCACATGGGACAATGGTGTTCAGATAAAAAGACTGGTATTGAACTGCCGAAGCCTAAAGATGAATATCAGAAGCTTGTACATCTAGCAGACTATCTCGCATCTCGCAAGACTCTTACTATGGATTTTGAGAACATTGAAACTCCGAGAGTAGAGTCTAAGCCAGAAGAGTATGTACTAACGTTTGGTAAACATAAGGGTGAGAAGTTGATTGACCTATTCAAATCTGGTGACGATTATGTTGTCTGGATGGAGGAGAACATTACTCGTCCAGATGTACAAGCTGCAATTAAAGCTATTAAGAAGAAGCTTGCAGAAGAAGACGATGAACTATAAGGAGGACAAAAAATGAAGGTTGAGATTCTTGCTGGTGGCAATATCGAAAAGGCTTTTAAGGAACTAGGTATTAAGTTTAACATCACTTATCGTGGAGAAACATATAAGGTATGTGAGGTCGATAAGCAGGATGTAAAGATGATGGAAGATTGTGTTGAGTGGGCATCAGACTGGGGCTGGTGGTGTTTTACCAAAGGTAGCAATATGGGCACTCCTTGCAGCTTTTTCACAATTAATGGGCAGGAACTTATTGCTTGGGATGGTGTTAAGCGTGAAGACCTAAGATATAATTGGGACGATGAAGATGACCGTGAAAAGAAAGCTTATCATTATTCATTCAAGGAGTACGAGGATAATATTATGCCTCATAAGTATGATACTCTAACTGATTATATGGGTGAGGAACTTGGTGCAAGTACCCCTAAAAATGTATGTGCTCTTGCTGTTGATTTGGCTAAAGCCAATGGCATGACAATGAGCAAGTTGTTCAGATTTTATGAGGGTTAACAATACAAAATTAATGAGAGGAGAACGAAATGATTATTAACGATAGACGTGCTCTTGCTTACATTCAACATGTAACAAATATTCGTCCTATTGAGGGTGCTGACAATATCGAGCAGTGCAATGTGCTTGGATGGAATCTTATTTGTAAGAAGGGTGAATTCCATGAAGGTGATCCTTGTGTTTATATTGAGATTGATTCCAAAGTTCCTGAGAGAGAAGAGTTTGAGTTCCTTCGTGCAAAGGGCTTTAAGATCAAGACGATGAAGCTTGGCAAGTTTAACTGTATCAGTCAGGGTCTTGCTATGCCTCAGTCTGCATTTAAGGAGCTAACAGGTCTTTCAGAGGGCACTGATGTAACTGATATTCTTGGTATTAAGTATTCCGTACAAGAAGACAATACTCGTAAGAGCAATGGCGATCCTAATGCAAAGTATAAGTCTATGGCCGCTCGTCACCAGAAGATTTTCAAGAAGAAGTGGGCACGTTGGATGATGCGTCGTTCTTGGGGTCGCAAGATTATGTTTTTCTTCTTCGGCAAGAAGAAGGATAATCCTCGTGGTTTTCCGACATTTGTTTCAAAGACTGATGAAGAGCGTGTAGAAAATCAGCCTTGGCGTATTGGTGATGGCAAGACTTATCTTGCTACTGAAAAGCTAGATGGCACTTCCTGTACTTATGCTCTTGAGCGTAAAGGACGTAATAAGTTTGAGTTTTATGTTTGTTCTCGTAACGTAAGACAGCAGGACGAGAAGCAAGAGTGCTACCACGACCATAACATCTATTGGGATTTGGCGTTCAAGTACAACATTGAGCAGCATTTGAAGGATTTCCTAAATCAGTTCCCTCAGCTTCAATGGGTATGCATTCAGGGTGAGGGCGTAGGCTCTGTTCAGGGCAATCCTCTGAAACTTACTGAGGACGATTTGTATGTATTTAATTTCAAAGAGTCCCAGACTGGTCGCTGGTCTTCTATGGCAGGCGCGGGACAGGTACGTGAGTGGGGAATGAAATGGGTTCCTATTCTTGGAGAAGTTCAAATGCCAGATACTATGGAGGAACTTAAGGTTCTTGCAACTGGCAAGTCCAAGGTTAATCCAGATGTAATGCGTGAAGGTATTGTGTATCGTTCTTTGGATGGTAGTGATTCTTTCAAGAATGTCAGTAGAGAGTACCTACTAAAACATAATGGATAAAGGAGAATTAATATGAAGGGCTATATTGGAGTAATTATTGGAATTATCATTTTGTGCATTATTGAGCCTATCATCATCTTCGGCGCCGGTTGGTTTGGTGGTTGGATTCTAATGAAGATTGTTGGTGGTGCAGTTGTAACCGGACTGAATACTTTGTTTGGAACAACTAGATTTATGCCAGCCTAATTCCTGTAGTGTGTGGTGTACTGGCTGTGGTTGGTAGCTATTTTAAGACGAGTGTAAGTAATAATAAGTGAGGATAAAATGAACGACAAAATTCAATCACGACTAATTAGTGATTATAACTACGTAACAAGTCTTGGTTATATAGTTCTGGGAGTTTTTCTACAAGGCTCCCAAAATTATAACCTATCATATTCTGGAAGTGATATTGACACAAAAGCAATCATTCTTCCAACTTTTGAAGACTTTTGCCTTAATAAGAAACCAGTTAGCACAACTCTTATTCTTCCTAGCAATGAACATATTGATCTAAAGGATATTCGTCTTATGCACGAATGCTTCCGCAAACAGAATATCAACTTCATAGAGATTTTGTTCACGAAGTATCGTCATATGAATCCTATGTTTGAATTATTATATCAGCCAATGTTTGACCACTCAGAAGATATTGCTCACTATAATAACTTTGCAGCAGTTAATTGTATTGCTGGTATGGTATTTGAGAAGAGAAAGGCATTATGCCATCCATATGAAGGTCTTAAAGATAAGATTGAAAAGCATGGTTACGACAATAAACAGTTACATCATATTCTACGTTGCGAAGAATTTTTAAAGAGATATATTAATGGTGTTCCATATGCGGAATGTCTAATTCCAACTCGTCCCAAAGATTTAATTGAAGTAAAGGCTTCGTATATCTATTCCAAGGATGAAGCAGTAGAAATGGCAGATAATATTGTTGAAATTGTAAAAGACGTGAAGCAGAAGTATATGGATACTCACGAACCGATTATCAATAAAGTTGCAGAGAAGGTTATGAATGATGTACTTGTGAATGTTCTTAAAAAGAACTTTATGATGGAAATGGAGAATAACAATGACTAGACCCGTACTAATACTCCTTTGCGGAATTCCTGGTTCCGGGAAAACCACTTGGGCAAAAAATTACATATCTAAAAATCCAGATTTTGTACATTTGTCTTCCGATGCAATTCGTGCAGAACTATATGGTGACGAAAATATTCAGGGCAACCCAGTAGAGGTTTTCACATTGATGCAGAAAAAAGCAGTAGAGTCACTAAATGCTGGGTACAATGTAGTATACGATGCAACCTCTATGACTCGTAAGGATAGAGCTGGTATAATTAGTATGTGTCCTAAGTTTACACACATCCAGTGTAACATTATTTGGGCACCGATTGAAACTTGTATTGAAAGAGATGCTGCAAGAGAACGTACTGTTGGCAAAGAAGTTATTGACAGAATGCTTAAGCGTTTCCAGATGCCTTACTATGATGAGGGTATTGATGAGATTAATATTATTCGACCAGAGAATTTTGATTGGGATTCATATTATGATTGCATTATTGATGCCATGAAAATCCCACACGATAACCCTCATCATCAATTGGATATTTATAATCATTGTATGGAAGCATTCAATTATGCAGTAGAAAAACAATTTGATTGGGAGATTCGTGAAGCTGCATATTATCATGATTGTGGTAAACCATATGTGAAGGCTTTTGTTAACACAAAGGGTGAACCTTCTGATACTGCCCACTATTATCAACATCAATGTGTAGGAGCATGGATGGCTTATGGACTTACATTTGATATTCACACTATTTGGCTTATCAGCACTCATATGGCACCATTTCTCAATGAGAAATATTATAAGAATCTTTCACCATATTTAAAGACTATGGTAGATCAGCTACATGAGTGTGATATTCAGGCACACTAACCAAATGGGTACGGCATTTTTGCCGTACCTTTTGTGCAATATGCCAACTTGACAAATGAGGAGCATATGATATAATTACAGTACAAAATTAAAGGAGGAACATTTAAATATGTATGTATATGAAGTATATGCATTACGTTCTGACGGTGAAACTCGTACTAAAACGATTAAGCGCAAAAATCCAATCTCTGATGATAGATGTGAAAAAATCGGAGGAAACTGGGCTGACTATTTAGCGCATACAACTAATTATAATTATGTTTTGTGGGGATGTAATTTTATCAAAGAATGTTAAGGAGGAACAAATATGTACCCTATCCAGATGAAACTAAAGAAAAATGATAAAGTAGTTTCCGTATATAACATTTCTGTAGGAGTAAATGGAACTACTTCTATTGCCACATATTATGACGGGGCTAATTGGTATACAACTAATATTACAAAACTATATCCTATTGACCCATCTGAAACTAGTCGTAATAAGGCTGCAAAGAGGATTCAGATTCTTCATGCAGAATATGTGACTTCTGATGACGAGGCGTTTTCTACAATGCGAGAGGCCATTGATCATGAATATGAAATTATGAATAATGAAGGAGAATAAATATGAAAACTATTCGAAGTAACGTATTTGAAACAAACTCATCGAGCACTCATAGTGTGAGTGTTTCTAGCAAGAATTCTAGTTATGATAGCCACGATTGTTTGGATGCATTTAAAGATTATGATAATAAAGTCCATGTAAAGTTCGGTGAGTTCGGTTGGGAAATTTGCAGTTATGATGTGCCTTATGAAAAGCTACAGTATATTGTTACTATGCTTGTAGAAACTGAAGGTAATAATATTACCCGTGTAGATGACCTATATGAAACTGACGGCTTTAAGCTTATCAATGATGCAGTAGCAGATTATTGTAATTGCGATGGAATCTGGATTGACGAAGATATGAAACTTGATAGTTACGATTGGGACGGAAAGGTACATTACTATATTAGTCATAATGGTTATATTGACCATCAGTCTTATGAAGACTATAGTTCTGTACGGGATTTCCTAGATGATTATGGTGTAGGAATTACTCAGTTCCTATTTGATAGTGGTGTAGTAGTGCATACAGACAATGACAATTATTAAGGAGGATAAAATATGAGACAGGTAAGACGAATGACATTTGAAACTAATAGTTCTTCTACCCATTCAATTACGATTTGTCCACAGGAAACTTATGAAAAGTGGTGTGATGGTAGGCTTTTGTTTGGAGATTGGAATAAAGACTTTCTTGAAGCAGAAGAACTAACTTCTTATGATTATGAGGAGGCTAAGGCTAAGTACGAATCTAGCAAGGGTAAATATTACAAGAGTTGGGATGAACTAAGTGCAGAAGATCGAAAGGATTATACTACAGAGTATGTTCTAAGAAATAAAAAGAAGAAGAGCTATGATGAGTACCTAACACGCAATGAGTGGCTCGCTCGTCATAATAGTGGTACAGAGACATTCTCAGAGTATTACACAACTAATAGTGGAGATAAGATTGTTGCTTTTGGATATTACGGATACGATGGTTAAGGAGGATTTATGAGCCTTTGCGAATATTGCAAAAGTCGCTATTCTTGGGATTGTGACGATGGTCTTGCATATCCTGAATATGGTTGTGAAAATTTTAGCCTAGATTATTGCACATTATCTGATGAGCAGAAAGAAAAAATTATTGATACATTGATGCCAAAAAGGAGCTATTATGATGAATGGTAATTGGGTAAAATACCAAAACGGTAATTATACTGTAAACATTAATTTGGATACTGGAACCAAAATCAGAGAGAACGACCTAGACTTTTTCGATGCAGATTTTCCTGAGTCTATGGATATCAAAATCACCAATCGCTGCAATATGAATTGTCCAATGTGCCACGAGGATAGTAAGTGTGACGGTGCTCATGGTGACATTATGTCCGAGAGCTTTATCGACAGACTACATCCTTATACCGAACTGGCTCTAGGTGGCGGCAATGTTCTTGAGCATCCAGACTTCTATGACTTCCTTGTTAAGTGCAAGAATCTCAAGCTAATCTGTAACACTACTATTCGTCAGGAGCACTTTATGCAGAATCTAGACTTTATTCGTAAGCTTCGTGATGAGGGACTTATTTATGGTCTTGGTATTTCCATATCTAATCCTTGGCAGGATGGCTTCATTGATGCCGTGAAGGAATTTCCTAATGCAGTTATTCATGTTATCAATGGTATTGTAACAATGAAAGACCTTGAGCAGCTTCGTTATTATGGTCTTAAGATTCTGATTCTTGGCTATAAGGAATTTCGCCGTGGTGAAAAGCTTTATGAGAATGCCGATGCAAAAGAGCATATTGATGGTCTTAAGCAAGACTTATACAACTATCTGCCTGAAATTGTAGGGCACGGTTGGTTTGATGTCGTTAGCTTTGATAATCTTGCCATTAAGCAGCTCAATCCTCAGCGTATTATGTCTAAGGAAGCATGGGATGAGATGTATATGGGAGATGATGGCTTGGATGGTGAGATGACCTCGGCAAGTATGTATGTAGACCTCGTAAAGCGTGAGTTTGCTCGTAACTCTTGTGCAGTGGATCGTTATCCTATTATGGAAGATATCAAGGATATGTTTAACTTTTTGAGAGGTAGAAATGGATTGGATTAACATCAATGATAAATGGCCTGAGAAATACCAAGACGTAATTATATGTACCAATGAAGGTATTGTTAAATCAGCCCTCCATATGGGCAATGCAAAATTTAGCACATACCTTCAAGTTGCATATTGGATACCGATGCCAGAAGCTCCAAAGATGGAAGTGGCAGAGGTTATTGAAGAACCAGTAAAGAAAAAACGTGGCAGATCTAAAAAGGAGAAGTAATTATGGATAAGACTACAATTGGCGACCGTATGAAAAATAACTACGAGAATATTACTAGGTATTATCTAACTCGTAGAATGCCCGTTATCATTCGTGTTGACGGCCGGAGTTTTCACACTTTTACAAAGGGTTTTAAGAAGCCGTTTGATGATATTCTAGTCAAGACTATGCAGGATACTATGAAGTATCTCTGTGAAAACATTCAGGGCTGTGTTCTTGGCTATACTCAGAGTGACGAGATTTCTCTTGTACTGACAGACTATGCAGAACTTACAACAGATGCGTGGTTTGGAAACAACTTACAGAAGATGTGTAGTGTTTCTGCAAGTATGGCTACTATGGCTTTTAATAAATATTTTAGAACAATGATTGAAGATTATTGTGAATATGATCCAACAGCATCTTTTGAACAAAGAAACAAATATATTGATGCCTATGATAAAGGTGCAATGTTTGATTCTCGTGTCTTTACAATTCCCAAGGAAGAAGTTTGCAACGCACTCATTTGGAGACAACAAGACGCTACTCGTAACTCCATTCAGTCCGTAGGTCAGGCAAACTTTAGTCAGAAAGAGCTAAATAGCAAGTCTTGCAACGACATTCAGGATATGCTTATGCTTCAGAAGGGTATCAATTGGAATGATTATGCCACAACTCTAAAGCGTGGTAGTTGCTGCATTAAGACTGTTATTCAAGACCCTGATGTTGATATCAAGGATGGTGCATATCCTGTCACTAGATGGGTAATTGATAATGAGATTCCTATTTTTACCCAGGACAGAAACTATGTTGAGAAACTAATTTGAGGTAAAATTATGACTATTATTTATAAGTGCGATACTTGTGGACATGAATTTAAAAGTTCTAAGGAATGTAGGATGTGCGAAGCATCTCATATGGTTCCAGTAGATAGAATTAAGTATATGATTATGCTTAATTGTGGAAATGTTTGTGATTATTGCAACCATTCATACTATGTCTATGGTTGTGAACAAGATTGTGAATATAAGGATTGCAGACATTCAAATAATTATAAAGACTTCGTTCCAACGGAGCCTTTGCACGATAAGAGGATTAGTGGTGCATGAAACATTCTAACTTATATTGGATGATTTATTGGAGTTGTAGAAAGAAGTATGGCAAATATGGAGCCAGATATGCAATGAGAGCAATTGCAAAGAAAAGAGGAATTAAATGAGTTATTGGGATTATGATGAACCTATGTGGGAACCTTCTGAAGCAGATGAGCTTTTTGATGAACTAAAATCAAAACTTATTGATGCAGCAAAAGCCTCCTTAAAGAACGATATGGAATCTCTTAAAAGTCGCAATGCATATCTTGAGAAGCGTAATAAAGAGCTAGAAGACAAAGCACGAGAAGTATCAAGAAAAGAAAGTGATTTGGAATACAAATCACGAAACCTTCGCAGAGAAGTAGAAAGAGAATTTTATAAGACTGCTATTGATGATTTATTGAAAGATGCACTTGAAAAATCTCAAATATGGTTTGCAGATAATAAACCACATGAAAAGCCTAAGTGTAATAAATGTGATGAAAATAGAAACTGGGTTTTGACTTGGCCTGATGGTACAACTACAAGTAAGAAATGCACATGCTCTCAGCCAGATTATTGGTATGAACCACAGGAAACATGGATTGATTATATAAGATATATAGTCAAAGACAGTAATTATCAATCCGAAAGATATTATCGACTTGATAAAAGTTATCAATACACTGGTGACAGCAGATGGAACGATTACTCATACGGAGACTTTGGAATCCAGTTTGTATATGATAAGTTCTGCGACGATGTTATTGAGAAGCGTGAACAACTTGGATATGGGAAAAAGATTGGGTTTAAATCTAAAGAAGAATGCCAGAGGTATTGTGATTGGTTGAACGAAAGGAAAAATAGAAATGAAGAATAATTTACATATTGAAAGTCCGTTAACTCCAACTGCTGTAAAAATTTATACCGAAGATGGTGTACCATATCTAGATTATATTGGCACGTGTTATATGAGTGATGGATGCAAGTACAAGATTCATCTTCCAAAAGTTGGGCTTGAATTTACACAAGTGACTCAGCAAGAGGATAATGAGTATTTTGATTGTTGTGGTTATTAGCATAAGATTCTACTAGATTTTAGAGTTCTTGTAACAGATGGTAATTTTTACACATATGAAATTCTTGAACGTGATGTATCTAAGAAACAGCTAGAAAAGGAGCTTGGCTATAAGCTGAATATTAAGGAGTGATTATATGATTTCTAAAGAAACTTTTATCAAGACTATAGAACGTCTTGAGAACCTAAACGATAGAATGGAAGCTGCAGACAAAGCTATGCAAGCACTTTGTGAAGATTTTGGCAGTTTTTATATTTGTGATGCTTTCAACATCACGACAAATCTATTAAGTGAGATTTTCAACGACAAGGAGAATGACTGGCTAGGCTACTTTATTTGGGAGCGTGATTGGCTACATAAATTTGAGCTTGGTGATATTGAGATTGGTGGTTATTGCGTAAAGATTGAAAATTGGGGAGATGTGTATGATTTCCTAATTAGTGAAATGAGGGACTAATATGTGTAAGTATTGTGATTCGGCATCCAATGAGTGTGAAATTTTCTTTGAGCCTCTAACACAAGAGTATGTTCTTAATATTCAGACTTCGGAATGGGACACATATAATGACGATTGGGTATATCAAAAAGAATACATTAGTTACTGTCCTTGGTGCGGAAGAGACCTTGAGAATAAGGTTGATTTCTTGAAGGATAAAACTCCAGTATTTAGATTCACAACTGAATATACTCTTGATAATGTAAATAAGATTTATAAGTCTCTTTTAGAAAGATATCCAAATCTAATTGCGCTTCCACAGGATTTTGATGTTGATTGGATGACTAGAGAAGATTTTGAAAATTGGGTTAAGCTTATGAGAGAACATTTTGAGGAGCAAACGAAGAGCGAATGCAAGTGTAACGGTATAAGAGATAGGTGTAATCTATCACCAAAATATCAATGTGAGGATGATTAAATATGAAGATTTTAGTTGACGATATGCCCAAAGATAGAGACGGTTGTCCTTGGTCTGAATATGAACATGCCACATGGGCATATTCTGGTTTTTATTTCTGCACATATCCAAGACCAGAAGGAGTATGTAATGGAACGGATAAGTGCCCGTTTTTTATGAGCTTTAAGGATTATATGAGCAAACCAGTCGTGGGTATTGATGGGACAATTGGAATATGATTAACACATTTTATTATTTTGAGTCTACATATATTGACATGATTCATGATAAACATCCAAGAAACATAGGTGATATTGTATACTGTTCTGATACAAATAGTTTGTATGTATACGATGGTTCATATTTTAATAAGATATATGCTAGTCCAGAAGCTACCGTAAAGAAAAAATACGGTAACAAGGTGCTTAAATGTCCCAACTGTGGAGCGCCTCATAAAGAAACAGATGAACGGTGTGAATACTGTGGTAATTATTTTACGGAGGAATTTTTATGAAATACGAATTTCATGTAGGCGACTATGTTGAAAATAACTATGGTAAAGTTGGGTATATCACCAGTGTAAAATATACAAAGTCAAACAATGATGTTTTTTACGACATAGAGATAGCTTATTATAATGCCGATATTGTTGGTGTGCTTCATGGCGACCAAAGTTTAATCCAAGATCACTTCAACCGTATCGGACAGTACGATTTTACTAAAAAAGATAAAAATAAGATTGAATCTTTAGATTATACTGAACGTTTTATTCGTGAATCCACGGTCGGTTCTACACTGATTAGTTACATGAAGAAAATCAACGAATTGGTAGATGCTGTAAATGAACTGAGGAATAAATAATGGGTATTTATTGTTTTACAAGACCAGACCAGATGGAAGGACACAAGTTTACTGATGATGTTGCAGTCGTATGGGCGATTAGTAAGAAGTCTGCAATCAAGAAGTTCTCTGTGCTATATGTAGATGTGCAGGAGAATGAAGTCGATAAAATTGGCTTCTGGACTCATGCCAGAGTTTTAACAGATTATTAACGGAGTGATTTAATGAATAAGATTGATAGAATTAAAGAATTAACTGAATTGCTTAACAAAGCCTCAGATTCATATTACAATACCGGCGATACAATTATGGAGGATCATGAGTTTGATACATTCCTAGAAGAGCTTTGTTCTTTAGAGCAAGAAACTGGATTTGTTATGGCGACTTCTCCTACTCATAAGGTTGGATATGAAGTAAAGTCTGAACTACAGAAGGTCACTCATAACCACCCCATGCTATCTTTGGCAAAGACTAAAGATTGGAATGAGTTTATCATATACTTTGGCAGTAAAGATGTTATTGGTATGCTCAAGATGGATGGGTTAACGTGTTCGCTTCGTTATGTAAATAGCGAGTTAGTATCAGCAGAAACTCGTGGTAATGGAGAAATTGGAGAAGATATCTTCCATAATATTAAAACCGTAAAGACAGTTCCACAGAAGATTCCATATAAGGATGAACTCATTGTTGATGGTGAGATTATTTGTACATATGAAGACTTTGAGCCATTCTCTACTGAATATAAAAATCCAAGAAACTTTGCTTCAGGAAGTATCAGACTGCTTGATTCGAACGAATGTGCAAAAAGGCCTCTAACTTTTGTGGCTTGGAATGTAATCAAGGGCTTTGATAATGAAAATAGCTTCTTGCGTAAGCTAGTACTTATTGACGAGTTAGGTTTTACTGTTGTTCCGTGGACTAGTTCTTTTGATTGGGATGCGAAGGAATTTTTGGTCAATAAGGCTAAGAAGCTTGGATACCCAATTGATGGTTTGGTTGGACGTTTTGGTGATATTAAGTATGGGGAGAGCCTTGGGGCAACATCACATCATAGTAATGCAGCTTACGCATTTAAGTTCGGTGATGAAACTTATGAAACGGTACTAAGAGATGTTGAGTGGAATACGACAAGAACCGGAATTATTGCTCCAGTAGCCGTTTTCGATGAGGTTGACCTAGACGGAGCACTAACGACAAGAGCAACACTTCATAACCTTTCTATTATTGAGCAACTAGAACTCGGTATTGGGGATACTATCACGGTGTACCGTAGTAATATGGTGATTCCAAAGATTGACGATAACCTAACTCGTAGCAATACATTGAAGATTCCAACTGTCTGTCCTTGTTGTGGTCATCCTACGGAGGTCAAGTATACAGATAATAGCAAGGTACTAATGTGTACTAATCCAGATTGTCCCGCAAAGAAGTTGGCTCGATTCACTCACTTTGTAAGTCGTAAGTGTATGAATATTGATGGACTGTCGGAACGTACTCTAGAGCTTCTAATCTCTAATAATTTAATTAAGAATTTCCGTGATATTTATCATTTAAAGGAGCATGTGGGTAAACTATGCACCTTAGATGGAATGGGTAAAAAATCAGTTGAAAATCTATTAAATAGTATAGAAAAAAGTAGAGATGTTAAGCTAGAAAATTTCATTGCAGCACTAGGTATTCCTAACATCGGACTATCTGCAGCAAAGGCTATCAGCAAAAAATTTAATGGTAGTCATTATGATTTTGTAATAGCATTAGCTAATGATAACTATGACTTTTCTCAGATTGATGATTTCGGTGAGATTACTAATAAGTCATTGCACGATTGGTGGCATAGTAAAGACCCAATGGTAGAATTGTTGCCTATGGAAGTAAACTTTATTGTTGAGAATACAGGTTCCAACGCCAGTCTTGACGGCAAGAGTTTTTGCATTACTGGTGGTCTTACTCACTACACTAATAGAGATGCTCTTGTTAAAACCATTGAAGATAATGGTGGAAAGTATGTGTCTAGTGTGAGCAAGAAAACCGATTATCTTATCAATAATGATAAGACTAGTACAAGTGGCAAAAATAAAAAGGCTATGGATTTGAATATTCCTATTATTAGTGAAGAAGATTTTATAAATATGATTGGAGAGTAATATGACAAATAAAGAATATTATATGACAATTCCCAAAGATATACGAATGCTTGCCAATACAGATTATTCTTATTATTGTGAAGCTATGGCTAGACATCTTGGTATCGCTGCAAAAACAATGAGGTCTTATGTAACAATGGAAGAATTTGTTGCGCCAAGACTAGAAAAATATAAACAAGATGTAGATGAAATTTTTAATAGCATTCCAACTCTTATTGGTGAAGTTCTAAGTAAAAAATAATTGGAGGTGTCTAAATGCCGAATATTGTTGGTGATTATTCAACAGCTATTATTGACATTTTTAAGGATGTCGTGACAAATTATGAACGCAACCTTGAAGTTATCAAACAAACAGAAGATGAACTTAATGACATCAATCATGAGATAGAGCTTTCTGCCCCAAAAGATATGTACAAGGGTTATGTAATGTATAAGACTCTTCGTGAGCTTAGACTAAAGCGACGTTGTGCAAAAGAAGAGAATGAACTGCTACAAGAAATGTATGAATACATTACAAGTCAGAGTGGCAAAGAGTTTAAAAATAGAATGCAGAAAATTCAAGGACATTCTGTCGATCTGCATAAGAAACAAGAGAATAGGACTTATGTTCCTAGACAGAGAAGTGATTTGACCATTACTGATAAGACTTGCACGGCATATAAACCGTTTGAGCAAATGCTAAAGGAGTTCAACCAGACCAAAGTAACTATGCAAGGTGGAAAATTGCGTAAATGACCTCTTGACAAATATTACAAGTGGTGCTATACTTACAATACAAAATTAATGAAGGAGGAAACCAAATGGATGAGAATATCAATGTAGTAGAGGATACTACTAACGAGGAGACTGCAACCAATGATGTAGAGAATGAGTTTAAATCTAAAGTAGAGAATGTTGTCGAGCAGATTCGTACACAGGCACTATTGCTCGGCGCACGTTCTATGTGTGTAACTATTGCCAATATGATTGATGGTGATATCAACAAACCTGGTAAGCGTTCTATGGCTGATATGCGTAGAATCGTAAAGAAGGTGCGTGATTTCTGCCAGAATGCAATTAATCATACTGTTGAAACGCCAAGTTTTGATGACGAAGAGGAGAAGACGGATGAGTAATCATAAACTTTTTTGCATTATGGGTGAGACTGCTTCTGGCAAGGACACTTTAACCAAGAAGCTATGTGAAGACACTGGTATGAGGTCAATTGTCAGCTACACTACCCGTCCTCGTCGCACAAATGAAGGCGATACTCATATCTTTGTAGATGATTCTGTCTATAAACAGATGAAGTCCGAGGATAAGATTGCTGCATTCACAGAGATTAATGGCAACAAGTATTGGAGTACGACAGATCAGTTATACGAGAATGATATTTACATTATCGACGCTTTGGGCCTACAGACTCTTGAAAACCTAGGACTTGAAGATATTGACCTTTGCTCTATTTATATAAACGTTCCCCTTGAGGTTCGTCTAGAACGTGCTATATATCGTGGCGATTCTATTGAGGATTTCTTTTCTAGGAATAAGTCTGAGATGAGACAGTTTGTTCAGATGAAAGCACTTGGTGGGTTTGATTATGCTATTAGCAATCTGAATGAGGATAAAGCATATGCTGTGCTAAAGTATATTGTTGAAGTAGAAACAGTACAAAATTAATATAAGGAGTGAACCGATGGAGAACAAGACATTTAGTATGATAGAATTATTCAGTGGTATCGGGGCACAAGAAAGAGCATTAAGACAACTGAAAATTCCTTATAAAATTATCAATACATGTGACTGTGATAAGGACGCGGTATTGTCATATGCAGCAATGCGTTTTGACATTGATTCTGCTATGAAGACATATCAATTTTCTACACAAGATAAGATGATTGAAGAACTACAGAATAAGGGGTTTGGCTATGATTTTATGAAGGGCAAACATACGATTACGAGCCGTACTCCTATTAATAAACTAAAGCAGTATTATATTGCAGATAAACTAAGCAATAACCTTGGAGATATTTCTAAGGTTGATAGACTACCATATGCAGATATGGTTACATATTCGTTCCCATGCACCGATTTGTCAGTCGCCGGCAAGGGTGAAGGTATGGTCAACAAGTGTTCTTGTGGATACTCTTGGCCTATTGATTTTAGTAACGATAGCGAATCTTTGATTTGTCCTAATTGTGGGGCGAAGGTACAATCTAGTACTCGTTCTGGTTTGCTTGGTCAAGTACAGAGACTTCTCGTAGTATCAAAGAAGGAAAATACACTACCAAAGTATTTACTTCTTGAGAATGTCAAGAATCTTGTTGGTAAGAAGTTTAAGCCACAATTCGATGCTTGGATTCGTTGGCTAGATAGCATTGGTTATAATACTTACTATCAGGTTCTCAATTCTAAGCACTTTGGTATTCCTCAGAACAGAGAGCGTATTTTTGCCCTATCAATTCGTAAAGATGTAGATAATGGCAAATTTAAGTTCCCAGAGCAGATTCCTCTAACTACTCGTCTAAAAGATATTCTAGAGAAGACTGTAGATGAAAAATATTACCTCTCTGGTGATAAGGTAGAAAGCATTCTTGCAAACTTTATTGCAAGACAGAATGAAGCTAGTGGTATTAATCTAAAGGATCAGGCAACAACTTTTGATGGTCTAACAGATATTGCACATACTCTTATGGCTAGAGATTATAAGGGCTTTGGTAATCAGTCTATGACTGGTGTTATTGAGCCTAGCATTGAAGTACTTGGTCATTATATGCCGAGTGGGCATGAAGCGTCTAGAGTTGTAGATGCCGATGGTATTGCACCGACTGTTAAGGAAAATCACGGTACTGTTACGGCAATTGTCGAACCTAAGATTATTAAGGTTGGTCAATTAGATTCTAGCTTTGACCAAAGTGGTAGAGTATATAGTGCAGAAGGTATTGCACCTACAGTTATGTCAAATTCTTATGGTAAGACATCTGGCGGCTATACTTCGCCTAAGATTTTAGTTGATGAAAATTCAGATAAATTGATTAAGGTTGAAGTACCACAAACGGTCAATGTTAGAAAGTACGAAGTAGACATAGATGCTCTTCAAAAGCTACTTCGTGATGCAAAATCTAAGTCATCATTTACCAATAAAGATATTGCAGAAAAACTCGACCAATCTTTGACAACAGTAGAGCATTGGTTTAGAACCGATGAATGCTTTAGCATTCCGTCTCCAGATGTGTGGATGAGCCTAAAAGAACTTCTCAATATTACAACAGATGACTTTGATGAAAGCATCACTACATTTGAGGAAAGACTTGGAGTATTTGAGAAGAGTAATAGATGTTATTTAGAAAATGGCATTTTTCCAACAATTACTTGTGGACAAAACGAAAAGATTATTGTTTCAGAAAATGTTGAGCCATTCATTGTAGCTTCTCGTGGTCGCAATCCAGAAAATCCATCAGACAGAACTACTGGTTCTCCTACTGAGCAGAGACTTGAAGCCAATACGAATGGAGTTACCAATACGATTACTACTGTTGCCAAGGATAATTATGTAATGGAGCCTGTCGTTTGTGAGCAGCGTTGTGATGAAGGACTAAGATTATTCAAGGATGATGTTGTTGGCACTCTTCGTACTATTGATGCTTGTGGCGACAAGAGAGTAATTGAGCCAGAACTGACACAAATTGGAACTATTGACGGGAACGGGCATGAAATTCGCAGAAGAGTGTATGATGCAGATGGGATATCTCCAACTTTATGTGGAGTCGGTAGCGGTGGTAATACCGAACCAAAAGTTTTAGTTAAAGACGATGATGTCAATCCTGTGAGAATTGGGAACATCTATGGCGAACAGTTTGGTACTGGATATGCTGGTAATGTGTGGGATCAGGATTCTGTTTCTCCTACTATTATGACCGCACAAGGAGGCAATAGACAGCCCCTTGTAGTGGACGATGTTAAGTGGAGAATTAGAAAGCTAACACCACTAGAATGCTGGAGACTGATGGGATTCTCTGATGAGGACTGTAATCGTGCTTCTGCCTATGTGAGTGATTCTTCTCTTTATAAACAGGCCGGCAATAGCATTGTTACGTCTTGTCTCGTAGCCATCTTCTATTCTCTATTATTCAATGATAGCAGCACAAAATGGTCTGATTATATTGTACAGTACAAAATTAACGGAGGAAATGAATGAAGGTACTAGAACTTTTTGCTGGAACAAGAAGTATCGGCAAAGCTTTTGAAAAGCATGGTCACGAAGTTTATTCCATCGAATGGGACAAAAACTTTGAGAACATTGACTGGTATGAGGACATTAGTAAAATTACTGCACAAGATATTATTGATAGGTTTGGACACCCAGATGTTATCTGGGCAAGTCCAGACTGCACAAGTTTTAGTGTTGCAGCAATTAGCTATCATCGTCGCAAGAATCCAGAAACGGGCAACCTTGACCCAGTAAGTGATTATGCAAAATTCTGTGATAATGTTGACCAGCATGTTCTTGATTTAATTCGTGAACTTAAACCAAAATATTGGTTCATTGAGAATCCTCGTGGCGGAATGCGTAAAATGACGTGGATGCAAGGACTTCCAAGATATACCGTAACGTATTGTCAGTATGGTGATACTCGTATGAAGCCTACAGATATTTGGACTAATCACCCAAATCCAAAGTTCAAGCCACCTTGTCATAATGGAGATCCGTGCCATGAACCAGCACCAAGAGGAAGTAAAACTGGTACTCAAGGACTTAAAGGTTCAATAGACCGTTCTAGGATTCCAGATAAGCTATGTGAACATATCGTTGAAATATGTGAGAAAGGTTGAGTAATTATGAAGTATAGAATTGCGTTGGATTGTGATGATGTCATTAACAATTTGAATGAAGTTGTGTGCAAGGTATTCAATGAGGAAAACGGCACAGACATTACAGAGGATACTTTTACGGCATATGACATCTATAAGTGCCTACCATTTGAATTTGCAGAAAAGTATGCAGCCCTATGGAAGAGAGAAGATATTTGGCGTTCGCTAACTCCTGTATATCACTCTCAGTGGGGAGCAAAGAAGCTAGTCGATGATGGTTTTGATGTATATATTACAACTGCAACTCATTGGGAAAACTTTCCGTGGAAGGTTGAATGGCTACAGAGTTACTTCCCGTTCATTGACGAATCTCGTATTATCTGTGTCAGAGATAAGAGTATTCTAGATGTAGATGTAATGATTGATGACAACCTTGACAACCTTATTGGCAACATTAGGTGTAATAGAGTTCTTCTAGAAAAGCCTTGGAATAAGGATGCTCATGATGAAGTTTATGGCATTAAGCGTTGTACAAATTGGGATGAAATTGTTATTGCAGTAGAAGAGTTTTATAAGCAAGACGAGGAGTTGATGGCAAGTTGAATGTAAAAATTTTAAATCCAGATGCCGTATCAAAGCTATTCACTAATTGGGGTGAAACAAGTGCAATTTGTTATGATACTCATACCGATGACCCAACTCCAATTGGTAAAGGCTGTATGGCAAACGGACACTTTAGTGGAAGCCGTGGTGACTTTATTAAGTTTTTGGTAACAGACATTCCTCGTTTTACTGTTGACCAAGCGGTGAGACATGAGATTGGCGTGTTTAAGAATGTCCAGTCGTTTCGCTATGTAGATAAAGATTGTTTTTCATATGAAGTACCAGTAGAGATTGCAGATAATCCTGAATTGTTGGCAAAGTATGATAAGCATATGCAAGACACAATGAATCTATATGAAGATATTCAGTCCTACGTTCTATCCAAAGGCAAGACACAAGAAAGAGCAAACGAACAGGCAAGATATGTACTTCCGATTTCAACACATACTGCTTTCGTAATTGGTTTTACTGTGGAGGGTATTATCCATTTTATGCATAAGAGACTATGTTCTCGTGCTGAAGATATTATTCGTCAGCTAGCAGTAGAGATGAAGAAAGAAGTTATTAAAATTTTGCCCAACCTTGAATCTAGACTTGTGCCAGAGTGTCAGTATTTGCTTTGGTGCCCCGAAGGAAAAAAGTCCTGTGGTGTATATCCAACTAAGAAGCAGCTTAAAGAAATTTTAAGCAATAATGGAGGAAACTAAAATGGAGCATTTTGAAATTCATAAATGTCCAACAAGCATTTTGGTTACAAAAGAACCAATAGCAGCTTGTGGTTGTCATTTTGCAAGATTTTTTGATGATGGGTCTGTGGAATGTCTTCTTAGCCAAGAAGGATTTGATACGCTCATGGATTGTTGGCTCGAAAAGTACGGCAAGTGTCCGTTCTTAGTAGATATAAAAAGTTATTTAGATAAGGAGAGATGCCTATGACAGTAGAACAGTGGCTAGGAAAAGATAATCTGCTCGGTATTGATATTTGGCTACGCAAATATCGCAAGAGCGAAGAGTCATTTGATGAATGGCTAGACAGAGTTAGTAATGGTAATAAGAAAGTAAAGAAAGCAATCATTGATAAGAAGTTTATTCCTGGTGGCCGTATTCTGAGTAATAGGGGAGTAAAAGATACGAGAGTTACTTACTCAAATTGTTATGTAGTAGCTCCGCCAGAAGATTCTATTGAATCAATCTATGAGAGTCGTAAGAAGTTAGCCCGTACATATTCGTATGGTGGTGGTTGTGGTATTGACCTATCTAAACTTGCCCCTGCTGGTGCTAAAGTACATAACCAAGCAGAGAAGACTAGTGGTGCAGTAAGTTTTATGGAAGGGTATAGCCAAACAACTGAGGAGATAGGGCAGCAGGGAAGGCGTGGGGCCTTAATGATTAGTCTTGATTGTCATCATCCAGACCTACTAGACTTTATCGACATTAAAACAAAGGATGGTAGTGTAACCAAGGCTAATATTTCTGTCCGTGTAACTGATGATTTTATGCAGTCAGTCGAAGATGATACCGATTGGGTTATGTCTTTTACCCGTAAAGAAACTGGTGAAACTATCACTAAGACCGCAAGAGCAAGAGATATTTTTAATAAGCTATGTGAGAACAATTGGAACTGGGCAGAGCCAGGTATTTTATTTTGGAATAATATTGAAGAGTATAACCTACTAAGCAATAACCCAGACTTTGAGTATGCTGGTACTAACCCATGTGCTGAGGAGCCATTGCCTGCTGGGGGAAGCTGTCTACTCGCATCTATCAACCTCTCTGCATTTGTAGATGATTGTGGCGACTTCATGTACGATAACTTCTATGACACGATTGATGTTGGCATTAGATACTTAAATGAGGTACTTGATGAGGGTCTTCCTCTGCATCCTCTACAAGAACAGAGAGATAGTGTAAGGGATTGGCGTCAGGTTGGCTTAGGTGTTATGGGTGTAGCAGATATGCTTATCAAGATGCACCTACGTTATGATAGTGATGAAGCAATTGAGCATTGCCGTGATATTTCTATGGCTATGGCAAACCATGCTATGTATATTTCTTCTAACCTAGCTTGTGAGAAGGGTACATATCCCAAGTACACGAATGACGTAATTGATACTCCATTCTTTAGGGCTAATGCAGACACTCTAACAAAGAATATGATTGAGAACTATGGTCTACGCAACAGTCAGCTCCTAACTATTGCACCTACTGGCACTATTTCCACAATGCTCGGTATTAGTGGTGGTATTGAGCCTATTTTTGCAAAGAGCTATAAACGTAAGACCGAATCTCTGCACGAAACAACACAGTATTATGATGTTCTTACTCCCATTTATCAGAAGTACGCAGATGAGCATAATCTTACTGTTAATGATAAATTCCCAGATTGGTTTGTTGATTCTTCAGAAATTGACTACAACAAACGTGTAGTTATGCAGGCCGCTTGGCAGATGGGTATTGATGCAAGTATCAGTTCTACTGTAAATCTACCAAACGAAGCAACAATTGATGATGTTAAGAATATCTATATGTCTGCTTGGAAGAATGGGCTGAAGGGTATTACAATTTATCGTTCTGGTTGTAAGCGTGAAGGTGTGCTAGTCGTAGAGAATAACAACAATCAGACAAACTTTAAGACAGAGGAAGAGATTCCTCGTGGTGCAATTATGAATTGTTCTGATGACCTTATTGGCTATAAGCGTAAGATTACAAATGGTTGTGGTAAATTCCATTTGGAGCTTTTCTTTGATGATACAGATGGCAGACCTTATGAAACATTTATCAATATGGGCAAGGGTGGTGGATGTGAGAGAAACCTTGAGTTTATCTCTAAGTTAATATCTCTTGCTCTGCGTGGTGGTATTCCTATCGAATCTATTATAGAGACTGCTAAGGGCGTACGTCCTTGTCATTCATTTTGTGATAGAAGAAAAGATTATGGAGACACGTCTAAAGGAACATCTTGCCCTAGTGCAATAGGATGGGCATTAGAAGACCTTCAGAAAAAAATTAATAATATGTGTTCCTTTGATGATGAGGATGATACAGATTACGAACCTCATGTTATGAGCCAAGAAAAACTAGATGCAATTAAATCTGGTATATGCCCAGAGTGTGGAGAGCCAATGACACACGAAGGTGGATGTGACATTTGCAAATCATGTGGTTATAGTCACTGTGGTTAATAATACAAAATTAATGGAGGATTAATGCTATGAATAAGAATGATAATCTTAATAAGACTTTTGCTGTAAATTATGATTGCTGCAAGACAGACACAGCATCTAACAAGGCTACTTATCGTTGTGCCATCTGTGGCAAGGCTTATGACACTATTGACGAGCGTGTAGCTTGCGAGACTAAGTGTCTAGCCGCAAGGAAGAAGGCTCAGGCAGAGCTAGAGAAGAAGAGGCTAGAGGAAAAGAAGACTGCTCGTAAGGCTGAGATTGATAAGAAGTATAAGGAACTAGCTATTCTTGTAAAGGACTATTGCAAGGACTATGGTTCTCTACAGATTGGTGAATCCAATTACTTTGAGGATGATTATCCTACTCTGTCTAAGCTACTAGGATGGTGGTTCTAATGAGACACTTTGAAGTAGTTAAAGATGAACACAGAAAGAATAGTGGGGACATCCAGCTCCCCACTCGTGCTACAAAAGGCAGTGCTGGATATGATTTCTATAGCCCTATTTCTGTAGATATTGAACCTATGTGCTCCCAAATGATTTGGACAGATATTTGTAGTAAGTTTGAAGATGATGAGGTTCTTCTAATCAATGTGCGTAGTTCTATGGGGAAACAACCAGTAATGATTGCAAATACACAGGGTGTGATTGATCCATCATATTATGGAAACCCAGATAATGGTGGAAACATTGGGATTCGTTTATTTAACCTAGGTAAGACTATTTATACTGTTCATGCTGGAGATCGTATAGCTCAAGGCACGTTTGTTAAGTATCTAATCACAGATGATGACGATACAACAACAGAAAGAGTTTCTGGCTACGGTTCTACAGGTGTATAAACAAAACAGTACAAAATTAACGGTAAAACGTAAAAAAATAAGGGGTGGCGTTTGCCGTCCCTTTTATTATTAGGAGAATATTTATGAAAATATACTATATGCCATATGGCACAACTCAAGAAGAAATAAATAAACTAAGAAAATCAATCAATGAAAAAATTATAGTTGTCATTAGCGGCAACGATGACTTCAAAACAAATTTAAAAGATTTTATAGTGGCTGCTAAAAAGTAGCCGCTATTTTATTGCGTTTGCATAACCACAATGTTATAATAGACATAACAACAATGTGAAAGGATGTGTAAAAATGATTTCACAAAGAGCAGCGGCATATTGCCGTTTATCTAAAGAAGATGGTGACGACGAAATTAGCCAAAGTATTGAGAATCAAAAACAATTACTTGAAGAATTTGCAAAGAAAAATAATATAATTATTGATAAGTTTTATATTGACGATGGCTATAGCGGAGCAAAAATGAGCCGTCCAGCATTTGACCAATTAAAAGACGATTTAAATAGCGATAAAGTTGATTTAGTTCTTGCAAAAGACTTATCTCGTATTGGTCGTAATAGCCCAAAGGTGCAATTATTCTTAGAAAACATAATTGAACAAGAAAAAAGAGTTATAGCACCAGGAAACAATTATGATTCACTAAATGAACAGGCACAAGAAATGGTCGGAATACAAACATGGGTAGATGAAAAATATGTGCGTGATGTTAGTAGAAAAGTTCGTGGAGCCATCGACACTATGCAACGTAACGGCAAATACATAAGTTGTGTGCCATATGGCTATTATATTGATCCATTTAAAAAGGGAGTATACTATGTCGATGAAACATGTGCAATATATGTTAAAGAAATGTTTGATATGTATTTAAATGGATTTGGAGTAAGAGCAATAGCAAAAGAATTCACCATTCGTAACATTCCAACTGGTAGTATGATTACAAAACAAAGACTAGAACGTTTAGGAAAACCATATAAAGGTACTGCATCTAACAGATGGTATCCAAATGTTATTATGGATATGCTAAAGAATGATTTCTATATTGGAACTTTAACATTAGGAAAAACAAAAAGACGTTCCATACATGGTAAAAAAATAAAACAACCAGAAGAAAAACAATATGTATTTGAAAATGCACATGAACCAATTGTAGATAAAGAAACCTTCCAATTAGTACAAAATACAATTGCAAATAGAGGAGTTACAAATTTTCGTGGAAGAAGAATACAAACAAGACCGAACATATTTGTAGGGGTTCTATATTGTGCAAAGTGTGGCAATCGTTTAACATCCGCTGGTAAAAATAAAAATACAAGATATGTTTGTAGTTTATATAATACACATGGCACAGACTTTTGCTCAAGCCATTCTATAACCGAAAGAGATTTAAAAGAAGCATTAATATATTTTCTTGAACACTGTAAAGAAAATTTATCGGAAGCAATAAATGACTTGGACAATATTATTCATAAAGACTCTCAGAAATCGGAAGATAATATTATAGAGGTTTTAGAAAAAGATATTGCTCGTGTTGAATATGAAGTAAAAATACTTTTAGAACAAAAAATGCGTGAAACAATGAAAAACCCATCTATGATTTCAATGATTGATGAAATGTATGAAAAAATGCTAGAAGAAAAATATGATGGTTTAAAATCATTAAAAACACAATTAGAAGATAAAAAGAGCAATATGTTTGACGACAATAGTATCTACAAAAACTTGACTTCTGCAATGGACATTATGACAAAAATTATAGAAACTAAAGACATTACAAAAAGACAAATTGCAACTATAGTAGATAAAATAGTCGTACATGAAGATGGTGGATTAGACATCTATCTAAAGGGCAACTTACATGAACTTTGTACGAATTATGTACAATACAAGATGACAGACAAAGAAAAAATATTAGCTGCCACTTTAGACTATATAAAAACTACCCCCGATTATATTATACCCACAGCAGCTTGGAAATATTCACGTGCTCAAGGATGTCGTGTAGGATACCCAAATTATTTTAGAATATTTAGTGTTTTAATTAAAACTGGTTATGTAGTAAAGAATGAAGGATACAATAAGGGGTATAGGCTAAACCGCCCATTCAAAACTCTGTATGATGATTTCAAAAATAACAACATTGACTATGACGCCTCACTGTGCAAGAACAATAATGTTACATTAGAAAATATTAAAGACATATGTAAATGGGTACAATCATTACAATATAAGAAAAAGTTATTTTAACACTCCCCTACTATTGGTGCTATCACATTGCCAATTTTGACCTAATATTTGATAGAAAAGTGATTGCATTTTTGACGAAAAACATTATAATATTTATACAAGGAGGCGATTTTATGACAACTAAATCAGAAACAAAAGTCATCACAGTAAGGCTCTCAGAAGAAACCAAATTCGCAATTGAAATGGCAGCTCACGCAGAAAATAGATCAGTAAACAATTGGATATTAAATGTCATAAAAAATCATTTAAAAGAACAAAATGCAAAAAAATAAGGGCTACACATTAAGTGTAACCCTTTATTTTATTTTGTGCGCTTCCACATAAAAACACTTAAATATGGAGGCATATTATTATGTGCCTTACCACCACCACGAGTATATCCTTGCATTACAAACTCATTGCCAGAAACAATCTTATATGGTCTATTCTCATATTCTCCATAACCAGCGGCACCAGTTGAATTTAGATAGTAACTGTTCGTATCCCCACCTCTATCAGCCCAGCCAGAGTCATTAAAGTTATCATACATATGACCTTGGTGAGCAGGCATTTCATCCACAGTAAGTGTATGTGTGGCTTCGCCACCAGTAGAACCTGCAGCATAACTTGAACCTGCCGCCAATAAAAATCTATTCTGTATTTGCTCCCATGTACCACCAAAAAAAGCTTGTGGGCTTACATTATTAACACTCATATAGATACTTCCAACAGGATAAATCAAATCTATAAGAGTTTTACCATTAACAGATACATTTTTATCAAAACTAGCATCCCATCCACATTCAAACTTCCCATCCGCAGACTTGTTTGAAACAGTAGACACTTTACCAACGGCAAGTCCATTACCATACTTGGCAATATTAAATACTCTTTCTGCCGTATCTAGTTTTCCATATACTGTAGCGCTTGAACCAACTAGGTCTTTTACTATTAGTCTAATTTCATATTCTTTAGATATATCAAAATTACCACCAACAATAGATACTCCACTGACGGAATTAACAGCAGATAAAGCAGTCCAAGTACTAGCACCTTTTTCTTTGTAATAAAATTTACTAGAAGAACTATTCACTTTGTTTTTACCATTTACACTAGCACAAGAGCCAGAAAAGGTACATTTCGCGTATTTACCATCTTGACTAATTGTCCCATTTGCTAGACATCTATCAACACGTAAAGATGAGATAGATATATTGGAATATGGATAACATGTTATATTTATACTACGAACAGTACTATTTCTACCTCTATTATCTGTAGTGTATGCAGAATAAGTTAAAGTTCCATTAGAACCCAACACGTTAGTTGTAGAAGTTGCAGTAGAACCAGAAATAGACATTATGTTAGATGGAACATTTGGTCCACTAATGGAGCATGATTTTATGCCACTTCCAGAACCTGCTGTAACACCGTTCAAAGTTATTTTTACCTTAGACTTGTTTTGCACATATATACCCCAAGAGTCAACAACAGAATTTCCTGCAGATACATATGTTGCTACGATTCCAGAAGTAGTAGGAATAACGGAGCTATCAACATTTATTGTAATTGTTTTCGTACTTGTTCCAATAACAGTAGAGCCATTTAATGTTTCAAGCTTACAAGTAAGTGTACCAGATGTGCCATTTGGCAACCAACTATGTGGAATGTTATATTGCCGATATGTTTGATTTGTATTTGAAACAGTGCCAGTATTTGTAGATGAATTACTACCTATTGATACAGTCGTTCTATATGAAAAACTAGTTGTTTTAGGAGTAAAATAAATACGTATATCATTACCAGTATTTATAGAAGAAATTCCTGCACCTGTTATATTTCCAATTTTATCAATTGAACAAGAGCGTGGAATAGTTGGTAATACCCACGAACCAGATCCAGATGAATTATAACTCCCAGAAGAATAAAATGAGCCACCGCAATTTGCAGCAAATGAACCACTTCCATCTGCACTATGATAAATTGTTGCACTACCACTAAATACAGTTGTTCCACTATAAATTTTTTCTTCATAGTTTCTACTTTGACTTGAACCATTAACGGTTACATATTTCTCATATATGTATATAAAATAATTACTGGTTCTTCCACCATCACAAACTACGCTCCAACTAATAGTTGAATAATTTCCTTCTATGCTTTGACCGGTTAAGCTCCACGAAAACTTAAATCTATAAGGAGCACCACTTCCGTCATCCGGATAACCACTTGTATAAAAAGTACCACTATTTGCCATTAACTATCACCACCTATTTAATTACTATTGGATATTATAATTTTAATTGCATCGTTTCCAACAGAGATGTCTTCATATTTATCTCCATCACCAGTGTTGATGATAGTATTGGCAGGAACAATTAAAATATATTGGTCTGCAAATGTTACTGGGATTAATGAAAGAACTCCATCTGTAAATGTTGCTTTGCATTCAATATCTTTTCCGTCAATTGTTTGTAGGTAAGTTTGAGATGCATAATTAGATATTAATGATGTGACATAGCCATAAGTTGAAGGATTCGATGATAAGGCAGAGCATGGAGAAAATGTAACTTGTATTTTTGAATTTGGAATATATGCACAATTTACTATACTAGGCTTTGGTGCCTGAATTAGAGAACGTACAATAGACATACTCTCATTTTCTTCTATTACAAATCTATAATTTCCAATTGAAAGAGAAGGCTTTGCAATACTAGAAGAATCTATACTTTTATGATTTACAACTTGAATATTGTTTTGAACTTCAAGCTCTTTATTGTACATTTTATTGTTACTTACATATGCAACCTTATTTACACCCTGATAAAATCCAAAGTCATATGGTGTAATTTTTGTATAGAAATCTGAACCTTCAACTGCACGACCAATTACTAAACCGTCATGCTGAAAATTAAAGTATGTTTTTAATATATTATTATATTCTATTATATCTACGACTTCTGTTTCGATAGAATCAATCTTATTAAGACCATCATCTACAGTTTTGGCAACAGAGCCTCCCCATTGGTTTACATTCACATTTCCATTTTCATCCACAACAAACGCATCATCTCCGATACGAATTGAACCACCAACGATTTTACTACCTTCAACGTATCCACCGACAACAGCATCTGCAATAACGCCGAATTGTTTTTCTAATTCGCCATCATCATTAATGTCATATTCAAATTCACCTATAACGGCTCTTGTTGTTTTAAAGTTATCGTCTGTGAACAATATTTGATTATTAACTAACCAAACCTGTTCTGGTCTATAATTTCCATCTTTATCCTTTGTTCTAAGTCTTATGCCATATTTACCAATTTCAATGTCCTGATTACCTTCCATTGCTTTTATTGTCGTAGCAGCATCTAATAATCCCTGTCTAATTTTTTCTTCTATTCTTGTAGCGGCGTTAGAACCCTTTTGCCAATTAGAAGAATTTTTCGAAACACTTTTGCCAGCATTAATCGCTTGTGAAAGTAAATCAGCATGAATATCAGACTGGTCTTTTACAGATAGCAAATCACCAAACTTTACAGAAAAATCACTAAAGTCTTCAAAATTAATCTTTATCTCTAATAATCTTGCCTTTTTAATATAATCCTTTCTTAAAGCAATTTTAATCATATTACCAAGTTCAAATTGATTAATAATTGGTTGAAACTCATCTATCGCAAATATATTAGCAATATCAGTAGTAAATGACAATTGAGGCTGTGAAAGTTTTAATAGCTCTTTTTTACCAGCATCAAGCAGTGCTTGCTTTGTATTTAACACATCTTCATCCGTATCTGTTTCTGCAACAACAAAACAATCGTCATTATATTCATCTTCTCGTAAAAACGGAGCAAGCCTTATTATGTTTTCTTCGGAAAGATTGTTTTTTATAGATATAAGATTTGCAATTTCTTGAACATCTTTCTTTACATCTTCTAACTCCTTTTTTGCTATCGCAATAACTTCATTAACTTCTATATATTTTTTAGTTACAGAATCTAGCATCATATAATTTGCGTGATACATATAATAGTCTTTATTGTTTTTATCAGACCATTGATTTTCTGTCTGTGTGACTTGAACACCTTTATATGTATTTACATATATGGATAGAGTAGAAGAACCATATTCATCCCACATTTTATCTAAAAATGACATTATGGCACTTTCTTTATCTGAATCCGTACTAGTCATATCTATTTGAAATCTACTTGTAACATCTTCTCCTAAAAAACTAAATTCAGTTATAATTTCAGATAATAAAGCCATATCTACCTTATTATACTCATATTCTAAAGAACCTTCATCTATTGGCTTTGGGCCATAATAATCTCTCAGAAAATCTAAAAACTTATTTATTTTGGTTTCAGTTAGATTTTCTCCATGTTTATTTGTCATTGTAGCTATACTTGCGTTATAACCCTTAATGGCACTTAAATCATCTTCGTATCTTTTAGTATATTTTTGTAAATTAGCAAGATAATTACTATATTCGTCATATAAACTTTGCCCCATCCATTGTACAGTATGATAGAAAGATAAATCTGTAATATTAGGTAAACCATAATTAACTTCTCTAATATTTAAATCATCAGCGCCAGTTACTGTAAGGACAGTTTTAATATCATCTGTCGAATAATCGACCTTCATATTATTTGCAAGATTATCAAACGAAATCATTACATCTGTTTCTGAACCAGCAGTCTCTTCGTCATAAACATTTACTGTGTTATCCAACGTATTAAATATAATGACACATTTGAAAGTATCACAAACATCATTCATTAAAAAGTCATATACTGACTTTCTATCAATTTCAAAAAATCTTCTTTCTTTCGCTAATTTAGCATCAACATATCCAATTTTCCAATCTAGTGCCTTTTCCTTAAGTACAAGATGTAGAAGGCTATGTTCTTGGTCAACATTATCATATAATTGTACTTTATCAATGCTTTCCTCTGTACCCATGTTAATATAAAACTCTTCAAGGTATCTATTGCTCAAATCATACTCTGACGAATATGCGTTAAAAGTCTTTGTTTCATTAATTCCATCACTATTGATTGATGGATTTTGTAATTGGAAGTATCCAAAGCCTTCTAAACGTACAAGACGTAAACCGTCCGCCCAATCATAGTATGGATTAACAATAGTTTCACCAGTAACTATATTTGTGCTTTCTCTGTTTATATCAAATGAAATTTCACTATATCCCTTCCATTTGAATGTTCCATTTAAATTACTTACATCTAGTTGACCAATTTTATCTTTATTTGTTTGGCACAAATACACATTTGGTTTTCTAAATGTATCACTAAGTATGTCCTTTGGAAGTTTCAAGATTTAACCTCCTCTCAAGAATTGCTTACATAAGTTGTTTCTGCTATTATTAATTTTACTGTATAATCTAAGTCTGGTTTATATGCGGTAGCATACACACAAACTCCATCTTTATCATTCTTTACAACGAGTGTCGTCCATGAATCGTCAAGGTTGTTCAAAAGAAGTTGTGTGGGTTCGATATAAACAATAGAATTTTTGGTGATATCTCTAATATAAACATACTGCTTATATGCATTACCTTCTTCTTGCCATCCATATTGATGCAACGTAACTGTATATGTCCTCTTTTTGATTTCTTTTGTTGTATCTTCTATTGTTGCTTGCATAGTATAATCCAAATCAGGCTTACCACCAGTAGCATATGCAATAAATGTACCTTCCTCGTCATTTCCAATTTGTAGTGCAATTTCTTTATCATCCAAAGTAAATATTTGTTCTGCGTCTGGCTGTAGGTCAATTTTAGATGTCGAAGTCGCATGTTTAATATCTATTTTTTGGCTATATTTTTCTTCTTCGTTTACAACAACACTCCAACCTTTTGCTGGCATATAAAGTTCAGTAACAAGTAATGGGGTTTCAAATACGCAAGTATCATCTATGCCTTCAAAATCATATATGGCATCTGTGACTTTCATAATATCCCTATATTCAATCATTAAATGACCAGTTCCAGTTATATTAATATAATTTACGCCCTGTGTTAGAGCTAGCCACTCAAAATTAAAATCATCACCAAAAACTTTAATATCTTTATCAGAATAAATAATTTGATTACTGTCCATGGTAATCACTTCGTTTGTCACAAGATTGCTTACAATAGTTTCTTTTCCTGTAAGCATATTCTTTATTCTAAGTTCTCCGTTTTCTTTAGCTAAATTCTTAAATATAATCTTTGGATAAACATGTACGGCAGACTCGTCAGAATAATTAAGCAGTGGACACATTAATTCTCCTTCAACATTTACTTCTACACTATGTATGTCAGAATATGCCCAAGGACTTACAGATGTAAATTCTGCACGAACGCCAATTACTCTTGCGTCCATCTTTTGCAATTGCACATTACTAAATCTACCAAGAAAAGAATAAATAACTTCGTCTTCGTCATTGTATAAATCTAACCATGAAACCTTATGTAAACTCGTCAACCAATCCATGACATTTCTAAGTTCCGACATAGAAAAATCTGAATAGTTTTCTTTAACCATTGTTATTGATAATTGTGCAACATTATTATACTTTGCACCATAATCATTACGGTGGGTGCCATTATATCTATCTGTAAATATAGAATCTATTCCGAGATAGCTATCCACTTTACCATTGTCTGGGTCGAATGCAACAACAATTAGTCCGAAGTCTTTATTTGACCTATCTCTATAAGTAAACTTTTTTTGATATATTGCCATTCGTACACCTCCTTATAGAAAGAGGAGCCGATTGCTCGGCCCCTCTAATAAATTATCTTGTGTAGCGTTTTAAGCCACTATTCACTTGTTTCATCATATTATCAAACTCGGAACGTACCATCTTTTGTAGTTCTGGAATTGTATCTTGGTTGCAATTATCAATGTGGACAAGTGAACCAAATTCAAGATTAAGTTCCATATTATTATTTGTAATATGAGGTGCTCCAATAGAAGGAGTATTTCTCTTGAGCATTTCAGTTGGGTCAATAGAACCTAATTTCATGAGATTCTCTGTAATGTCCGCAGGAATTACACTTGTACCCTTAGATAAGAATGCAAGTTTACCATTACCATCTGCGTGTAGAACGAGTTCCTCAAGACCGTTTTCATCAATCATTGCTAATTGACTACTCTTGACACTCTTAGTTCCTTTTGCAAATCCCTCAAGATCACTCTTGTTAACCCAACCAGTATATCCACTTCCAGGAATGCCAATAAGAACTTGGTCGCCAGAGGTTTCCATTACAGTAAATGTACTGCCAGGAACCCAACCCTGCATCTTAGTACCATTGCCGCCATCTCTTGAGAAGTTTGTCGCACTATCTTTAACGGTTACAGCAGAACCTACACCAACAGATGACGGAGCATAATAGCTTCCACCACTGCTATGAGAAGGTTTGCTTGGCTTTGGCTCTGGTTTTGGCTCTACATATTCTGCACTCGTTGTATCTTTTGTAGATTTGTTAATTTTATCAACAGTATCTTTTGCATTTTTATCTGCATCCTTCTGAATACCTTCTTGTTCACCCTTTAAACCCTTGAGCATTTCAAGATATTTCGAAAGAGCATCGGCGCCATCGCTCCATGGGTCAACTATTGCGTCATAAATAGATACACCGTATTTCTCAGAAATATTCTTAAGGAAAGAATCAATACCATCTGCATTGTCAAGAATGAGCTGAAGACTATCAGCAAGAACTTGCTCCTCATTTTCAAGATACTTATCAAGTTCTTCCATTCTGTCTTCTTTTTCTTGCTTGTATGCTTCTAGTTCATCATCCAATGCTTTTTGTTGTGTTTCAATGTCATGGTCATAGTACGTTTCAGCAAGGTCACTTTGTGCTTGATAAAGCTCTTCTTGTAACTTCTTACGCTTTGCATTTGCGGCAGCAGAATTGTCGCCTTCCATCGCATCAAGCTGACGTTGGATTTTATCAATTTCTTTTTGCTGGTCTTGAACGTTCTTATTGAAGTCATGAGCATCTTTTTGAGCACTTAGGTCTTCTTTACGTTTAGAGATGAGCTTATCATACGCATCTATTTCTTTCTGAATACCATCCTTGACAGCCTCTATACGTGTTTTGTTAGCATCAATTATAGCTTTTTTCGCTGACTCATAAGCATCAATGCTATCCCATTGAGAATCTTTTAGTTCCTTTAATTTCTCATTGTATTCATCGGTACTATATTTACCAGCTTTATAATCCTTATTGAGTTGCTCAATCTCTTTGCCATAAAGTTCTGCACGATACTTTGCATTTTCCATTTCTTGAGCAAGTAGACCAATAGATGTTATACCAGCATCAGTCCAATTACCAACGTCATCGGCAATATCGTCATCATCTATTAGGCTTCTTAACTGCTCGCCTTCGTCTCTCACATTGTCTATTTCGGTAATGATTTTCTCGAAATTATCCCAATGTAAGTCATTCATAGAATTTTGATATCCTTCTATATCGGTTTCGCAATCTATAATAGCCGCGTCAACATCATAGATAGCATTGACCATTTTATACCAATCATCTGAGAATTTCTTGACATCACCAGACTTAACAGCTTTGTCGAGTTCTGCTTGCATTTCTTTGCGTTGAGCCTTGAGTTTGCTAAGTTGCTCTGTACTATTCTTGGTCATGGCATTATAGTAAACATCAGATGAACGTTCACCTTTTTCTTCTTGTAAACTCATTTCACCCTGAATCTGGTCGTTCTTAACAGTTATTAGACCAATCTCATTATCGTACTCCGTCTTGACCATTTCCTGAATTTGGACACGAGTTTCAGAGATTTGCTTCTTGGTTTCTTCTAGTTGTTGATTAAGGTCTTTAACTTTGTTTGCCCATTCACGATAGTTGTTAATGGCTTCAACGACTTCTTCATTTGCTTCACCAACAAAATCTGTAATTGCCACAGCCCCGTTTTTGGCCATCTCACGATATTGTTCGGGGATTTTAGCAAAGAGCTTTGCAGAATAATCGGCATAAAGTTTGATACCCTCATTGAGTTCTTTGACTTTGAAATATTCAGTATCAAGAATTTGAGAATAAATACCTTTCTTTGCATTTATGCCAACGGCATTTTCTAATTGTGCATTCATAAGACTGATATTGTTCTCAATTTCCTCTAGAAGCATTTCAAACCAGTCAACAACTTCTTCGAACTCGTCGGCAGAGTCAGACATAGAATCTGCGGCATCAGAAAGAGAGTCTGTCGTACTGCCTAAATTATCAAGGAAACTAATATGATTAAACCAATCTGGTACTGTTCCGCCGTAATCTTTAGCAAGTGCTCCACCTGTATATATCGTTCCACTTGTACCAGCATATGCAGTTCCTCCAACAAACGCCTTACCACGAGAACTTATATGGCCATTTTTAAAGAGTTCTTCAGTTTGTTTATGATTAAAGATAATGTCACCCTTTTGAACGTCTGTAAATTCAGCACCATTTTCTCCAAGCATTTCCCAACGACTACCACGAACACGAAGTTCTGGGCCTAATTCACCAACAAGAGATGTTTCGGTTTTTTCCGCTCCCCAATCACCTTGAGCATTGGCCGTTCCATCTGCCATTATAGAGTTAATATTGTAACGATTTTTGGTTGGGTTGACATATCTTTCCTTGTTTTTAGGTTTATCTACCGTTTGTCCTTCACTTACTTCTCGATACGTAGTCGTAACGGTTACACTGGTGGGAATTCTATCGACAGCATCAATTAGATTATTAATTGCTTTTACCGCAGCAGTACTATCAACGCTTGGGTCTGGAATTGCTTCGACTGCTTTTTTGGCAGCTTCTGCTACTGTTTTAACTTCTTCTATCTGACCTTTCGCATCTTCTTCTCCTTCTAAATATAGTTTTAAGGTTTCATTGGAATTTAGAAGTTTTGCATAATCGTCTAGAACGGCTTTATCTTCTTCAGATAAATCTTGTACTTTTGGTGTTAATGCAACTTTATATTTGCCATCTTCGCCAAGTTCAAGCAATTCACTATTAACCTTTCCGTCTTCTAATATGACGGGTAGGTGTGCAGGATTTGATTCCCACTTTGCTTTAATTTCAGCTAGCTGATTATTTATAGATTCTTGTGCGACTTGAATTTCTATTTCACTTGGTGCAGTAAGTTTTCCTTTTTCGGCAACGGCACCAGCTAATTCTTGTGTTGCTGTTGTTACTTTATTCGTTGCAATTTGGATTGCTTTATCTGTCGCATTTGGATTATTTAATAACTTGTCAAGCTTTGCTTTTGCATCCTTAACCTTTTGAGTACATGCGTCAACCTTATCAGATGCAGCAGTATAGTTCTCCATATTGGCTATCGCATTATTAGATTCTTTTGCAAGCGTAGCTTGATATTCGCTATATTTCTGAACATAATCATCAAGAGCCTTTTGTTTCTCTTCTGCTGTAGCCTTTTCGCTATTAGCGACATCAATATATTGTTGGTCTAGATCACCTAACGCTTTTATGGTTCTATAAATATTAGCCTCAGTACCCATATCAAATAAATCAAAGAAACTACTATTATCACCCATAATCCAGTCTGCATCAACATTGTCCATCTGTTCACCAATAGCAACAAGCATGGATTTTGTAAGCCCCATCTTATCTGCAAAGCTATCAAAATCAGTTTCGTTAACAGTCCAAACGCCATTAGAGAAAGACATCAAACCTTTTTCTTTGGCATCCTCTATAAATGTTTCAATATTCTTAGTGGTTGTTTCAACACTCTTAATTTCACCATCATCGTCATATTCAATATTGAAATATCTGCTAAGTGTACCACTTATATATTCTGACGCAGCGGTATATCTTTCTTCTAATGTATCTAAATCCTCATATATACTTTCTGGTATTAGTCCCTTAAATGCAGACTTAAATACTTCAGAACCCATTTCTGCACTGTGATAACCATCAATTACTGCTTGGAACATTTCTCCAGCAGTATCTATATAATCAGGACTTTCCTCTGATGATTTCTTTGCATTTTCAAAACTCGTAAATGCTTCTTTTGCTTCATTTATCTGGTCTCCAAGCAAATCATATTTAGATATCTCGTCAGCGAGGGCTGCCATTTTTTGTCTAATTAAAGAAACTTGCTTTTTATCTTCCGTTGAAAGAGCATTTGTAGCACCTTTTGTATCTTTTAATTTCTTGGTATATCCATTAAGTTCCTTATATAGTTTATAATATTGTAGCATCTTTTGAGAACGGGCAAGTTTCTTATTTGCCACAGCAGCACTTGAGGCACTATCTCCTAGTTCTAATGATAAATCTACTACTTTTTGCAATTCTTCGGCAGATGTATCGGCAATGACTCCACAATCTAAAAGAGATTTAATTAATGCGTGTAAACCAGTATCATCAGTAGAATCACTAGCTTCATACATTTCTTTTAGTTTTTCACCAGTAATGCCTACGGTGTTTTGAATTTCTTCTAACTCATCCTGAAATTCAGTTTGTTGTGTTACACGTATAAATGCAGCTTCGATAGCTTTACCAGTATTGTCGGCACCAATAGCAAGCCTATCCTGAGCATCATAAATTATCTTTAGATTGGCATTCATTTGCTTTTGCCAATCCTCTAATTCATCAGGATTACCGTATTGCCATTCAACACCTTCTTGACTTAGATAATCTTCATTAATCTTATCCATTACATTGGATATGATTTCATATTTATCATCAGCAATTTTTTGCATCTGTTCTACTTTCTTTTCTGCATCTTCAACCTCTTTGTCTGACGCATCATCACTTAGATTATCCAATTCTTCTTTTGCTTTTTCTAAATTTCTTTGGGCAACTTGATATTCTATAATTTTTGCATCAAGACTAGACACTACTTCTTCAGAATATCCGTCTTGTAATGTTCGTCTGGTTTGGTTTCCACTACCTTGCCAAACCATTGCCTCAGACGAACCAACATATTCTCCATTAGGGTTTCGATAAACAACTGAAACCCCACCAAAGTTTGAATCACTTTTTACTGCATCATTTAAATTTTTGGCGGCTTTCTTTTGTAGTCTTTTTTCTTTTTCTTCTTCAAGACGAATTGAGCGTTCAAGCTCTGCATTTTGTGCCTTTAGATTTTTTAATTCTTCTTTTTCCGTGAAAGAAAGCTTATCTTTTAATTCTAATTCGTTAATACGATCTTGTGTTGTTTTGAGTTCATCGTTTAATGATTGAATCTTATTCCTGACTTCAGATATTTTATCTGTTGTATCTTTGAGTGTCTTTACATAATCCTTGTGGGTCTTTGTAAAGATTACAAGTGCAGCAATAGCTGCTGTAATTCCAGCGACAACCAAAATCCATGGATTTGCTATCACGAATGCCGCCATTGCTTTAATTGACTTCCATATATTTGCAGCAAGCAATTTGAAAGATGTCACAAGACCAACATTTGCAGTCTTTAAACCCATAGCTGAAAGAACACCAGCAATTTGTGCATCGTTAAGTCCTTGTTGAGCCAAAGCTGCTTTAATTTTAGAAACAGTATTTAAATCAGTTACAACGGTTTCTTCACCAATCGCTCCGGTGAATAAAGTTTTAATCGCAATCTCTTTTGCGTCATTACTAATGCTAGTAGAATCCATAATTGCGGCTTTTACTTTCGCTCCATTTAAGGCTTCAATAGCAGCCGTCTCTCCAGAAAGTGCAGCAATATGGGTTGTAACCGCAATAGTTAAAGATGTCCACATTTTTGGCAAAAAGATTTTACCAAGTTTAATTGCCGAAATTGTGGCAAGAATAGATGGGAGTAAACCAATTGTATCTATAAATTTTACTAATGCAGTACCGGCACTAACAATAAATTTTACAAAACCAGAATCAAGCTCACTTGACCACATTGTTTGTAAAGCGTTATTAAATTGGTCAATCCTACCCTGAATACTATCCATGTATTTCTTGTTTTCAGCTTCCGCTGAACCTTGTGCTTTCATTGCACTTTCATACGCACCTTCAAGGTCTTCAAGGTTTGTTAGCATTGCAGCCATAGCATTTGAACGGTTTTTACCAGCTAATAATTCTAACAATGCAGCACGGTCAATATCGTTCATTTTATCCCATACTTGGGCAATTTCTTTGATAATTGTATATGTATCTTTATATGCACCAGTATCAGTTAAGATATCTACACCACTAAGGGCTTTAACTTTAGATTGAAGTTTGCTGATACTCTCAACGACTCCATCAGTTTCTTCGCCCATTTCTTCAAGAACACTTACCTTAGTACCACGAATACGTAAAGAAATTGTACGAAGAGCAGAACCTACGCTATTTGGATCTTGTAGAACTTTATTTGCTGCGGCAACCATTGCTACGGATTGCTCAAGACTATTTCCTGCAGCCATTAAAGAGCTTGCAGAGTCTTGTAGGGCAGTTGCTATACCGTCTGAGCTTACTGCAAAATTGTTACCAACCTCGTTAAGTACATCAACAACATGCATACTATCTTCAGCAGCATATCCATATGCCTGCATAGTACTAATTAATGCCTCAGATGCTGTTTCTGCATCAGTAAATTCGGATACATTTAACAAAACTGCCGTACTTCTTGCTAGTTCACCGGCCTCTTGAATTGAATATCCAAGTCTTGCCCACGAAGCAGCCATATTTGTTAAGTCTTTTACTGTAGCTCCAACCTCAGCACCAGTCTGAGACATTGTTTTTAGAAATTGTGCATAAGTCTCATCAGTTTCATCAGTTACTTTTTTAAGTTCCGTTAATGCAGAGTCTATCTCTCTAACATATGTTACACCCTTTTGGACTTCGGCCCATATACGATAGAAACTACCAAAGGATAGTATGTAACGTCCAACTTCTTGGATTTTTCCTCCAACACTACTTAAGAATGCTTCCATTCCTGTTTGAACATGACGACTTCCGTTATTAAGTCTAGAAAATGAATTGGTTAACTGATCAGCACTTACTGCCATATCAGTCATTTCGTTTTTACCAGTTCTTACAGAGAATGTTACTTGGTTTTGTGTAGCATTATATTTAATACTTTCAAGCTGAACTCCCTTTATAGACTTGGCATATTCCATCATTGCAGCTTTTGCTTCATCTGCGTTTCTAGAATCTACATTTTTAAATACACCAACATTTCCACCAAGGGGATCTTCTGAGTCGGTATCAATTCTATTTTCATTTAACTTCTTAGAAGCATCAACAACACCAAGCAGTTCTTTTTCTGCCTTTGTTGCATTGTCCGCAAGCATCTTTAACTTAGACTGAATACCTTCGTCATCACTCCAAGCTTTCCCACTTGATTTTACAGCTTCAATTTCATCGTTAAGTTCTTTTAGTGCGTTTCTATACTTTTCAACAGCGGCAGAACTTTCAGCAGATTTACCAAAATTGCTTCCAAGCAAAGTATTGACATCTGCTTCTCTAGCCGAAACTTTTTGTGCGGCATTATATCCATACGCATTTTTACCTTTATCTAAGACATCTTGTCCGGCTTTAACTAAAGCCTCTTTTGCTTCTTCTAGCTCTTTTAATTTTTGTTCTAGTGTTACGCCAGCAGCATTCTTTGGTTCATAATCTTCAACCTCTTTAACGGCTTGCTTATATGCCTCCATTTTAGAAGCGTATTCAGTCGTATCGCTATCTGTTAAAAAGTTTTCACTTTTAATTTTAGCGATTAAAGTATCAATGTCTGAGATTTTCTGAGAAACACTATCTAATTTTGCATATTCTTTATCGGTGGTTAAAACAACAGCACCTAAGCTATCGTTCCATTGCATAATTGCTTTTGTTATGTTACCTTGTGCATTAGTCGTAGTAAACTCTAACTTTTTATTAATAATATCAAAATTAGAAAAATCATAACTACTATTGGAACTAGCGGCAAATTGTTTTGCATAACCCTCAAGCATTCCACGAGTAGAAATATTATCACTCGTTTTACTTCGATCTGCTTCACTTCCGAATAAGCGACCATCGTCTTCTAAGACTTTCTTATTGTATATTTTGGTTAGATTTGCCTGAAGCTCTCTAACTTCTTTATTTGCTCTATCAAGTCTTTCTAGGTCTGCATTTTCAATGATGATGCCTTGCTTTCCTTTTTCGCCAATCTTTTCGGCAATGCTACGTAATTCTTTAAGTTTTTCATTATACTCATTTAGAGCATCAGTGCCAAGCTTATTAGTAATGCTCTCAATATTTTTAGAGTCCCAACCAATTGTCTTTTTAAACTCATTAACCGAACTCTTTACTTGAGCAGAATTATTATTTGGATTTAAAGCTTCTTGCTGTGCCTTAGTTAAAGTAGGTTTAACTTCTGGTTCTTTCTTTATTCCTAGAGTTTCTTCGCCTTGTTTAATAAAGGACATTAAATCCTCGTTTGACATCTTCTGAAGAGATTCAACGAATGCTTTTTCTGCGGCAACAATTTTCTTGCTATATAAAGTGACTTGTTCTGCATAATCAAGCATCTTCTTATCTTCATCGTCATATTCAGGAATTGCAGAAAACTCTGTATAAACTCCACCATGAGGGCTAGCATCACTCTTGGCTCTAACATTAGCCATAAATTCCTTGCCAAATTCTTCTGCTATATATTGTCTAATTACCGACACATAATCAGACTTGCTAACAGTACCAAAATTATCGTTATAATAATTTTGTGATTTAGCAAGAATATTATTAAGTTTACTATACTCATCATCTGTAATAGAATATTTAGAAGTGATATTTTCACCTTTGGAATTAACAACTGATAAACGACCACCAGCATCTTCAACAACCTTTTGCAGATATCCATTGAGAATACGAGCCATTTCATCACTATTTTCAGCAGGGATACTATTGCCGTCTTCTCTAGATAACATAGCCATTACAACATCATTAATTTGTGGATAGCAATCAGCAATTGTTTCAGCAGCTTCTTGACTATTTTTACCAAGATTTAATGACATCATCTCGTTATCATAAATCAAATTATATTTTTTTAGATTGTTTCTAGTTCCTAATTGCTCTAATTGATTAATATCTTCTAACGAGAAGACCATATTATTTAGGCCTTTAGTGTAAGAATGAGAATGTGTTAAAGAATCAACGTTTCCATAGAATTTTTGGAAATCTACAGACCCATTATCTCCCTTTGCTAATTGAATACGTTTACCATTTTGTGTGGCAAAGCCATATTCAATATTAGCGGCGTTCGCTCCAGCCTTAAAAGCCTCCGTGAGATTCCACACTTCTTTAACAAATTCACTAGTTGATTCAACACCTTCGTTGAATACATGCTCTGGGTTTTGTACCGATGGAATAGAACCTGATTTTATAACTTCCTTACTCTTTGAGCTAGTACCATCTTGTACCATTCCTTTAGCAGCATCAATACGATTTTGAAGTTCTTTCTTAGCAAGTTTTAGTTTTTCTGCATCACTTAATTCTACTTGTTTCTGTTGTTCAGCGGTCTGCTTAACTTCTTCTGTTGTTTGCTTTTGCTTTTCTGTTGTTTGCTTTATTTCCTCAGCAGTCTGCTTTTGTTTTTCTTGTGTCGCATTCTTAAGCCCAATTATCTTATCTAAAAGAGCATTTCCTTCTTTTGTTCTATTTTCTGCTGGGGTTCTGTATATTAAATTCGCAGCATCTTTTACTTCTTTCCCAAGCGTACCATAAAATTCTGCTTTTGATTTATCTGTTCTACCTCTAAAACTACCGATAGCTTCTTTAACAATTTTAATAGCATCTTTATACTCAGCAGATGTTTTTGTAGTAGTTTTTGACTCTTTAGATACAGATTCTTTGGCAGACTGAGCTGCACCTTCAACGACTTGTTCTGTAATTTTTTGCTCTGCTTGTTGTACTGGTGCCGTTTCTGGAACTGTAGGTGTAGAAAGCTTGTCATCAGCGGCCTTCTTAGCGGCTTCTGCTGCGGCTTTTATAGTTTGATTAGCAATACTTTTAGTAGCTTCTTCAATTGGAGTAGTGTCAACATCACCAATCAATATATCCAAATTTTTAATTTCGGATTCAGAACCACCATATATTTTTAATAGTGCCCTTTCTCTTGCTTCTTGAATATACTTCATTTCCTCATCAGAAATTCCACCATATTCTCTAAGCTTTGCAATCCATTCTTTTTGTGCTTTATTTTCTTGTCCGAGGCTAGTAACACGGTCAAGATTGTACTGATTAGCGTTCCTATATTCTGCAGCAAGATTTATCCGATTGCCCATTCTATCTTTGAATACAACATCGTTAGCAAGTTCTCCCTCTAGTCTTGTTTCATCAGAAGAAATTTCTTTCATATAAGCAACGATATTTTCTTCAAGCTTTTTATCTACTACTTCATATATTTTTTTTATAATTTCATCTGACTTAGTATCCGCCTGATTAAATATACTACTAACTCTTTTGCCAAATGCAGTTATTTTTTGTTCGTCATCACTACCCTTACCACTTGTCATAGTAAGTTGATTGAATTGGGCATTTATAGCTTGTAAAAATGATTTATCTAATCCATTTTCACTTTCGCCTAAAAGGTTTGTTAATGTTTGATAATAGTATTCTTTAAATTTCTTAGCTTTTCTAGCAAATATAGATTTAAACTCTGTGCCACCAGAATATAATGAAGATATTTTTGAATCTCTTTCTGTTTGTGCAGTTGTAATCCTATCGTTCTTTACTGCGGAACTTAAAGATTCATCTGCTAATATACTATCTACATCTTTATTATATTTTTCATAAATTGAATTAGCACGCTTCTCTATAGCCTCTCTAAGTTCTCTGTCTAAAGTTTCTATAGATATATTCCAGGATGCTTCGTTTGCTTTTACACCTTTTGTTCCATATTTAGATTCTACAATCTTGCCAATTGCATCTTTTGACATATTGTCAATAATCTCTGTTATTTGTTGAGATAGTGAACTTTCTACCGACGCAATCTTTTTCCTTGCTTTCTCATATAAACCGCTTCTAAATTGAGTAAATTCATCAGATTGAGTATAAATAGATCTAAATCTATCAGATGTATATCTAGTTAACTTACTCTCATTGCCATACTGAGTTGTAAATTTTCCAGTTTCACTATCGTGTTTAATATTACTAATAGATGCAGAGTCTTTAATTTTTGCTCTTGCTCTATTTTGCATTTCATCATTCTGAGCAATAATTTTTTGTGCTTCAATAATTTTTTCAAGAGCAATAAGTTTTTTCTGGTCAGCAGAAATACTCTCATCAAGAATTTCAGAACCTGTTGTTGAACCAGCAGTATGTATCTGAGCATACATTTTTGAAAGTTCTGCATTTATAGCCTCTAGTTGTTGTCTTTTTTGTGCAAGTACTTCAGAAGAAGGATCTGACTTTTCAAGAGATGCAATCTCCTCAGTAAGCTGTAGTTCTTCCATTCTTTTTGTATTATAATCAACCTGTAATTGAGCAAGCTCTCTTTGTTTTTCTAATACTTTTCTTTTGTTCTCCAAACTAGCAACATCAGAATTTGCATTTTCTTTATTTTTAGCAAGTAGCTTAGCTTCTTGCTCTAACTGGGCAAGAATAAACGATTTGTCCGATACATCTTTTTGATATTTACTAGCGGTATTTCCAGATTTATAAGATGGTAGTTTTTCTATATCAAAATCAGTTTTAGAAATATCTTTAAGCAAATCAACTCTAGAGCTAATATATGACAAAATTGTACTATCTAATTTCTTTAACTCTGGATTTATATTTTTTACAAATCCTAAATCTTTCTTTCTTTCTGTAAGAATTTTAATACGCTCTTCATAATACGCAACGTCATCTTCTCTTTCATCAGATTTAGCCTCATAAAGTTTAATTTTTAAATCCTTTAATTGTTTATTTATATATTGTAAATCTGACTTATTGGTTAATAATTCATTTCTTTTCTTTACAACTTCTTGTAATTCTGGAGGAAATATAGAAATATCTGCAAGACTATCTTTTTTAAATGTTGATAATGCTTGGACTTCCTTTTCTAATTTCTTTCTTGTATCTTTAGAAGAAAAGAAATCATCAGACGACATACTAGAAAAAGCGTTTTCTAAATCCTTATTATCAAGACCCATGGTAGAACTTATTTCAGAAATTTCATCAACCATAGAGTTCAAATTAGTTTTTAAACTATCAATTTGAACAAGTATATTGTCATGTTCTTTTGAACCTTCTTTGTATTTAGATAAATCTTTCTCAAAACCCTTTAACTTGCCTTGCCTTTCTTTATATTGTTCTATAATCTTAAGAAGTAGGGAGTATGTATCTTTATCCATTTGTTGCTTTTGACTATCTAACTCGTCATTTATTTGAGAGTTTAAATTAGCCAAAATATTCTCTTGTTCTGTCACCCTGGAATCATACTCAGTTGATACAGTTTGACCAGAAGCTATTTTCTGATAATTACTTAATTTATCACGTGCCGATTCTAGTTCATTTGTTTTATCAACAATTAATTTTTTATAATGATTAATTTTACTATCGTCGTTAACCTTTTCTGCTTCTGCTAATTGAGTATTTAATTGTAATAAAGATGCCTCAATTTCACTTACTTTAGATTCAGCAGTTTTAACATATCTTGATTTATCTTCACTCGTACCATTCTCTATTGTTTTATAAAAATCAGAAGTTCCCTTTGCTGCCTTTATACGACTTGATACTTTCTTTCTCTCTTCGATAAGTTGCTTATAAGTATCAGACACCGATACGTTTCTCTTGCTTAGTTCAAAATCTGGTATATAAGACTTATCCATTTCGACCATAAGATTATATAATTTTTCTCTATCTCTAATGGCTGATTTAATATTATCAATATCTCCAGAGTCTTGAACATCTACGCCCTTACTAACTTCTGAAAAATTTCCTTTTGCTTCTTCTACGTTTTTTCTAGCAACGTCTATCTGTTTTGATATTTCTTGTTCTTTTTGTTCAATCTTTTGTATTGTTTCATCTCTTTTTTTAATAGCAGCTTCGTATTCACTAGATGTTTTTGCTAATTCAGCATCTATTGAAGCAAGTCTTTTGCCCCAGTCTACGGCTCCCTCAATAGAACTTTCTAGTCTTCTTTCATCTTCAATCTTTGGTCTTGGATTATCTTTATTGTATATTTGTGTACCGTTTGCAAAACGTCTTCCACTGGCGCCAAGATTTTTAACCATCCTTAAAGACTTTCTTTTCTGAGTCGGAGAGTCTTTTCTATTTATTACGATTGGATTACCCATACCATCATAATAAATATCTGCATCCAAATCTGATAAAACATTATTCGCTATGCCATATGCCGTCATTTTACCCTTACCATTTTTGGATGTTGCGACCTTTAATCCACTTCCCTTTTGACCTTTACCAAGTTGTGACAGAAGTGTTTCTCTTGATAGAACAACATTATCACTGGCAATCATTCTATCAAGCCATCTTAATAAGTCACTTGCAATTTTTGAAGATGCTTCATCGCCAGATATTGTAGAAAGAGCTTCTCTTGCTTTAACTAGCTGGTCTCCTTTTATAATATCCTCAGATGGATTTGCACCAATAACAGAACTAATAGTAGCTTTTGTTGCTTCATCAACTTTGGAATAAAGCTCCTTAAACATATCTAAAAGGGGAGTATAATCTTCTCCTTCTTTTGTATCTAAGTCTGCTGTTGCTGTAACTTTAGCATTATAATCCTTAATGTTTGCAGCCAATGCATTAATTGAACTACCAATCTCAGTTATATTTGCTCTATATTCTTCAGATGTTGTCCTATTTTGCATTCCTTTAAGAATATTTGCGAGTTCAGTAAGTAATTCGTTAGAAGCATTTTGTGGATGTATTTTAATCTCATCAATAATATCTGCAAGACGAGCAAATGACTGATAGTATTTTAAAACATCTGGGGCAGTATAATCTCTTGCACTGGTCTGAGCAAATGTTGCAGAGTTTAGCCCAAATGACTTAAACATTGCGTCTAGTGTTCCGTTTTTGCCACCAGTGCCAACGAGTTGACTTAAAAGATCTCCTATACCATTTCCATATTTACTTCTATACTTTCCCTTTAATCCAGTAAGTAATCCAAGTAAGTCTTCTGATAAAAGCTCTCCCTTAAAACTTCCTTTGCCATTGCTCTGCATTAAACTTGTGAGTACTTTTGACATTGCTTCTTCTGTAATTTTAGATAAATTAACCTTATCACCAAAAATACCCTTTAAATATTCGTTGATTGGATTTAAGTTTTTAACAACTCCACTAACCCTACTTAATCTTCTATTTTCTTTATCTGTTAATATTTTACCAGAAGCAACTTTATCGTCTAATTCTTTTTGTTGACTTTTTGCTTTATAATATGTATTGACAAATTTTTTAACAAATGCAGTCATTTCTTGAGAAGCCTTTGATAAAAGTTGAGCAGACTTATCATTTATCTGAGCAGCAGATTTTTGTTCCTCAGCTGCCTTTCCTTGACCTTCAGAAGCATGTTCTTGCTTGTCTGTGATAGTGGACTGTTGTGTAACTGGAACACCTCCGCCGCTAATTCTAGAAACTGGAATGCCTCCACCAGAGTAGTTTGCGCTATTAATATTCGCATTTAAAGATATGTCATATGTTTTATTCTTTAGTGCATTTTGTATTTGATTCACTAAAAATTCATCATTAATTAGAATTTCTAATGGCTCAATATTAAATGCATCCTCAAGAGCAGCACGAATATTAACCATATCTTTTGCGTTAACATTAAGTGCATCAAGTATGCTTTGCTTTATTACCTTTGTATCTTGATTAATTTCTGTTCTTACATCATGAATTGTTTTTTTTAAATCACCTAGATTTTGTTTTAATGTTTTAAGAGCATTTTTGTTTTCATCATTGTCTTCATTGTCAAAAGCTAACATTACTGGGACTTTCTTAATCCTATCGGCTTGTTTTACAATTTTATCTATAAAACTATTTATTTTACCTATATATGTATCAATTTCATCTTCTGCTGGTACATCCAACTCAAGCTTAATATCTTTTAAACCGGCATTTTCTAACATTTGTTGCAAATTATTTTGTAACTTCTTTGTTGATTCAGAAGCCTCATTAAGCATTGCAGTAAGTTCTTCAATTACCTTTTTTAAATCTGAATTATATGCCCCGATTACTTTATCAATTGATACATCATCACCAATATCAAGAAATTCTGGGAATTCCTTTCCTATTGCAACTATGTTTTGTAGTGTTGTCCCAAGCTTTTCTAATTTATCAACGGATAAATTCTTTAAAAAATCTGGAGTAATATCATTAAAACCAACAATATCTTCATATATATCTGTTAATTTTTCAAACTCTTTTTCTACATCTTTATTTTTTAAATTAATAGTTATTTCTGGATTCTTAAGTTTTGCCAAAAACTCGTCCATTTCTTTGTTTTTCTTGGCAAGACCCATATCAGATTTATTAATCTTATCAACAATGCTAATTGCGGCCTTAAAAGAAGCTCCAACCTTACTTGCGGCCTGTTCTGCCTTTTTAGATTGCGTCTCAATATTAGACATACCAGTGACAATATCTTTAAACATGCCAGTTGGATGCTTAACATTATATAGTGTCACCACATTTCTTGTAGCTTCAGTTACAGAAGCCGAAACATCACTAAATTCAGCACCAAGACTTCTTGCTCCGCTTATAGCCGTTTTTATTATATTTGCAAAAGGCTTAAAATCGACCACCTGATCCATTTTAATACCTTGAGATGTAGCCTTGTTCCATTCATTGACAAAATCAGTAGCAAGACCAGATAATTGATTCTTTAACGCAGAAACATCAGTCTTTTCGGTAGGGTTATTAAGTTCTGCTATAATTTTACTCATATCAGAAGCTTGTCTTTGAAGAACCTTTCTTACATCAACAAATGTCTTAGAAGTATTTTGAGGAACATTTTGTAGAATGCTAAAAATCTCCTCAATATTATCACCAAACTTGTCAAGCTGACCTGTAACTTGACCTAAGCTCTGTTTTACTTGGTCAAGTCCATCAAACATATCACTTAGCTTCTGTCCGCCCGCTAATTGCTCTCTCCATTTAGCAACTTCTTCCATCTCGGTAACAAGACCCGTAAGCTGACCTTCTGCCTTACTAAAATCAACCTGCTTACCAGACTTCATTGCTTCACTTAAAGCTGCAAAAGTCTTAGTTGTAGTAGCAGTAACTTTATCTAAATTTTTTAATCTTTTTTCAAAACCATTTATTACTTCATTATAATTACCAGCTTCAATGGTAATTCCATATGCATACTGTGCGCTGGGACCTCTTTTACCCATAATATATCACCTCAAATTATTCTAGTAAGACCCTGTGAAGTAAAATATGCATCCATTTTATATGCATACAATCTCTCAAAATCTTCCATTCTTTCTCCAACAGGATCTCCCTTAACAGTTCCACTTAATTCTGGTCGTCCATGTGAACCAATCATAAAATTACTCATAACAATTCCACCAATTCCAGTTCCCCAACCATCATCAGAGTTAATATCTCTTCCATATCTAGACGAGAAATCTGCATCTCTATCGGTAAAACGTACTCCCGCCTGCACTTTATTTTTGTTCCATAATGTGTATGAACTATAACCATAATCACGAAGCGTATACGTTCTTTTATAATCTGGCCATGGATCGCATTCAGAATAATATTTGTCAATGTAATGTTTTGCTTCTCTTTCAAAATCTCCTCTAGCTTGTCGTGCCGCTTCTCTCATAATTCTGCGAATATTTTCTTGGGTGTCTTTTCGCATTTGGTCGATGAGTTGTTTTATAGCCTTGTCCACACACACTCACCTCACTTCAAAAAGCTTTGCAACTTAGCAATATCTTCGTTGTTAAGATTAGTATTTATATCTGCAATCTTGTCAGAAAGACTGTGAATAAGTTCATCTGCACCTGTGGATAACTTACTCATAGCTATTCCAATAAGATTTGCAGTACTGTTGTTGTTTTCAATCATATCTGCATATAGCATATTAAGTATGGTATTTGCACGACTATAATCTTCTTCAAATGTATCAAGAATAGCATCTAGTAGACCATTACTACATAGCTCATCATATTCTTCATAAATGTTACCTTCTTCATCAAACTCTAAATCTGTATACATCTTCAATACGTTAATAGTAAACAGAAAGTACTTCTGGAATGAATCGGTTTTTATAACGCCATTCTCTTCAAATGTACAAGCATCAAGCACTCTCATAGCAAGACGCTGCTTATCAATGATTGGAATATAACTCTTTACGTTTAAAGTTTGCTTAATAAAATTTGATAAGGCATTCTTATCTGCCTTGTTATATAGCTTTGTCTTATTTGCATTTACTGCCTCAATAAAATCCTTAATCTTCATAGTCCCTTAAACTCCTTTATGTAATAATTTTTTATTTAAACCGGCATCAGCCGTTAGCTTTCAATATCAATATCTTTACTTGTCATACGATGAAAAGCCTCACCGATACATACGGCTTCCATTTGGTCTTCATATTCATCAATACCAAATTCTTTCTTGGCAAACGCTATACTTTGCGCCTTTAACTCATCACGCTTCACCTTTGGCCCCTGACGGAATTGCAAAGTCGCCCTCCATTGGCTCGGTGTCAACACATGAAACCCAGTATCCATTGCGTAGCACATGCCGATAATTGCACCTTGAAGTTGGCACAATATTTTATATGTACCAAAGTTGCCACCCTGAGCCTGTGTGTCTTCCAAAACCACAATGTCTGGTTTCTCTGCTTCAATAACTTCGTGTATACCCTCATACATCTCTTTAAAGCGACTATTTATATCTTTATTTTTATGTTTGTCAATAAGCCCACTGTGGTCATACTTACCATCTACAAAGATTGCATATCCCGACCTAGTAGTACTTTGATCCAGTGACAATATTCGTGCCATATAATTCCTCCTAACCATTATAAATTTCCGTAAACCCACATTATAAATTGCAACCTTACGCAAACCTATAATGCAATTAAATAAAGGTGGGGCAACCCCACCAATTTGCTTAAAGCATTTCATTTACTCTTTTTTGTACTGCGGCATAGTCATAACCAGCTGCTGTAAGCCTTGCTTTTCTTTCTTCACCATTTCCATACTCTCCACGAATAACAGCCTTGGCAACATCATCAAGATTTACCGCTCCAGGAATTCTAATCTTTTGCCCAACATGAATTACATTTGGATTGATAATTCCATTGTATTCTGCTAATTTTTGATATGTTGTTCCATACTTAGCGGCAATCCCAGAGAGTGTATCTCCTGCAACAACAATATAAACTGTTTCAGTTGTGCCACAAAGTCTTTTATTGACCTCGTTAGCTATATATGGGAACTTACTTTGTAAATAAGGCCCTGGGCAACTAGTTGGTACAAACATATTGTGTCTTGTAAGGTTTCCACTGACATCACCAGTATAATTTAATTTTTCAATACCATTCCTCTTACAAATATCAACACAAAGGTCGATTAACTTATTAATGGCTATATCACTAACATGCCAATCTGGTGCCCCTCCATCGTTTGCTACTTCAATGGTAACGGCCATCATATCATTTTCTCTGTTGGCACTCGCCCAAGAACGATTCTTTTCTTCTACATACAATCCGACTCTGCCATCTGACCCAATACCATAATTAGCACTAGCTTCTCTGGCGCTTGAAGCAAAAATATTGCCACAGGTTTCAATGGACAAATTACCGGCCATATGGTGAATTGTAATTTTTGATATTTTTCTATCTCTAGTATTATAGTTGGGAGATAGTTTTGTGTAGTTGACTAAAGAACTGTTCATTAATATCATCTCCTTATAAAAAGAACGGGGACAGCCAAAAGCCGTCCCCGTCATTAAAAACTACTTGTTGTATGACGGTTATTCATTCTTACCGTTTACGATTTTACTCATGTCACAGAGTGAATCAATCAAGGAGCTAACTGCATCCATGTCAATTTCATAATTGATGCTACTAGCTGATGCTTTTACCATGGACATTACCCATTCCTTACGCTCTGCTCCAGTATCAAACTTCTTCTCAGCTTCTTCCATCAAGTTCATAACTAGTTTTAATAGCTGATTCCAATTTTTTTCCTCTATGGCTTTCTTAACATACTTCACTAGCTGAACAACTAGAGGAATACATGCTGCTAAGCCTGAGAGAATACTTACAATAATATTTACAACATTATTATCCATAATTCTTTCTCCTTTTTACCAATTAATTTTGTATTGTTTACTGTTCAACGTCATCTTCATGTTTCATACAAAATGGTTCCCCATCTGCGTTAATTCCATATTTATTACGACTATGTTTCATTCCCAACTGATATAGTAGGTAACTCATAAATGCTCCAATTATTGTAATTACAGATTGTACAGCAAGTGAAGGATCTGGATTTTTATCCATAAAAACCTCAATATTATATAGAATACCATTTGCTACCCCATATAGTACAATTAATCCACAAATAATCTTAGACCATTCTTTCTTCTTTTTCATAAACAGCACCTCACGCAAACAGCTTCATAGCCGTAGCTTTACCGGCAATACCATCTGCAACGAGCCTATTAGCAGACTGAAATCTCTTTAATGCAGCAACAGAACCAGTGCCAAAATCACCATCTGCACCACAGTTACCACAAGAATATCCATAGCAAATTAGCATAGCTTGCACGAGTTTTGCAACCTCACCAACACTACCACGCTTGATATTCTTCCATGCGGCCTTGCTAAGAACACCGAATACTCCATCGGCGCCAACACCAAGATTTTTCTGTACTGCCTTTACAATAGCCTTTTTTGTTAATACACCAAAGTCATTATCAACAACAAGCCCAGCAGCATAATCTTTGTTCAGCCAAGACTGAATATCAGCAACTGTTAAAATTCTATTTGATGGTTGTACGACTGGTGTAGACTCGACATCATATTTTGGTCTACCATAACCAATAATACGGCTATAGCCAATGCTATATGACTTGCGGCATACACCACCACCATTTGCAATAACACCAGCAGACGTAGAAGTATTGCCCTCAATTGTGTATACAGTAGATGCAGTTACCTTCTCAACAAGACCAGTATGGGCAACACCGCCTCTAGAACTTGAAAAGAATATCTGATCTCCTGCCTTTGGCGCAGAATAAAATGCACCATTTTTCTTATAATAACCTAGCGCATAATCACAACCTGCGGCCAGTGAATTTACGGGCAGATATAACATCTTTCTAGCTTGCTCCACACCAAAACTCTTCACAAATAACCAGCAATAAAACGATGTACACCACGGATAACCATTCTTAGGTCCATTAAAGAAACCAGGAATGTTGTCGAGATCTCTTGCATACTTCGTAAAATTGTTGTACCCAGCATTCGCAGTCTTACTATCTAACTGACTATTGCTAGCTTTCTCCAAATATCCAATCTCATTTTGAGCAAGAGCAATAATCGTACTTGCATAATATTTGGACATCTTACTCACCTCTGATCTACCTTTTTCTCTAAGTCATCAATACGATGATTAGCGACTTTCATTTGTGCTTCAATTACAGGGATACGTTGTGCAAAATTATTATGTGAACGCACTTCCCTTGTAAGTTCTTCTAATTTTGTATCAGTTACTGCCTGCTGTTTGTCTAGCTTCGCGTCAACCTCACGGTTTGACTTATTGTTGGTCAGTATCACTGCTATTACAGAGCTTACGCCAGTTACAATAACACCGGCCAAAGTTAGCCACGCTTCCATATGGCAGTCCTCCTTAATTTTATTTTGTGCTAAATTCGAGCAACATATTATATTCGTCTTCTGATATGAACTTGAGAGTCTCCTCTTTTGGAAGGTGCATCTCAAAATGCTTGTCTATATTATTTTGACAATAATACTTATTCCAATAATACACATTTGCTAGAGAACGGGCCTTGTGCATTGGACAAATACGTGTGCAACGCTTGTCTGGAGTGCCGTATAACTGATAGTTCCAGCCACTACACCAAGCACAACCAGAAGCAATTGGACAGTTCCAACATTCATCTGTTGATTGAGAACGTCTTGTTATACAATCCAAGCACCTCTTGGTTTCCTTATCTTTTTCAGTTTCAAAAATACCATCTACTGTTCCAATAGTAATAGGTGGAGCATCGTTACCAAGACTTGATGGCATATATCTAATGCATGGGTACGCAATGCCATCTGGGTCAAAAGATAGCATTCCACCCGTGCCTCCGCACCAGTTTCCGTTTTCCTCTGGTGACATTGGGTCGAAATAAATTTCACTAAATAAACTCACATATGCGTCAACATTATTATCTAAAAGATAATCGGCCATCTTTTTTAACTCACAATAAAATTTCTTAGCATCATCATTAGTCCATTCCGCTTCAAATACGGTATTGGCATGAATAATGTTTACTCCATCATCAATAAAAAACTTAATAATTTTATTTAAATTATCAAGATTCTCTGGTGCAATAGTTACTTTAGTAGAAGAGTTTCTTCCATAATGACTATTATAATGTTTAAATGCACGGTATGCATCATCAAAATTACCATGGCCGTCATGATAAATACGGCAAGAATCATGGATTTCCTTTGGCCCATCTATAGTAATCCCAAAACTAACAAACTTGTTGAATTTCTTCAAAAATGCTTGTACTTTTGGATCAAAATAAAGTGCCCCATTAGAAATCATAGAAGCACGCCAAGTTAATAGCCAAGGATGATGACGACGCAGACACTCTTCCATAAAATAGGAACAAATATAATCAATTACATCAATATTCATTAAAGGCTCTCCACCAATAAAATCAAGAATAATTGCTTTGGTGTTTTTATTAATGAAAGATGATGTATCTTCGTCATACATTTTAAATAATAAATCAACACCTTTTTTCGCAGTTTCACGACTCATCATACGATGTCCCTTATGACCTTGATAACAATATATACAAGCACAAGGACAATCGTCTGTCACCTGAAAAGTCACACTACGAGTAAAGGCTTCGTTCTCACCTAGTGTAATTCCATATCCAAATAATTCATAGATATAATTTACATAATTATCATATTTACTAATTTGATGCATATTAATCCTCCTCCATCTCTCTGTAAACAATAGAATAGTCACTGAATTTAAATTCATAATAATAACCTATATTTTCAGGAAAAGGATTATATTCTTTACCAATAATCTCTTTTGCATACTCTAGCTCTTGCTCTTTTAACTCAAGGTCGTGTTTATATTCATCTTCGTAAATGAGTAAATTATTCCCTTGGGAACGAATATAATGCAACACTTCACGTATTGCATTATATTCATGAAAAAGGCTTTCCACATAATTAGATAAATCATTTGGGATAGGAATAGTATATTCTTTATTGTTCATAATTCTCCTTTTTCTCCTTTTATCAATAAATATTATTTATTGAAAATTGTATCTGCGATTCTTAGATACTCAGACTCATCTGCCTTTGCCTTATTGACATACTCACGAGTCTTTGTAGCATAAGTGTCATTCTCTTCCATACGGGCAGAATAATACCAAATCATGAAAGTAAGAATTTTATATTGTAGATACTTTAAAAAGTCCTCCGAATATTCAGCGTGAACAATAGAATCAAGTTCATTTAATTCATCTTCTGAATATGTCTGAGAAATTGTCTTAATAAAATTCATAGAAATTGCTAAAAGATTAATATACTTTTGATATAAAGTAATTTCTAATGAAGAATATTGATATTTAGATAAACTTAATGCTTGATTAAAGAGTGAATTAAAATACTCTTTTGCCTCTACATCAGTCCTCTTATCATTTAATGCCATATATTGAAATAATAGTATAATTCCAGTATTGTCACTTACTGAATTAATAATACTTGAAATAACAATATCTTCACTGTGAATCATATCAAAACTATCTGCTTTGAATGTATAAATATCAAAATCTGCCATTTGTAAACCTCCTTATGATTAAACTTTTCCTGCCAATATAGCACAAGTTTCAGAACATCCTCTTGCACAATCATTAAAACAACCAGTCTTGCAATCACCTCCACAGCTCGTATAACAGGTAGCACATCCTTGCCCACAAGAATTTGTGCAAGTCTCGTTGCAGTCACCTGAACATGTAGTATTGCAATCATTAGAACAATTACCTCCACAACTACTACAATTGTTTGAGCAAGAACCACCGCAAGAAGAACAACCAGTATGGCAACCAGTAGAACATAAACCCGTACAACTAGCGTTACATAAATGGTCTGAACCAGTTAAATTAGTTTGTTTACTTCTTGTTTCAAATGTGGTTAACTTGGCAGACAAACCACTAAAATTAGTAATTGCGGCACCCGCCGTCACCTTTGTCATACCACTAGTATTAATCGCATTTACTGGCTCAATAATTTTATTAGCGTGCTCAATTTGAATTGCATTACCAACCGCAGGTGTTTTGGTATACGCAGCTTTAGAAGTCCATGAACTCATTGAACCAACTGCTCCCGATTTTGAACGACTAGCAATTTCATTAAGTACTCTTGTATGCAATGCATTAATATCAGATGCAGAAATTGCACTTCCTTTTGTTAAAGCCATAATAACCACACCTCCTTAAACTTTTACTATAAACACAGCACACAACTTGGATTTTACTTCATTTTTAAAGAATTCATCCATAGTGCATATATAAGGTATTTTACCTTCATTGGCATTTAAAAAATTAAACTTCCCATTACCTACAGAATAAAACGCTATGTAATGCCATCCATAACGATGCTTATACCATAGAATACCGACATTAACTTTACTAAAATTCTTTTTACAGAATAAATACCCCTTAGTTAAACCAAACTTGCGAAGATACCCAGAAATTTCAAAGGCAGTAGCCCCATACTTACCACCAAGAAATGTGTGGTCTTTAAAATATTGTACAGCATCATCAAAACTTGGATTTACACCCGCGGCCTTGGCTGCATTATATGAGGCAATCATGCTACACCCATGCTCGTCCGCTGTATATTTTCCAAATGGAACATTGGTTAATTTTGATTGCTTTACTATGAAACCATTTCTATCTAAAGCATTTGAAATATCCATAATAACACCTCATTAAGAACTATAAACAGCAGGATATATTTGTACCCAACCAGTCCATTTTCCTGCACATTTAGTATTAGAATAAATATTGTTACTATCACCAGTTAATCTTAATGCAATAATTTTTCTGTAATCTTCATTACTATAATTCATAATAAGAAAATAAAACCAAGAGTCAGAATTACCTGGAGCGTTTGTCATGTTTTGACCCATGTACATACCATTAGGATGATAAACAGACAAAATATCTGTACCGGAAATCTTTATGCAAGCAGTGCCAAGACCAAAACCACCTGGAGCATAATCTGTACCAGCAGTTGCTGCGCTAACGCCTCCACTACCATTACCCTTCAATAATCCACTAGCAGTAATTTTAGCTTGTTTATTATCTATAGTAGTACTCAAAGGAGTGACTTGATTAGAAATTTCAGTTGAAACTTTACCATCAACATATCCCTTTGTTGCAGGCTGATAGTCGGCGGTTGGGGTAAATTCAGTCGTGTTATCTTTCATGAGGACGAGATTTTCTAATAGTGTACCAGACTCGTCTTGAACACAATCCACTAAAGTCTGTGGATAAATAATAGTACCATCAGCAGGATCGACAATCGTACTTTTCTTCGCCATTAATCTTCACCTCCAACAATTTGTAGATACTCTGCTTCTGTTATCTTGCCTTTTGTATAAAACATTTTAACTTGGCCCTTAGTGTAAAGACCCAAGTCGTAGAATCTTTTAATCTTTTCAAACATTACGCATCCTCCTCAATTAGAGAATCTGTCATTAGAGCTGTGTACATTACTTGTGCTTCAATGCGGTCAAGCTGAGTAGCCTCTGGAACAATAGATTCAAGTGAAGTTTTATCAGCAGCTAATTCATCTGCTGTGCGTTCAACAATCTCATTATTTATATACTTATAACGATAAAAACCATCGCTCGTATATAGGCTATCTTCAAAATAATGAGTTTGACAAAGATTGTATTTGTCACCATAGCCCTCATCAATTTGAATCCAACCCTCTCCAACGACATTTGCTTCTGCATAACCTCCATCACACTGTATAATACGATTTTGAGAATCTACTTTAATATAGACTTTTGAAATATCGTTTTCAAATTCCATTTTATTTTAACCCCCTCTTATAGCTCAGCACTTAAAGTCATTTTAGCGCCTTTATTCATAAATAATGTATAAGTTTCACCCGCGGTTAATCCAGAAGAAGTAAATATAATGCTGCGCATATTGCATCCATTATCTGTCCTTGTCGCCCAGCCTCCGGTTGCTTTCGAGATAGTTTTTAAAGACGTATTTGTTTTACCTAACTTAAATAAACTGATATCAGGAATTGCAACTATAGGTGAAGTTCTCATTGGTGCTACAAGAGGAAAAGGAACCCACACATCTGCGGTATTGTTAGCATAACCGATAGCTACTCCGTTACCAGTTGTATCATATGAAGAAGTAATAACTTGAAAATAACGCTGACATTTTAATAATTCTTCTGCTAGATTTGGATATGTCGCCCAAGATATTGAACCAGTTAGCATAGGAAGGAGTAAAGTTGATTGATAACCTGTTTCTAATTTTACCCCTTGAATATTTACAAATTCAGTGCTGGAAGAAATACTAGATAATTGTATAAAAATCATTAAAGAAGTAACAACATAAACTTGACCACCAATAGTTATTTCTGAGTTTGCCCCAGGAAAGTTTCCATGAACAACGGTAGTAAGTGCTGTAGCAGGAGATACGCCATTCGAACTAGATATTATTTTAGTCACACTTGCTTTAGTAGTATCTGATTTTAAATAACAATAACAATTCATTCCAACTCTATAAATAGCAGTACTATTGCTTGCCACCTTAACAGTTAGCGTCCATGGCATATTTGGACTTGTTTGCCATAATTTTGGTTCAATAATTTGATAAATATAAGGGCCAGTGGACGCACCATTGCTAGCAAATTGAATCCAACCGCTACTTATAGTAATTTTTGTTGTTGAATCACTCTTTTTCCATCTATCAATAAAATATCCAGAAGCAGTATAAGTAGATGCACCTCTTTGATTAATGCAACCACCATAAAATAAACTATTATCTAATATATTAGGGTTACATTGATTGCGATTAAAAGCAGCTCCACATCTTGCGGCTTCAGTATATTGATCGGGTATCTCCCTTAGTATCCAATTGCCATTGGCATTCTTTTTAGCTAAGGTCTGCTGAGAACCAAACTCTAATTTTATAGCTCGAAGTGCAATAGCTCCACCTGCACTACTCTTTACTCGCACATTTAAAGAATTACCATTCATCGCAATAAGATCACATACATTTTTAGTTTCACAATATAATGTATTTGTAGTCGGTAAAGTTTCTGGTAAAGTTACTGTAGCAAAAAATAATGCACCGCCTGTTGTAATAGCAGATAAAGTTACAGTTTGACCTAAAAGAAGTTCTGGTGCATCTAGTTTTTGTAACATATATGGTACAGTAGTAGTATCACTTGAATCATTTAATTTCAATGTTAAACCATTGCTCGTTAAGACAGCTTGTGTTTTAGCGTTTGTGCCTTTCCATGAATCAATAAATGGATTAATACCATTATATGTTGTTTGACCTTGTGAATTTACGGGGTTTTTAAAATCCCAGTTTTTAACTATATTTACATGCGTAACACCATCATCCACATAGTCAATAATATTTGTATATGTTTTACCATTTAAAGTATCTGCATCAATCGTAGGCGTTGCCTCAACATCCACAATTGGCTCATATGCTAAAAAGTTGCCACTAACGGCACTAATGTTGCCGTCACCGTCGCCTCTTAGTAGACCATTTGCGGTAATCTTATCCTGCTTTGCATCAAGAGCGGTCTGAGTTGCATTGCTAATAGGCTTATCAGCATCCGAGGTATTGTCTACCTTGTCAAGACCAACAGCAGTTTTGTTCATATCAATAGTAACATCACCAGTTTCTCCATTAACTGATGTTACAATAGGTGTTAAAATTTGCAGTTTTTTAGTTGACATTTTTTAACCTCCTTTTAGAATTAATTTTGTGTTGTTTCGATTATGGATTGAAAGGACGAGTATGTTCGGCATCGTAATACCAGCTACCCTGAAAGTCTGCTTCACTTGAAACGGATTCTGGGATGGGGTAATAATACTTGAATAAGTACTCCTCATCATATGGGTCAATAGGTATATATTGTCTATCTAAACAATAATTAGTCGTATCATCTACTTGAATACATTCACCTGTTGTTAAATCAATAATTGCATAAGCATAAGCATATTTTACTGCCATAATTGAAACCTCCTCACGATAAGTAAAGTAACGAAGCACATAACTGTCATTTGTACTGTTTGTTATATTTAAATCTATTGATTCTGTTGTTGAATTTTTTGTTACAGAAGACAATAATATCGTAGAATTTACCTCATAAACAGAATCGTCAATTACAACTTTATCAACAGCAACACTATCTTTTGTTGATGTATTAAATTTTGAAATTAAGCATTGTAATTTTGTATAATCATATTGTGTATATTGCTTCAATAATATAGAAAAACTTTCTCCTGGTTTTACACTTTTTACACCTTGAGTAGTTCTATATGCAGGAATATCTTTTGTGCCAACTTTTACACCAGCATTACTCGCAAATGTCATTCCTTTTCTTACATCATTCTCTGTTGCATCAAAAATAGTTTCTTGACCAACAACAGTTGCAATAATTGGCGTAGAAGTATTATTATATTGTAATTCAAACGTCTTAGGACTTATTGCTCCACCTACTGGATTTCCATATATCATATCTTACACCTCCGTAATTGTTGCTTGCATCGTATAGTCTTCGGTAGATTTATTACCTATTGCATATACGGTTACAGTTCCATTATCATTTGCAGTATTTAATATTGTTTCATTATCAGCAAGGCTAGCAAGTTGAGTTGGGGTTGGTTGTAGGTCAACCTTACTGTTTGGTGTTACATTACTAAGAGTGACTACTTGAGAATATGGAGACTCTGTGCCAGTCCAAGAATCTGTTGGCAGACTAAGTGTTTCAGTATTAGCACCACCAATGCCTAATATTGCCTTAATACTTTCCGTTACATCTTCTCCGGCATTTGTTTGGATAATACCACTACCACCCTCCCAGGTCATTCCGTTGTCACTATAGGCAACACTTGTTTTATTGCTTGCAATAGCAATAAACTTTGTACCATCATAAATAATATCACACCAATTTGCAGACTGTGGCATAGTAGTTAGTGTCCAATTAATTCCATCGGTAGAATATGCTGCGTCCGTACTTCCTTTAGCAATAGCAACAAGCTTTCCGTCACCATAACACATTGAACTCCAAGTGGTATTTTTAGGAGTATTGGACTTCATCCAGATAAATCCACCACTATTGCTATAAGCCTCAGAATCACTGCCACTATTTAGAGCGATTACTTTATCACTATTAGACGCTACACAAGTCCATTTTGCAGATAATGGTAGTGTTGATTTACTCCAAGTAATTCCATCACTGCTATATATAGCATTGTTACTATCTTGAGCAACTGCGGAAAATTTACTATGTGGAGTATCATAAGTAACATCAACCCAATTTCCACTTACTGGTAGAGTTGCAGCAGTCCAAGTTACGCCGTCCGAACTATAGATTGCATCTGTTCCATTACTAAGAACAATAAACTTGCTACCAGCATAACAAGAGCAAGTCCAATTGGCACTTACTGGTGCTTGAGCAGTACTCCATGACTGACCGTTTGTGCTATAATATATTTTTGTGGAATTTGGGACTGGAATAATAAACTTTCCGTTGCCAAAAGTAACAGTATTGTAAGCACCGATTGTGGGTAATGTAAACTCTGTCCATACCGTACCATTGTTGCTATATGCATAATTCATAGAAGTATTTGAAACAACTACAAATACCCCATTGCCATAAGCTATGCTACGCCAATCTTTTGCAGATGGTAGACCATTTCCACCGTTACCAATCAGTAAAAATGACTTCAAAGAATCACTTACTGCCTTTGATGTTGGAATTTCTGTATCGCTAGAATTTAGAACTGTTGATAGAGATGCACCTAATAAGGTTTCGGCATCCTTAGCATTAGAAAACTCAAGATTGCCAACAGTAGTTACTCCATCACCAATTTTAAATTTCTTTAAGTCTGTATAGACTATGATTTCGCCTTTTAGTGGAGTAAAATTAGTAGCCTTAGCCCAATTAGCACTCGTATCGTTTTTTTGTACAAAACGAGTATTTAAAGTTTTACTTGCCATTAAATTTCCTCCTTATGAGTATTTATATACTCTCTTGAAAAGGGCATATAAATGCCCATAAGTGACTCAATATCAGTTTCAAAAGAGTGTTATGAGAAGTCCTGTCTGTTTCAAAGACTTGTTTAAACATAGGGATGGGATAGTCCCCTCCCTACAAGATTTTTAATTAAGCATTACCACCGTTTAGGATTAGCTCGTCACCATCAGCAATGTATAGGGTCTGAACGTTAACAGCCTTAACACTGATAACACCATTCTTGGACTCAATGGAAGTGCCATCAGCCTTGACTAAGCCTAGAGCGGAAGCAGTAGCAAGAGGTAGAGTAACAGACTTATCCTCGCCAATAGTTAGAGAGGTGTTTCCAACCTTGATGGACTCAATCTTGTTGGCCTGAGCAGTATCCCACTGAGCAACCTTGTCATCAGTAACCTTGCCCTCAAGAGCGGTAACACGGTTAGCAACAGGAGCAACACCATCCTTGACAGCCTTAGCTACAGAGCCAGCAACAGTATCTGCACCATTTAGCTTTTCAATAGCAGTAGTGTTTGCCTTAATGCTATTATCCATCGTAACAGCACTATCACTATGGCTACTAATCCAAGTTGAGATTTCCTTTAGTGTATCGAAGGACTCAGGAGCACCATCAACAACCTTAGCAACCTCTTCATGGGCCATTTCACGAGCAGACTTAGCGTTATCACCCTCAACAGAACCAATTAGAGTATCAATTGCAGTCTTATTAGCAGTGATTAGGCCACGAACCTCAGTATCATTATAGGTAGCAGCAGTCTTAGCATCAGCAATCATCTCGACTACAGTCTTGCCATCAGAAACAGTACCAATCTTGGAATTAATGCTAGAGATAGCCGTGGTATTGTCAGCAATTAGACCAGCGGCAGTCTTACCATCGGCAATAGTGCCAACCTTATCACTTAGAGTATCAACAGCAGTCTGAGCGGCAACAGCCTTATCATCGGCAGTCTTGGCGGCAGCAGCGGCTTCCTTAACAGTACCAGTATGGTCGGCACCTAGAATAGCAGTCTTTAGGGCATCGTCCTTAGCGGCGGCAGCAGCAATTGCCTCGTCCTTAGCGGTAGCGATAGCGGTAGAAACCTTCTCAACGTCAACCTTACCCTCTAGTGCAGTAACTCTAGCGGACACACCAGCATCACCAGTAACTAGACTGTCGGCATAAGACTTAGCAGAATCTAGAGCAGAAGTAGCCTTCTCTTCAGCATACTTCTTGGCACCCTTGATGGTGTCAACGGTAGACTTGTCATCAGCAATGCCAACTAGTGAATTCTTAGCATCGCCAACATCAGACATAGTAGCGGCCTTATTGGTAGAAGCATCATAAGCAGTGTTAAAGGATACAGTATCCTGTTTGCCAGCCAGAGCAGTAGCTAGACCACTAACCTGATCTTGATCAATTGTAGGAATGTCAGTCTTGGCAAGCTCACCTAGACCAATAACTAGACCATTGCTATCAACAGTGACCTTAGTGGCAGTACCAGACGTAGCAGCGGCGTTCTTAGGAACGGCAGCTTCAGCGGTGGTCTTTACAGCAGCAATAGCCTTAGTGTTGTCACTGTCAGCAGTCTCAAGAGCGGAAATCTTAGTGGCATAAGCAGTCTGGTCAACATAATTACCAGCATCCTGCTTTGCATTCCAAGCAGCAATATCATCAGCAGTAATACCAGCAGCGGGACTATCCTCTAGGGTCTTAACACGAGCGGCTAAAGCCGTTAGGTCAGCAGCCTTAGCGTAATCACCAATCTTTAGAGCGGCAATAGCATCGGTTACATAGGCGACAACAGTAGTTTTCTCACCTTCGCCACCAATACCATCAACAATACCTTCTAGCTTGGTAATAGCAGTATTCATTGCGGTAGCGTCAGTCTTGTGACCACTAATCCAGTCAGCAATTTCCTTTAGAGTATCAAAATCAGCATCAGCGTTAGCAACAATCTTAGCTACCTCTTCAGCAGCAATTGTACGAGCAGACTTGTCGGTATCAGTACCCTGTAGAGTGCCAATAGCAGTTTCGTTATCCTTGATGCGCTTACGTAGACCAGCGGTATCATCAGCACCAACGACAGCCTTAAGCTTGTCAACATCACCCTGTGCAGCTTCAGCAGTATCCTGAGCGGTAGCGGCATCAGTTACACCCTTGTTGGCAATAGCTAGTACGTCAGCAATGTCCTTGTATAGACCAGTAGCGGCATCCTCACCAGCAGCAGGGGCACCAATCTTAGCAACTAGGTTATTAACCTGGGACTGTAGGGTTGCAACATCGGAAGCTAGGTCGCCAGAAGAGTCTTGACCAGAAAATCTATACTTGATGATAACTTTGTCATTTACAGTGACAATCAATGGAGATGTAGTAATGTACTCAATTTTCAAAGTACTAGTTGTGCCACCACCGCTACCACCAACGATTGTAAACTTTGTTTTAAGTTTTCTTTCTTCTCCAGCCTGATCCTCATTCGTAATTTCATATAATGCAAAGACATTTTCTCCAACTTCTGGATTTTCCGTGTCATTATATACAACATCATATGTCTTTCTTGGAGTCTTATCTATGCCATTAATTTCAGATTGCAGTCCTCCTACGGTAGTGCTTAAAGAAGTAATATTATTTGTATTCTTCTCAACAGAAGATGATAGAGCATTAACATCTGAGCTTTTGGCGTAATCTTTTAGTTGGTCAGATACATCAACTTTTGCAAGGTCTTCTTTAGTTGCGTAGTCAACAAGGCTTTGATGTTCAGTTAGATATCCTTTGTTTTCTACCCATTCTTGAGTAGCATAGCCATCAAGACTAGGAATATCAATTGCAGAAATTTTATTATCTACATAATCAGTACTAGCTAAACCATTAATACTTGGGATTTTATCTTCTACGACTTTGACTTCATCCTTCGTAGCAAGTCCACTAATGTCTTGATGTTCAGTTAAATAGCCAGAATCATTTTCTAATTGACTTACTTTAGTTGGTACTTCTTCCTTTTTAGCATAATCTACTAATTGTTTGGATACATCAACTGCGGCAACTTTTTCATCTACATATGTTTCTGTAGCATAACCAGTTAAATCAACAGTAACATTTTTTACCTTTTCATCAACTTCTGTTTTGGTATAATAATTTGACAAATTTATTTGCGTATCTGCAATTTTATCTGCAACACTTTGGGCAACATTTTCAACAATCTCTTGTACCCAGTCGTCAGTAACAACAACAGGCTCACAACGTGGATCTTGACATAGTGATTTTAGTATATTAAATTTATCAGTAGATTGTGATTTCCACCTATATCCATATTGTTTATTTGTATTATCCAATATAGAGCCATCTGCATGAATTTCAAATTTAATATTACCATCAATATGAGTTGCATTTGTATCAACAAGCCATGCAAACCTAATCTTATCTTCACTATATTCCACATTTACAGGCTTTGAGGCAAAATGTTGTTCATCACTTGTTGTAAAGTGAACAGAAAGTGCCATATCTTTCAAGTCAATTCCATCATACTTTCTATTCATCTCAAATGGAATAAACTGACTATTTGACTCTTGGGATATATTAACTTGTGCTTCGTTTACTAAAATCCCTTTATTTTCATCAATCGTTGATATATTCTTATCAACATAATCATTAAACCAAGCATATCTACCAGTTGTATCTCTTGAAAAAGTTTCATTTGCACTAACTGGTATGGCATCATTTGCCAAAGACATAAGCATAGGAGTTTCGGCTCGTTTTAAGGCTTGTTTCTTAGATTCTTCAAACGAAAGTGCCATTCTCAAACCTCCTTTTTAATTTAATTCATGTTGGTTCCATAATTCATATAATTTTTTAAGTTGTTCATTTTTCTCGAATACAAAAACCAAAGCATTTGCCTTGGTGTTAAAATATAAAATATCAAGCAATTTTGCATCATTTCGTAAATATAAATATGCTTGCTTTGCATTTGCAATATAACAAACCTTGTCTGGGTTATATTCGAGATTTGTAATTTTGCTATGTACCATTGTATTATCTCCTTCTAGCCCAAAAAAATAAGGTGCTGAATTCTACATGAAGTCAACACCTTATCGTTTTATTTCTTTGTAACTACTTCATGTGTGGGTTCGTCCTTCTTCTCAAAAGAAGGTCTATTTTCTGTTAGAATAACACTTAGATCACGCTTTACACAGGGATTAAACTTATCACGATTAGATAAATCATATTTAGATAAAGCGGCTTTAGCCTGTTCTTTAGTAATTAGCTTAAAGTTATAATCGGTGCAAGTCTGAAAAATATTCTTGCACTCTTCACTATGAAAAGAGTTCATCCACAGTGGTAGGTTTCTATAATCATAGCAATTGCCGCAGTATTCATAGCTAGTGCCGCAGCACAGGCATTTCTTAGGGTATTTCATAGCAATCACTCCTTTATATTAGATTAAAATATAAAAAGAGGGCCAAATGTATAGGCCCTCTTTTGCAAATTAGTTTAAATTATTCCTCGCTAGGGATAACAATTGAGAAAAGACGTTTTTCCTTATCACAGTATGCCTGTTGAGCCTTACCACTAAATGGATGGGCACCATCGGTAGCAATAGACCAATCAAAGTCAGGGCTTAGCTTAAAGTTATTGAAAATCACATAAGCATGGACAAGAGTAGTCTGGTCGCATACGTCGCAGCCTAGAACTTCCATAATAAGCTTACAACCAACAGGGAACTCGGTAGCAGAGTTGACAACCTCAACAGCACTATCAGTTTCATAATCATACATTACGAATAGCTCATCGCCTGCGGCTAGACCAGTAGGTAGAGCTAGAGTCTTATTGGTAATTGCAAACTCAGTATCAGAGGCAGCAGTACCCTTTACAAACTTCTTACCAAAAGTGCTATCACCATTTAGTACATAAATCTCGTTAGGAACAACCTTGGGATTATGCTTTAATTCATAAGAACCAGTACCATAAGCAAAGCTCTCCATAGCGGGAGCGGTAATCTTAGCAGTAGTGCTAGCGACCTTCTTAGCAGTACCTAGCTGAGTAGCTAGTAGGTTAATATCAAAGATAGCGTTCTCAGCGGAGAACTCGGCGCTCTTTGCTCTATAGAAAGTAGCAATTGGAGTACCTAGAGCGTCTACGGCGTCAGTAGACTCAGATGCACAGTTTAGAGAAACATTCTGCATCTGGTTGATAGAGAATAGAACAGAATCATCCTTCTGAGAAAGAGCAACACCACGAATTACTCTATCAATTACAAAGTTATTAATATCAAAAGCCATAATAATTTCCTCCTATAAAATATTTTTTATATTATGAATAGATTAAATCTCTTTCATCCAATTAAGCTCCGCCTTATTTATTTTCTTCATATCTATCGTCCCCGCATAACATCCAGCAAGTAAATGATCTGCATTGTGAATAATTTGTAGACGTGCAACGTCATCAAAAAATTCAACAAAGCCCTCATTTCTCACATAATCCTTCGTATATCCCATACGAACTTTTACAGATGAAATTAGTGGCAATAAATATGACTTAAAAGGCTTCCCTTTATTTGTATTAATTTTCATCCTATCTTCGTCGATAAGAATTTGTTTAGTTGTTTTATTTGCAGCACGTTCAATTTTTGGTGTAATGTTGTGAACCTTTCTTAAATAATTCACAATCCTCAGATAAATTAATTTATCAATCTTAACACCAGATTCTAAATCTGCCAATAAAATATCACCATTCTCACGATTTTTATATGGTTTTAACTTAGTAAAATCCAAATCTTCAAATAGCAACTTTGTCTTATTTATTGACAATGTTGGTGCCAACATAATAAACAACTCAAAATCTTCTAACTCTGTCCAATCTAATCCTAGGTCCCATAATTGAGACTTCATATCTGATGGGATAGCAGTTATAGTATGTATAACACTAAAATATTGCGCTTCACCAAAATCAACAATTTCTCCGATTGTTGGCTGCTTAATCTTCAACTTATCGTTTATAACATAATCATTTCCAAAATATAATTGGAGCTGATCTACTTCAAACATATCACTCATACTTATTCCTCGTTACAGCATTATTCAAGGAATTGGTTTTAGTAAGCTCAAATTTTAATGTACGACAAGAATAATTTGTGTCTGTGACACTTTCTTTGTTATAAATAAGTTTTGCCTGCATTCCAAACATATTAGACCAGTTAAAAATGTCTCTTATCAAATAACCTAGCAAATCATGTCGTTCAATTCCATACGGTGTCTTAATATCATCCGCATGACAAAACACAACAAATTGAACATATTGAATCTTCATTACAGAATTATAACGATGGTCTTCCATATCATCAACACTAAAACAAATAAAGTTTTTAGCAACGTCCTGTGTACCAGGAACACGAATGTAAGCAAAAATATTATTATTTAAATAATCATCAGGACTTGATGGATCTAATTCGTGGTTATTTAATACTTCGATGACATCAGGATCGGACGTAAGTTTTTGCCGAATTATTCTTTTCATAGCAGAAACATCATCATCAATATTTTGTATATCTCTAATCATTAACTAACCACCTCCATCTTTATCTCTATTGTGTTCTGCCCAAAAGCATCTTGTGCAGACATAACAATTGTTTTACCAACCATATCATATAGCTGTGAACATTTTAATTTAAATGCATTATCTACCTGTGATACATGAATACTGAAAATATCCTTCTTACCAGATAAACAAGTTATAACACTTCCGGACTTATCTTGTTTTAAATCTCCTAATATAATATCAGATGGACAATCACTAGATAAATTAACATTTAAACCAGCATTACAATTAAGTATAATTGAACAAATCAATGTTTCACCATCCATATAAGACAATTTCCAAGTCGACTTATGTTCAACATACTTTTCTTGCAAATCATCCCAAAACATAGAAGTAAACGTCTTGGCGCTTCCACCAACACGCAATTTTGCATCTTTACCATTATAGATAATTTTGCCACGTGGTAATTCTGGAAGTGGCATTTCAAGACCGGCATCAATATACTCTGGCTCTTTAATTGGACAAGTTTTACACACATCCAACTTTGTGTCTATATTTTCTTTATTTGGACACCAACTAGCCAAACCATATTTGCCACAATCTCTTTGCATATCTGCCGTTACTTGTTTAAATGTTAAACGAGTAATTCCAATTGGAATAGTATCAAGAACCTTAGATAGTTCCCAAACTATAGGGACATTTCTTCCGTCGTCACAAATAATAACACGTTGGTTATAACTAAGTGTTTGAGTATAAGGTGTAGTTGGAAGCCACATAATAGTCTGGTCTTCCACACTTGTGAACATGTAATCAGTCCAGAGACCGGAGTTATAAGAACTCTGTGTTCTCTGTACGCATTCACATTTATATACCTTACCTTCATATACCCACTTAAGTATCCAATTACATTTCAGAATATAATACATTGGGAATTGTGGCTGATTATCATTGAGTATAACAAGCCATCTTTGCAATGTGCCAGTATCGTCTGGAACATCAACATATGAACCAACAGGAATTTTTACATGAGGTCTGAACATAAGTTTATATACTTCTTCATCTCCAGAAATACTTCTACGTGTATCAATAATAAACTTGGCGTCCATCCTCTGATTTTCAATCTCACTTGGTATATGTGTAACAAAAACTTCACGATAGGCTGGGTCACGTTTAAAGGTATTATCAATTATCATATCTGCATTATGCAAATAGGCAGCACTTTGAGTTTCTCCAACTCGACTCATACGAGCTTTAAAACTATCAAGCATCACATTCACCGCCTTTTAAAACATTAACTAAATTAGCTGCATCAAGAATTGCTTTGCGGAATTGATTAGGGTTCTCACGTGCTGTCTCAAGACAGCTAATAATGGTTAATATTTCTGGTTGATAATTAAATAGGCGATTTGAACCACTTATTTGATTAATTAAACTTTGAATATGAGCGTCTAAAAAAGGGCTATTGTCCTCTTTCTCATAAAGCGTTGAGATAATTGCGCCATATAAATAACGCTTTTGTGCCTCTATTTGAGAGGTTGGAATGTTATTATAAGCATTCATATTATCACCCCAAATACTCTGAGTTACCGTAAGTATAATCACGACTTAACTTTTGTGCCTCAATTTTCAAAGTTTCATCTAGAGCACGAAGCTCTGATAAATGGGATGCCTGAGAATAATGTTTCTGTTCCTTATCTGAGAAGACTTGCTTCGTCAAAAGAGCAGAATATAATTGTGGCTGAAGCCACTCTCTAGTAACCAATATTGCAAGAATTTCTTTTTCTACATCTAACAAATCAACATTAAATTGTCTTAATTCATCATCACGATCAGAGAGGTCATTCTTACATTTACGGAACTTAGGGATTGCACTTATCAGATAGCCATGGAACAATTCTTCTATGTCTTCTGGTAATAAAAGCGCAATCTCTGGGTCCGTAATTTTATTGGCGGCTAAATTGTAAATTTCTTCATAAGAGGTCGCCATTTAAGTACCTCCTATCATTAAATCATCATTTTTAATTCAGTACCAAGAATCTGATCTATTGCCTCGATTTTACGTAGGTCATATAGAGTTTTATCCTGAATCATAGAATAAGCCATGTTTTGAACAGAAAACTTTACACTAGCAGGTAACTGCTTTAGTTTAGCCACAAACTGTCTTTGAGGTAGGTCAAAAATACCATTTAGACTAACTTCTTCAACCTTTTCATAAACTGGATCAAGGTCTGCCTTCCACTCTTCACGAAGTACTTCGTCTTCGATGATAATGAACGGGTCAAAAAGGTATCTATGACGAAGTGCCTTTAGAGACATTAGGTCTTGGTATTCAACCTCTCTAATATCACCCTCATTTGCCCAACTATAAACTAGCTTTGTCTTTGGACCAATGATAAGAAGCTCGCCAAATGTTACGCTACGACAAGCAATAAGCTCATCTGGATCATGCTTTGGCTTCACTACCTTCTTTGGTTCTTCCTTTACAACTTCTTCTACAACGGTCTTAACCTCAGTATCCTTGGCAGTAGTACTTTTTTTTGCATTAGCCATAATATATATCTCCTTTTATCCTTATAGTTCTTTTAAATTAAGCAACCTTCCAGAAGCCGAATACACTGTTGAAGATGACAGAAATGCCCATCTTGAACATGTACTCATATTCATAGCTCATATCTCTGTTAGTATCCTTATCGGAAACCTGACTAATCTGAGCGTCACCCTCGTTTACAATCTTGATAAACTTGTTGGTAGAGCTTACAGGAACAATGTATAGCTGGTTGCTGTCAACCTGATAGTCAACAGTAGCACTATTGATAGCAGCGCCTCTCTTTAGGCCCTGACCAATTTCAGCAACTCTGAAACCTTCCCATAGACCTAGTAGGCCACCATTCTGATAATACTCATTCTTTACAGTATCAGGCATCCAATTGACATCAGCCATAGCAGATAGAGCGGATAGGGCAGAACGAGTACCAAAAATAACTACCTCAGAACCAGTAGCCATCTCGATATCCTGACATAGTTTAACTAGAGTAGCCTTGTTAGCAGTGTCTAGAGCACCAGTCTTAACCCAGTTAGCACCTAACTTTTCGCTAGCACCCTTTAAAGCAGCATAAACAGCATCATAGATGTAGCGGTTTACAGCATCAGCAATCTTTAGAATAAAAGAAGCCCAATCCTCAGCACCAGTTAGAACTCTTTCAAAGTCGGTATAAATCTTTAGACCGAACCACTCAGTAGTAACAGCAAAATGTCTTCCAGCACCTAGTCTCTGTCTAATCATGTTGTGATGATTACCAGAAATCTTGGAAACACTTAGAATAGAGTCATCTTCAACATAGAAATCGTTGGTATCACCAAGAGCTCGATTCTTAATCTCAGCATAATCCATGAAGAATGGATTGTTATCCCAACCAGTGCGAATCATCTCTTCAACAGTTTCCTCAATGATAGTGAAAACTAGAGCCTGATTAGCACGAATGGCGCGTCTTACTTGAGGAGTACGGGCATTCTCATCAATACCTAGAGCCTCACGGAACTTCTCAACAATCTTGGTGTTAGCCTGCTCAGCAGAATACTCCTGAACCTGCTTACGAGCAGCATCTACAAGCAGCTTCTCAAAATTAGCATACTTAACTTCATCATTATCAAATGCATTCTTAGCAGTAGCATCAAATCTCATAAATTTATTCATGATATATATCCTCCTTCCTCAAAACTCAATTACGCAGCAGTATAACCAGTATCCTGTGCCCAAGTTACACTCTGGCCAACGGTAGGAACAGTGCCACCAAATGCATCAACAGAAACAGTAAATACATCATGCTTCTTCATAGGATACATTCTTGCACGGCTATCCTTGGCATTATAATAATTGAATCTCTCCTGATAAATCTTTAGGAAGTCATTCTCCATTAATTCTGGATTGTGAACGAAGTAAGCATCACAATCAGACTGTAGCTCAAAACGAACCATCGTTAGATTGCTATTATAAACAATCTCAATAACCTTTGCACTAAAATCACCAGCAAAGTCAGATACGTTGTAGTACTCACCCTCAACATAACTACCAACGGTAACTAATTCGCCATTATCTCTGTCCTTATCCATCTTGCCAGATAGAATATGACCATCACCATATACAGCACTTACACGGCTGATTTCTGTAACCCAATGCTTATTAATTAAATCCTGCATATTATTTTCCTCCTATTTTTAAAATTTTTAATTAAATAAATCACCATAAGGCTTTTTATTCGCCTCATCGGTGGTTTTGACACTAAATCTCATAGCAGCTGGCTTACTAGAACCATTCTCAGCAGAGAAAGCTCTAAACTTAGCCTTTTCATGTGCAGCATAAAGTAAATCACACTTATCCTGAAGCTCTTCAACAGAATACTTATCTGCATCACTTACGAGTGCCTTAAATTCGTCAGACTCACGAATTTCCTCATAAGCCTCATTTGCAAAAACTTCATCCTTCTTGGCTTTGACTTCTGCAGCATCGTAATTATCCTTAAAGGTCTTTAGCTCGTTATACTTAGTTTCAAGTTCGGCATAATCACTACGTAGCTTATCTACGGCAATCTTCTCAGACTCCGTTAGTAACATCTGGAATAGTTCAGTACGCTCACCTTCGAGGGATATATTTTCTTCGTCAATAGAATAACTCTGCTTATAGAATTTGCCATTGCACCAACCCTGCATCACGAAATAATCATCGTAAACAGAATAGATGCCATACCAATCTCCGTCCATTTCATCATATTCTGCAATTAGATTATATAGTGCATATCTGATGTCCTCGTGAGAAACTTCAATTTTAAAATTCTTTACAAAATTTTCACTAGTACTAACAGTTCCTTCATCCTCACCAGACTCGGAACCGTCTTCACCATCAGGTTCACCTTCATCATTAAACTTATTCTTAAACTCTTCAAAAGCAGTATCTAACTCTTCATCACTCATATTCTCATAATCAAAATTTAAATCTTCCTTGGCAAATCCATACTTTTCTAGAAGTTCATCAAAATGATTCATTTCTCCTCTCACTCCTTCCTCTGTATTGTTTTTATTGAAATTAGATAAAGTATTATTTAATTTATCTAACATTTCAACCAGCTTTTCTTGATAATCAAAAACAGGCTTCTCATGGCAAAAATCTGCAATATCAGCTCTTGCACCAAGCATTCCTTCGCCTATTGGATTACCATCTTCATCACACCCCAATAGAGTGCATCCACCAAAATAAAACGATGTTAAATCAAGATATTTTTCTTTAGCATTATAAGAAAGTTCGTCAATGACTAATTCACAGCTTACCTTGGTTCCATTCTTCCTACGAATAATGTTCGCAGCCTCTGTATATTCCTCTGGAATGACAGCATATGCATTAACATATGTCTTATCATTTTCTTCATCATATTCAAGATAAGGATCATCAGCAGTAAAACAACCAACTTGCTTCTCTGTATAAACTATCTTGTCATCACCGTTCTCATCTTCCTCAATCTCTATATTGTGGGCATAAAAATCATATGTGCCATCACTTAGTTGATGAATATATGCTAATACTGGTCTATACTTTAAAGTAGGCATAGCAGTTTCCATATTCTCTTTAGAAATATGGCTCCCGTTTCTATTAGTTTCAGTATGACAAACTTTAAACTTTAATTTAAGCATCCCAGGCATATCATTGTCCGACACTTCAAAATTAGCCGGAGTAGAAACAACGATTGGATTACCTTTTTCCTTTGAGCTAAAATTAACAGACTTATTCTGCTCAACAAAAAATTGATATAGATTATCAAGCGTTAAAATTTTATGCATGTATTTTCCTCCTTTCTTGCAGAATAACTATAAACTCCAAAAAGGAGATTACAGACATAAAATATTTGTAAATGCAATCTTTTTGCCAAACTCTGCAAAATTAAAATTCGTAGGCATGTTTATAAATACCCACGAATCATTTGTTGCACCAATTTGTTTAAAAGTAGTAGCCAATATTTTTGCCACTTCTGCATCTTTTGTTACAATAAACTTTTCTGACTTCATTATGCTACCTCCTTTAAATTACTTCTTATCTCTTGTTGCAACACCGTCTGCTCCAATTTCTGTTTCGTCTTTTGTAGGTGCTCCTTGACTCCCATCATTAGATGGGTCAGCAGATTGTGTATTAGAACTTATTAAAGGATGAATCCATTCCGTATCTCCCAAACCAAGCATATCTTCAACAAATGCCATACCACGCTCTTTTGTAGGATGAAGCTTAAGTAGAGAAGCGTATTCTAGCTTTACAGGAAGTCCATAACTAGCAGCCTCTTTTAATGTAGCTAATTTATCTTCTACAAAATAAGGTGACACGTCGCTATATTCAACTACCCAGTTTTCAATACCAAAATTACTTTTTAAATATAGGTTAATCCAAGCATTAATTTGTTCAACTGGTTTCATGGCGTCAATGCATTCAACCATCATAGCCTTCTTAAAACTTTCGCTATTGGTTATTCTATTAGAATTCAGTACAATAGATCCGTTAGCTTCAATAAGCTGTTGATATGCCTTATTAAGAGTTGTAGTGTCTTCTGCTGCCACATTAGATTTGAAATCTATAACATTCAAATCCATAGGAGACATTGCAATATTAACAAGGCCAGGAATAAGGTCTGCAAGCTTCTTGTAGAAATCATTTGCCAATTGCAAATCTATCGCAAAATCATCTGGCTCTTTTGAACCAGAAATTGTAGGTATTTTAGCCCATATTAATTTATAAGCTTCAAGCTCGTCCGTAATATTTTGAACCGCCTGTAAATCCTCTAAATTAATAATATCCTCTAGCAAACCACTAAATGGCACTAAAGGATAGTCTAAATTATCTATATTGATTTTAATACAAATCGTTTTTTCTATAGGAAGCTCCTTCCAAGGAATGTTATCAGACTCATATTGTCTATATAGTTTCTGGAATTCTTTATCAAAATACTCCAAATCATCTTGATAAGTTCTAAAATAGCTCATATTATAAGCAATGCCCAAAACACCATGTTCAAAAGAAGAACTATAAACACGACAATAATCTGGGTCTAATGGGTGGATATAAAAAGTACCATCCTTTTCTGGGTCTCCATAAATATACCCATAAGCAACGTCATGTTTCCATGCTCTAAGCATCAATTTTAGAATTTGTGTTTCCATACGCATATTCGTTACAATATGAGTAATCTTATCATAGTCCTGCTTGATTTTTTCTACATCATTTTCCTCAGAAGTATTAACTAAAGGATATGCAGTCCAAGATTTACAAGTTATCTGTTCTGCCTTGTAGTTTATCATTCTGCGATAAATATGAGAAATATTATATAAATAATCACTTAGCTTCCTTAAGTTCTTTTGGTTTGTTTCGGTAGAAGGGGCCCTCAAATATGTTCTAAGATTTTCTTTACTATATGTAGAAGATGTAAGTGTTCTATTCTTTTCAAGGTTAATTAATTGTAATGCGTCCTTAAGCTGTGCAAATGCATTTCTTTGCTGCTCTTGTTTCGATAAATACTCTATCTTCTCTTGAGTAGTTTTTTCTGCCATAGATATTTTTCACCATCCCTTCTATCCAAATATTTTATCTATAGGTTTTGCCTTTGTTGTTTTAAACATATCTATAAGGCTATAATTTATATCACGCTTCTTATTACGAATACGTTCTGCACGTTTTTCTGATAAAAACCACGCACAGAGTGCCATACAATATGAACGGTCATCATGTAACTTATTTGCCTTCTCTGGTATTAATTCAAAAGAGTCTTTTCCAGATTCTCTCTTTTTACGCACCATGTTTACCATTTCTTCTTTCATTGCATCAATATTTTTAAGCGCAATCTCTTGATATGGATCAAGACGAGCAATCTTTGTTTTGATACACGAAGACTTCTTTAATTCTTCTTCAAGCTTCTTGTTAAACTCCGCTTCGGGCACCTTCTGTTTTTGTAGTTCCTCAGATATCTTTTTTCTTTCTAAATTATATAGTTTATCATCTACTTCAAATAGAGTTAAATAGCCCTTATTATCATAATCAGATGTAAAACTAATACAATCCAAATTCATCATTTCAATTAGAGCTTCATAAATAATTGATTTATACTGAGCCGGTGGAAGTAGTCTTAGTTTGTTAATGGCATTTGGAAATTTCCCAACATAATCAGCATTATATTCTTTATCAATAAGTCCTCTATGCTGATTTCCTTTATCATCAATCCAATCTTCCATCAAATAGTCGCTGATAAGTTGTCCACCACCACCTGCACCCGCATCGACTAAAATAGCTTCTATATTTTCATAGTCTGGTGCATTTCCATTATAAGCAAGTATAAGCTCTTTTAAATATTTAATTTGGTCTGGTGTTTGCATTGGACTCTTGCGCTTCTTACCAACGTCAAGTAGGTTTACACAATTTACAATACGTCCTTTATAATCACCATGCTCATCAATATATAATTCCATTACGAGAATTACACTATTATCTCTTTGTCTTGCTGGGTCATATGCTAAAATAAATTTCTTTTTATTTGTATCATTGTATAATAAAGGGACACGTGTTTCGCTATTACGAGCAATAGTTCCACGCCTAATAATTGCGTTCAATCCTGCGTCAGTTGTGAATTCACAATAATACTCACGACGAGCCTTTTCTGGATTAGTCCTCATTTCCGTTTCTATGGTGTCTCGTGTTAATAGAGCATTAACGACCTCTCCTCTAATTGTTGGTTTTAAAACAACCTCACAATCTACTTGTATTACACAATAATTTCTATCACCCATTAATTGTTTTTTACTAAACTCTCTATACAATCTATAAAATTCTGTATCGGTATCAGATGCAGAACTAATATAAAACTTTTGGTTTGGTAGATTAATTGCAAATGTTTTTAATCTTACTGGATCTATAGAATGTCCATCTCTATCTTTACCAGATGCAAAGTTTTTATTAACGGCAGCAAAAGCACCGTATACTTTAAGCATTTCGGCAGATAAGAAACCACACTCATCGAAAATTACAGAACCACGTTTACCTCTTTTACGGTCAATGTTACTATTAAGAGTTTGAGTAAAGGACCCATTATATAAAGAATATTTAAATCCATTACTGCCATGACTAAATCCATCACCAGCAGCATTATTAATTTCTACTTCATTCTTGAATATATAACCAGTAGAACCACGCATTTCATCAATATTATCATTCGCAATTTGTTCAAGTTTTGTAAATGTTTCTTCTGCCTGAGAACCAGAACCAGAAGCTATATATGACCATACGTTACAAAACAGCATATCTTTAGACATTAATATTAAATCTATAATCGTACTCTTACCAAAACCACGACTAGCTAAGACTAATACATTTGGGCAATTCCATGTCCTTTGAACAATATACGCCTGTGCATCAAGTAGTTCTATAGAGAAAAAATCATCTATAAATCTAACTGGATTGCACTGATAGTATTTTTGAATTTTTGTAATTTCAATGAGTCTTTCTAGTTTTCTAGAAGACATTGCGTATGTTCCTGGTTTACAATATATTGTGTACTCATCATCAAATAATGTAGACAAATCAGCATCGTCAATTGAATTTAAAATTTTAAATTTATATTTAGATACATCATTCATCTTCATCACCATCCGCATCAGCTTCTGTATCTCCAAATGGTGAGAACAGTTCTTTTAAATTTTGAAGATTTGATTCGTCAAGCATTCCTGCATCATTCAATGTATCTCTTAAGTCAATATTTTCTCTTAATAACAATCTATTAATTTCTTTATACACATCAAGACTATTTTGCAATTCAATAAGTTTTTGTCTCTGTTCAGCAACCATATCAGACCACTCAGATTCATCAAGATTAAGTTGTTTCATAATTGACGCATCACTCATCTCTAGCACTTGTTGCATACCTCTACAAGTACCTATATCAAATCCGTTAACTTCTGCCTCTCTAAGATTAAGCTCTTTTAACTTCTTTATCTTTCCAGTCCATGTATTCTCACCCTTGGAAGCACTCTTATTATGCTTTAAGCTTAAACATGACTGCTCCGCAAGTTGAGACACAGTTGAGGCAACCTTTTGTTTTGAATCAAGGTAGGTTTTAATTTCTCCAGACTTATTAGAAACATTTGGAGAAGACATAGCCTTCGCAATCATGTCATCAAGCTTCGACTGTTGTAAAAATCCTCTTACAATAGTAATTGCAGAGGAAGTACGCATCATGTCATCATTTTCTCCGCTTGTGTCTAAATAGCCAATTAACTGAGAGTAGAGTAGTGGCTTATCTTCTTCTTGCTCTTTCTCAAATGGGTCATAACCAAGTAATCTAATTACATCTGAACGGTTCTTTTCATACTCTTCATTTATCTCTTGACCTTTTGCAATTTCGTCAGCAGAAGCATTTCCAATTTCTTGTTGGGCCTGCTTCAATGCAGTTTCCTTATAGCTTGTAAATAAATCTCCATCTCTCCAACGCATCGTTTTATAGTTCGGCAAACCAATATTTTTAATATATGCCGCCCATATATTACTGCGCTTCTTTGGGTTTTTGTCGTTAATATATTCAAAATAACTAGAATCCCAAATCTTATCAAGCCACGGTTTATCTAGTCTTTCGAGTGCTTCTTGTACAGATGCCTTTGTACAATCTCCAAATTCTCCAGTTCTTCCATCCCAATTCCTAGCAATCTTCTCGGCACACTCTTTACACATAGTAGTCTTACCAGTCATAATCAGTGGGTCAGAAGACATATAAAATTCAGATGCTTTTTTTTCTTTATTGCAATACGGGCAAAGATACTTTGGCTCAGCTTCTTTTTTTACGGTTCTTTTACCAGGACTTTTTGCAGCCATAACCACTCTCCCTCCCTTCTTTTAGAATTTTATAAATAATTACTTTGCCTTTAGCTCTTCATTAAGCTCGGCAAATGCCTTCTCAAATACATCATCACGTTCAAAGACTACAATTGTCTTGTCGTGGTTGTCTCTATCTGGCTTAACATCAATTACCTTAGCACCCTTCTTTAATAGGGATCTTGCTACGCCCATATTAAAGATTAACTTTGCTTTCTTTTCTTCCATTGTCATTTTCTCCTTAATTAATTTTGTATTGTTTATAATTTAATATTATAAGTGCATTGTCTGCCGTCTTCTGGTGTAAAAATTACCAGAGTCTGACCTGGGGTGGAATACAATCTCTTATTGTTCGAATATTCATCTGCACCACACAAAGAACGAACTAAAACAGACTCAATCCCAAGCTGCTCAAATTCTTCAATATGATGCTTATCCGCAAGAAATACATAATCAATAGTCTTTCCATAAAGCTTTGAGAAAATAGTGTTAGCAACAACACCAAAGTTCTTAACCTTATCAAGATCTCCATGACATCCAGCAATATTATACCCGCATACATTAAATGCAATAAATTCATAATAATCGCTCTCAATTATATTAACACGATTATTATTTTGTAATCTTTGTCTTATCCACCACGGAATAATACGCTCCATATTGTCTGAATGAATGCTATCATCTTTATTTTGAATTGTTCTTGCATGATTTCCGTATGTTGAATATACATCAATATGATTCACTTTTGATGATAATGCATCAATAAATTGTGCTATAATCTCAGACACATGCATAAGCTGTTCACAAGTATCTTCTTCGGACATAACCCTACAACTAGAATGAATCGCGCCATGAATTTCATCTCCAAGAAGCATAATGTGCAGCTTCTCAACACGATTGTGTCTTAAATATTGAGACGCCTTTTCATAAAGCTTTTCAACTCTTTGCTTACATATATCAGTATTGTATTTGTTCCAAATATTATCTGATATTTCTCCATAGTGCCAATCTGCAAGAACTAAAATAGCTTCTTTGCCAGATTCAACTACTGGAATGTCTGAAAAGTTATTCAACTGTCTCGTTGGTAAAGATTTTGCAACCTTAATCAGTTCCTCGGTTAAATGGTCAGAACGTGCATCCATAGTAAGGATTTTATTATATTCACGTCTTTGGTCTTGGAATTGCTTTTTAGCCTTAAAAAGTTCTTCCTTTTCTTCACGAATCTTTTTAAGATATTCATCCTCTGTAAAGAGTGTATCTTCATTATCGGTCATCATTTTAGAAAAAGATTGGTATCTCTTTCTATATGCGCTTTCGCCGTAATTATGACCTAAAGAATCATTTAAAATCTTCGCAATATCTTCCCATGTCCAACCGTTTTGTTCCTTCATAGAACATATTCTGAGAATATATTGATTCTCATTTTCTTCGCTTAATTTCTTATACTCCATAATGTACCTCACTCGTTAATTTTTTGTCTAAACGTATATGTAAATTTTGCGAATGGTATTACCTTTTCAGGGGTCATTACCTTGTCTTGATTTCTAGGGTCTCTAACTTCACGCTCTGGAAATCTACGTGCTCCAATAGTAAGACCCTTTGCTAAATGAATTTCAGCATCTTCATCAAAAGTTGCCTCACCCATATTTTCAACAATTATATCTTCAAGAGCATCAACAACTGCTTCCATTGAATATTTATAAAAATCACATCTCTTAGCTAATTCATTGGCAATATCCTTCTTTTTAAGTATTCTTTTCATTATCCTCCAACTCCTTACTCATCAGAACCATAATCCTCATCATAACTAATTGATAAAGACACGGGTCTATCTGCAAAGTCTACAAATAGTCTTGCTAGTTCAATCAGCTCTCCAGTATCGGCATTTTCAACAGATACAATATTATCTTCAATGCTAAGAATTCCCTTTGCATTTAGCTTATAACTCTTGTTAATACTTGCCTTTGCCATATTTTGTTCCTCCTATTATTCTTGTTTTGTATTTATTCTAATTCGTCAGCTTTAGTGCTAACGACACCTCTATGATTTATTGTTAAATTGCACACTTGTGCATAAGGTTCATTTCTAAAATGTTCTATATATCTTACAAATCCGCTATTTTCGGGATGATGATATAAATCACATTGCCCGCTATGACCAATTACTATAGTTTTAGATGTATCAGAAATTCTAGTTAATACCTTTTTAAGTTCATCTGTATACATATTTTGAGATTCTTCAATAATCACAACTTTATTTTCTAGATTACATCCTCTTAAATAAACATGAGACATACAATCAATATATCCAGTTCCATTCTTTTGATTTTCTATGCCTTCTTGAATAACTGATGTATATGGATTTATTCCAAGTTTAGCTAACGCATCATATAGTGGGGTAGTATATATAGAAACTTTCTCTTCTGGACTACCTGGTAAAAATCCAAGCTTTTCTTCCTGAACTGGGCTTACAATATAAACAATACCACTATATTTACCATGCTGCACCAATAAATTACCTGCAGCAACAGCCATTAGTGTTTTGCCAGTACCAGCTTTAGCATTTGCAAAAACAATTAACCTATCTGGATTTAAAATGGCATTAACAAAAATCTTTTGTTCTTCATCTAATGTAAGACCATAAAATGGATGTCCATCAATATTCTTTGGCACTTCACCATATTCATTTGTAATAGTCTTCTTTTTTGTTGCCATATAAAGCCTCCTATGTTAAAGAATCTCATCAATATCTGTAATTATAGAATCTATAATACCATTCTCCAGTGCTTCTTCCTCATCCATATACCAATCATATGGAGCCTTCTTTTTGAAAATCTTTGGATCAACCTTCGTATGTGCTAAGAAATAATCTGTGACCTTCTTATTTAGCTTGTCTCCAAACTTTTTCATAGATTCTGCCTGCTCTTGTGTTCCACCATAATAGCAAGAACCAGAGTGAATAAGAACCGAAGTTCCTGGCATAGCAAAACGCTTATGACCAGCAGCTAGAATATCAGCACCAGCGGAATATGCACAACATAGATTGATTGTATAACATGGTGTTTTACTAATTTCCATTGCTCTTATGAAACTCCACATAGCAGAAACATCACCACCAGGAGTATCAATAAAAATTTTAATTGGTTTACGCTCTTCAACAGGAATATCCTTGTCTAGCCTATTGAATCTTATAATCTCCTTTGACAGTTCTAGTAGGTTGTCATCAATTTGATAGTCAATATAAAACACTCTTTCCTCTACATCCCTATAATAAGCGACTAAATCAGGGGAGGGGAGTTGCATGTTCTCAATAGACTTGGGGATTGCCACAACTAGATCATCCATATTCATATTTTTGTACCTCCATAAAAAAATGCTCTTATGAGTAGCGTTTAGTTTGCATTTTCTACTCATAAAAGCAATTTTTAGGTGAGAACCTCGAAACCGTTGGTATCACTAATTAATTTTGTATTGTAAAAAATAATTGATTACTTCACATTTCTTATCTTTTTCATAGATGCCTTTTGGTATTCTAACTGCTTTTCATGTTTGCATTCTTCACATCTACAAGACCTGTTGTTCATTGACCCAACGTTGAAATCTTTTCCACAATCTATGCAAGTCTTTGTTTTATATTCACCAATCGGCTCATATGACGATTTGTGCAAATAGCAATACTGCTCATTTGGCTTTCCTACAGATACCTTAAACCATCTACCACACGTCTTACAACGTTTATATCCACCATTTTTATAATTTAAATACGTATAAGCAATTTCAAGATAATCACCTTCATTAAGTTCTAAAACAATCTCTTCATCATTATGAGATACAAAAGCAGCAGTATAGGCATTGTTTCCTATGCTATAATTCGGTTTTAAAATTCCTTCTTCATATGCAAACCTTAAATAATAATCTCTTTCTCTTACTGGAATTGATATTCTTGCAAATTTAAATATTTCAGATGTCTTAGCATAAAAATTATCTTTTTCATTTTCATATGCTGCGTTAAAATATTTAGCAAGAGCAAGAACAACAAAGGCTATCTTTTCTTTCTTTATATCATTTAAGGATTGAATTTTATTCATCTCAGATTTTGTTATCTTAATGCTATCAATATTTTTTATTCTATATTTCTTCACATCATTTATACATTTGTTGATGGCCCTAACATAACCTTCATATTTAAAATCTGAATAATGTTGTTCCATAAACTTCACAACAGTATCAAATATAATCTTTTTATCAACTGGCTCAATCTGAGTATAATATAAAGCAGCATTCCAAATTGCCTTATGTATGCTTAACGAGTTAACATTTCCGAACTCTACAACATTTCTAATATCTCTCTCTTCATTGAATTTAAAGTTAATCATCTATTTCACCTCCAACTTTAATAGTCTTATTTGTATATTTAACTCCACCACACCAAAAATCAGCATTTTCACTTTTTTCTGGATATGTAATCATATAATTATTCTTCTTCAACATATTTTGAACAATTATATCTCCACAAACATCCCATACGATATTTTTAGGTAAAGAACCAAGATAGCACATATCCAGTAACTTGTCACATAAAACTATTTCATTGGGGCAAACCATAGAAATATCATCTTTAAAAGTATCCAATAATTGCTTTTTGTCATCTAACAATATCTTTCTTTCGTCTTCATTGCACACTCTTTTTCTATTTAGCTCTCTTACATTATCAAGATATTTATCACATAACTGTTTTACATCATAATAACTTTGATTTTCTGTAGAATTAGAACTTTTATATATTGTATAATCAAACTGACTATCTGGAAAGTCGGTATTGTCATTTTTAAATGCATCTTCAATTGCCCAACATATTTTATTCATAGTAGAAGGAGACATATCTATTGGGCATTTTTTAACACAATAATCAATAAATCTTTTAGATTCATCATCTAAATCAGTACTATTTGCCATTTCATTAAATGTTTTCCCATACAAACTTATTGTTTTTGAGTTAACTTCCTCTAAAAACTTATTATATTTAACACGCTCAAAATCATAGTTATACATGAAAAAATATGGCTTTTTATGAGCACAAATTGAACGATTAAAGTCTTTTTGAGCAATTATTTCATCAGAATCATCTGGTTTTACTATATTTGCAGCATATTCATGCCATTCTTTTGGCATTGGAATTGGCAAAATTCCTTTTGCTTTATCAATCTCACGCTGTTGCAATGCCTGACCACATTGGGTTCTGTACCTTAGTGTTTCATATTCTTTGCTACCATGTTTGTAATTTGCCATAAGACTCGTCATTGCAGTAATCTTATTTGTAATAGAACCAATTTTACTACCAAAACCAGCTTTATTTGCAGCAACAACATCAACCTCATCAACAACTTTTTTAGACGCTTTTGTTTGTATGCAATTCAACGCTGGTAAATTCTTCTGTCTTCTCATTAATGGGGCATTATTTGTAGTGAATAACAAATCTCCATCAAAATCAAAGCCATTAAGGGCGGCTGGCATTGTGTCCCAACCATTTACAACAACACATGTGTCTATATATTTAAACCATTCAAGTACTTCTTCTCTATGACATATATTCTGTGCAACTATTGAATGAGCATTACTCATCGGTGCTCTAAAACATAAAACCCTATTAACATTGTGGTCGTACCAATATTTGCTATATATTTCACCACTTTTTAATAATCCATGTGGCTCAAGACCAAAAATACTTTCACAAAGCGCATATAAATCACCAGAAAGTATTTGAAAGTTACCATTAACATCCAAAACACCAATTTTTGCATCTTTTATGCGTCTATTTATCATTTTTTTGATTTTTGAACGAATATAAGGATCATTTATGGCATTTTTATCAACCATAAGTGCTCTCGCACAGCTATCTGCATACGTTACGTTTCTATCATCAAGACCTTTTCCGCATAAATAAGCAATGCTTTTTCTTGGGTCAAACTCCATAATATCTTTAATTTCATTGACAGTAGGAGAGATTAATTCGTCAATATCGGCATTTTCAAGCTCTAAAGACTGTATAAATTGATAATTTAACTGTCTGACATCATCAACTTCATGCTCTGCTGTCTTTGTAACACGTAAAGTGTACTTATTTTCCAAGCATTTATAATAATAATCTTCCCACGAATCATAACACGCCCATAATTTTAGCTGACTTTCTGTTAATATAAGCTCTGCATCACGGATATCTCTAGAATGACCCCAAACATCAGTTATTAAATACTTTTCTGGGTGTTCCATAGATGCTCCAACGACTTTTTCTGCAAAATCAATAAAATCAAACGTAAAAGTCATACCTTTAGTCCATGCACACCTTAAATTGCAGCCACTCATTGTATGCTGATAATCACCATTTAACTCTCCATTCCATCTTTTGGATAGTGAAGGAAGCATCATAGAACATCCATCGGACATATTATTTTCAAAATCTTGATTCTCTTCATACTGAACAATTGGCTCTATTGTTGGATCACTATCATCTATATTTATAAAATCAGTTTTAAATTTTACTATACAGTCCTTCACAACGATAATTCCACCAGGAATTTTAGCATTTTTATCTTTTGGCCAGCTAATTGGTATAGATGCACTAGCTGCAAGTGCCTCATATGCACCCAACTTTGCTGGAACAAGCTTCACATTGTGGTTTTTACCATTTTCTATACGTTTCTTAATTTCATCATGGAGCCTATCACTGATATACACAACACTTGATGTTTTAACACCATTTGTAGTACATATAAGTCTTTTATACTCTATGCCATTGACCTTGAAACCTTTATTTGCTCTGTCGTAGTCAGATTTTCTATCCATAACTATACAAATATAGTCTTGTTTGTATTGCAATCTGTATAATTCTGCATATAATTCTGATATTTTCTCTTTATTTTCTTTGCTATTCTCTTGTTTTTTAATTTCTTTTATTTTTCTTCTAATATCTTTAGCTTGTACATCATAGTCCTCAGTGCCATTTATTTCATTTATCCAAGATAATATTTGAGAATCTGCCAAAGACACAACAAGACCTGGTATGCTTCTTGCTCTAAAAAGTGGTAAATCTAAATCCCAATCATTTTGTCTGAGCAATTCTGAATTAATCTTATATATATATTGCTGAATTTTTTGCTGTTTTGCCAATAATAATCACTCCAGTCATATTGGAATTTAATCTTCTATATCTTTCAAATCAAAACATTCATCACAATAAACCTCATGATTTGGAAGAATCTCGACAAATTCTCCATCTATCCATTTTCCACATCCATCACATTTAAATGTTTCAATATAATCTCCACCACATAACGGGCATCCATTCCATTCTTCATACGGAGGAGAATCTAACCCATGTGTTTCTACATATTTATGTGGGGTTTCAAATATATGTCCACAATCTAAACAAATATACATTATGCATCGCTCCTTATGATTTCAACTTGTCGTTATCTAAGTCAAGCATCCATCTATCTTCGTAAATATTACCAACTACTTGCATATTTTCTTTTAATGAAAGTAAGTGTGAAATATTTTTACCAATTTCTTTTGCACAAAAATATGGTGCATCAAATTCTACTAAATATAGATATTTACCATCTCTGATAATGTCACCTTCATATACCTTGACATCATTTATGTCGTATACACCACTCCATTGACCGACAGTATCTGATACAACATTTATTGTATTTTTTGAATTATCATAGATTGTGCAGAATCCATCAACGAACAAAAGTGAACCATATGCCCAATGACCATCTCTAGATTTTCCTCTGTATTCTCTAAATACCATCACTTATCACCATACTTTCTATTCAAATAATCTTCAATAATTGCACACCAAGTATCCCAAACTGGAATTTCTCTGGTATATGATTCACCATTACTATATCCTGTAATAATTAAAGATTTCTTGATTGGTTCACAATCATCTGTTGCATTAACCCAGTCAAAATGTGAAATTTTAGCACAATTTTCACAAATAGTGCTAATCCATCCATCATTAAAAGTTTTTGCATATGGACTACCACAATATTGGCAAATAAAGCCAGAGATGTATTCATATTTAGAAATTATGTCGTATACCTTCTGAGTAGCACCAAAGTCATACCAACGGAGAGTGCCATTCTTTTCTTTAATCTGAGAAATTCTATACTCGTTTAGACAATCAGTTTCAATTAAAGCATCGCGAATTTCTTCACACATCCTTTCACCAAATGCCTTACGCCAACCATTCTCCAAAGCATCTAGTTCGGTATATGAATAATTAAAATCCTCTGAAACTTTACCAGTCCAACGATTTCTTGGCATTAAGAAAGGGTAGCGTTCAATTAGTTCTTTATTGTTCATAAAACACCTCAAATCAGTCATTATTTAATTCTTCATTCTCAGCATTGGTACTTTCGTCTTTACTAATTGCTAATAAAGAATAAATAAAAAATCCAAAATTAAATCCAATTATAAATGTTAAAATAGCAATCATAAGCATCCATCCTTTGCTTCTTTCTTTAACCATTTTAAAATTTCTTCTGCACAACCTTCATCGTCTGGATGACATTCATGACATTCAAATGTAGTTGCACAATTATGAAATACTAACTTAGATAACCACTGTGCGTTTCTTTCATCAGATCCGTTACGAAATAAATCACCATTTGTTAATGGTACTTCAATCTCACCAATACCATTACATTCTGTGCATCTTTCACTCCACGCCTTATTAGAATCACACTTTGAAATAAATCCATGCCCATTACAATTAGGACACATAGCTTTCTTCTTCATAAAACACCTCAGTTCAAAATAATTACTTTATCCATTGCACGAGTTATTCCAACATACATCACCTTTCGCTCATCAGAGTTTCTGCAATAAGGCTTCTGTTTAATAGGAAAATTTCCATATAGAATAACATTCTTATTTTCAAGACCCTTAGAAGTATGCACGGTTAAAATCTTAACTGTATCTTCATTCATAAGAGTATCTAATTCCTCGTTAGAAGTACCTCCCTGCTTGAAAGTTACATATGGAATATTACACTCTTCTAACTGCTTTGAGATTTCATAAATATCCTTATTGACTCGTACAAGAATAAACCAATCTTTGTAATTGCCATCTTTTTTAATCTGGCGTAGATATGTCTTGAATTTATTTTTAGTATCTACAATAACCTCACCGCTTTCTGTGCGAGTAGGGTAAACATTCTTATCCATAATGTCATCGGCCTGCATAATGACTGTTTTTGCAATATCCATTATGTTTGTAGCATTACGATAATTTGCAGATAGATAATAAGATGTCCAGTCAGTATTCTGCATAAGATTTAAGAATATACGGACATCTCCGCCCTTGAATCTATAAATTGACTGCCAGTCATCACCAACAAAGAAATTATTATCTGCATTAAGAGCCATAATGAAGCTATATTCATTCATTCCAATATCCTGTAACTCATCAACTAGTAGATACTCAATTTTTGCGTTGATTGACTTAAAATACTTTGTGCATTCAATAAGTAGCTCGTCAAAAGTAATAATGCTACGACGCTTACAAACGGTATATAGGTTTTCTGGATAATTCTTTATATCATAGCTCTTTGGATGATTCCCATAAAATATACTTAGTTCATACATAATTGACGGAGTAAATTCTGCACTTAATACCGATTCATCTTTTGCTCCAAGTTTAATTAGATGGCGCAAATCCAGATAGTTCATATAATCATCTTGTGTCACATATGAAGCATATTTGCTGATAAGATAACGCACAATCTCAATTTCCTTTTCGGCAGTAAGAAGGTCATACTTTTTGCCTGACGCCTTCAAAATACGATTTGCGAAAGAGTGAATTGTGCCAATAAAAGCATCACCAATATCAGACACATCTTCAAGTCTGCTACGCATTTCATCTGCTGCCTTATTTGTAAAAGTGATACATACTATGTTCTCTGGAGAAATTCCAATGTCAATTAGATGCTTTACGCGTTCTGTAAGAACTCGTGTCTTACCAGAACCGGCTCCGGCAGACACGATTATGTTCTTAGCAGTGCTATTTACTATTTGCTCCTGATTTGTATCTAGTTTCATTTAGCACCTCAACCAAATTGATATTCTACATAGCCACATTTATTACATTTATATTCATACTTAGAAGGATTACTTGTACAAACAACAGTTTCATTTCTGCACATTCCACCGCCACACGTAGGACAGACGTACTTTGGTTCAGACCATTCACGCTGATAATAATATGGGACACCAATAGATTTACGGTATTCATCGGCAGTTGGTAGATCAGTACTTAGACCAGTTACGAATACATCACCAGTGTTTACACCGTTACTATTTACAATAATTGTTTTACAATCGGTAGTAGTGGTTGTGTAAGTTGTATTAGTTATATGATCTGTTGTTTCACGAAGTGGCTGTACAATTGGAATTGTGCCATTAATCATAAAATCATTATTTGGGCAATTCTCACAAGGATTAATAATGCTTCCATATGGCCCATTATATTGACAATGTTCACATGACTTATTCATATATTTCACTTCCTTATAATTTAATTAAAAAAAATCAATCAAATTTAAAAGATAAGTAGGTACTAGTAAGTTTACATTCGATTGATAATAAAATAAAAATTTGACATGATTTTATAGATTATTTATCTATGTCTAGACCGTGCAACTTCTGACATTCTAACTCTTGCTGCTTCACGCTGCTCATCAGTCATTTCTCTCTTAACTTTTGGCTTTGGTTCACGGAACCAAGAGATTGGAACATGAACTAATATAGAATTATCATCTTCTGAAACTACAATAACATCATTAGGATTATTTTCCTGCAGCTTCTTTATATGCCGAATGATTGTAAAGTCATCACTATACCACGTTAAATGTTTTTCGCCCTTGATAAATTCAACAGAAACTTCTGCCATAAAGCACCTCCTTAATCCCATAATCCATAAAATTGTTCTGAGAACAGTTTAAAGAATTCGTTCTTAGCATCTTCTTTTTTCTTATCTGCCTCTTTCCAATCCATATCATTGTATAGTTGATTGTGTTCATCCATTAAATCAAGAAGAACAATCATTCTATCTAGAATGGCATTATATGCTTCCTCATTTGCAACATCATTTGGATTTTCTTCTTTTACATCAAAAAAATTGTCTATAACAACAGGACTTCCCATTCTGTTATAACGATAATTGGTTAGAATCTCCTTCATAACATCCATAAACCATTCAAAAGTTTCAAATTGTGCAACGGGTGAATAGCCGTGCTTTAGAGTGAAGAAAATGCGCTTGATGAAAATAGGGATGTCTTTGAGATTTCGCCACCAGTTTTTGCCACGAAACATAAATAGTCCACAAGAAAGTTTATTTGCATCCATAATAAATTCTCCTTATAAACACAGAAACCATGTCCATATAATCTGCACAATATGGGCAAACTGATCCTGAACTAGATTAATAACTTTATCATTTGCCTTTGCATTATCAACAAACATATGACATATTATATTTGTAAAAAACATAAAGAGGAAAAATGGGTCAATATTAAAAGAGAAAAATGTGGCAATTGGCAGCATAATCATAAAACTCCAACTTAATGAGTGCATAAATAGAGCGGCAACATAATCATACTTGTACTTATTATCTGGATAATTAGTTTTCCACCAATCTCTCTGCTTCATATTGGCTAGACATCCTTGTAGGAAATAATCATCTAACACATGATTGAATAACATCCATAATAGGACAAATATCTTACTCATCATTCCACTCCTTTATTTCTTCTTCATCAAAAGGAATACCATCTCTGATATGAGTCAAAATCATATCAATGAAATTTTCTTCTTCACTGTTCAATAAAAACTCAATAATTATATTGGTCATCTTCATAATATTCTGTTTCATATCACTCTACCTCCTGCAGCCAATACTTTTCCCTACACTCCCTACACTGGTTCAAATCACAACCTTCATAAGTGTAATACTTTACCATTTGGCAAGGCTTAATGTTAATTACTCCATAAGCAAGAGGTACTTCAGGATACTGTTGAAGGAATATAGATTGACGTGTTTTACGAGGGTGGGCGGCAGACCATTTCTCAACAATAGGGACAAGTCTCTCTGCATCAATTTTATCAACCATAATACAAGCAACACCCTCTTTCCCATAATTGTCGGCAGGACATCCTTCACAGCGTTTAGGCGTATATGTTGAACACATACGGTTTCTTTCTTTTACAAACTCTACAGCATCCATTATTCAACACGCTCCCTTACAGTATAGATTTTGCCTTCTACTTCAATAATTTCATACTTATTTTGGAACTCATTCATACTTACCGAATCATCTACAGTTACTTGATAACGAGTTTCATATTTCTTTTCTGGAATATTACAAAAAAGTATAACTGCTAAGGCCCCTGCTACAATTATAAAAATGGCTGTAGATATACTAGGATTATCTTTTATAAAAAGATACAAAAGGCCTAATGTGAGCACTGCGAAAACAAGTCCCCAAACAAACACAAAAAAGATTCCTGATGCATTTGTTAGTGTTTCATAGCTATTAAGAATAATTACTCCGTCCATTAGTATAAATCCTCCGAATATAATTCACGTTCGCCCTTATCAAGCTTATAATGTCTTGCAACCGCACTCATTTGGCCATTATTCATGGCAATATTATATGCTTCATATCTGTCGTAGAAGTTATTCTTTTCATCGAGAAAACCTTGAATAGCGGCATCACGAGGAGGGGTGATACCAGCATCATACATGGCTGAATAAATATCACCGTGACGGATACCGCCAAATACTGCACCAGTTCTTGTATCTTTGATTGCTGCACAAATAATCATATTTTAATCCTTTCTTTCATAATGTCCAGGAACCCACACTAGATTTTCACCGTTGACTTCCTCCCAAGCATCTGCCATTTCAGTAATACATTCGAGGCAATGAATCCAGATGCTACAGCATTGATCCTTTAGAAGTTCTTCGGAAACTCTGTCGTAGAGAGCAGGAGGGATTCTTTCTTTTACTTCTTGTATGTTTTCATTAATACGTTTCTGTATAATAGGAGAAATATCAATAGTAGGACATTTATCAATCAAATCATACTCATCATCGAAGTGGATTTCGCCACGGATATATCTGTCTCTTAGGTCTTTCAGAGCGTTAGCATCAATCAACCGCACCGTCCGCACCTCCGTCCTTTCTTTCTCCATAAGCACAATAAAAATCATCCGGCACATTAAGGTTAATGCAAACCCTATGCGAGCAACACAGTCCGCCTATATCCTCCCAGCTGTGCTTGCAGTCCTTGCACCGCACCACGACCTCTGCGTCAATAGTTGGTGCCGCGTTCACAAAGGGCAAAGCAATCTCGTCTCTATCTGCATTGTGTTCCCACGGTTCATAATCAAGCCTTTCCCATAGTGCATCCGCGTCAATCAGCCGCATCGTTGTCACCTCCGTCCATTTTTGCACCGCAGTTGGGACAATAATTATGAGGGTCATGTTTCCACATATCAAATCCGCATTTGCACACAGAACAAATTAGTGAATCGGGCCTATCTGAATTAGTTTCCCATCGCCCATGCAGTTCTCGTTTAAAATAATCTTTATCAGTACCATCATTAAGTCCATCAATTGTTACACCAATAACTTTACCGTTTTCATATGCAACGCCAGTAATTCTTTTACTCATAATTATTCCTCATTTCTCCATAGCTACAAAAATCATTTGGTTCAACGTCAGCATATTTAAAATAACCATTACAAACAAACCCACGACAATCTTCTTCGTCATAGTAGTATGCATATTTACAATCTTTACATCTAACAACAATAGATTTCATTTTATATTCACATCTAGCATATTTAACTTTATTTGTGCAGTTACCATCAAAACAGTATCTGCATGGTTTAAAGCCGCATGTGGGCAAATCAATTCTCATAGCGTAACTCCTTTAATTTTGTGCTGTATGCTCGAAATATTTTTCCCAAGTGGAAGTGGGGCAATCTAGATAATTTAGATCAATATCATCATCCCATTCAACTTGTGGGCCAGTCTGTTCGTCTGCAAAATGGCAGATGCAATTTACGGCAACACCATCTAGGGCATCTTGCTTAATTAGAGTTTTAATTTCGTCCAGAGATAGGTCATCCTCTAGGTCACAGACATACAATGTCATTTTATAAAGCTGTGCCATGTTTATACCTCCATTAATTTCGTATTGTAATTGTAACATAAAATGATAAATTTGTCAAGAGGGAATTAGGATTCAGTTGCCATAAAATCACAAAACATGGAAGCCCACATTAGCCCCCATATTACCCAAGTGTGCCAATCAGAAAATCCAAAAGAATTTAAAAGAATATATAACATGGATGTTGTTGTAATAAATCTAAGGGTTTTAAATATTTTCTTCATAGTTATACCTCTAAAATTTTATTCATTATCTAACCAAGTTTTAAAAGTCATTAATATTAATTCCAGTATCTATGCTATTTTTATTTAGCATTTCAGTATAAGTTTTTAATTCATCATCTGTATAATTTCTACACGACCACGTTGCTGCAGTACCATTCTTTTCAAGACATTTTAGCATTTTAGCTCTTTCTTCGTCACCATAAGAAGTCTGCCAATGTCTTTGCAACTTAAGAAGGTGCAGTAACTGCTTATCTGATAGTAAGTATAGATGATTTTGCACAACATTTCTTTCTTTATTTCTGTCAGGATGTGCAGATCCACCAAAGAGGCATTGGCAGAAATTGAGTTCATAGCCACAGATGGGGCATAGGTCTTTAGTCATTTTTTCGTTTCTCCTCATATAAATCTTCATCAATTTTTCGTGTAACTGTTTCTATTGAACATGAAGTGCCACTTCCATAACTTTCTAAAATTCCTAATTCACAATTATAGCAATCATAGTTGCATGTTTTAGATAGCTCATTGTAATACTCATCCAATAGAAGAGATAGTTGCTTTCGCTTTTCTCTTGTCATTACAGTTCCTCCTCTGGCTCTTCATAAAATTCATATCCATCACCACAGTCTATAAGATAGCCTTTTTCTATAAGTTCTGCCATTGCTGTATGATATGCAGACTTTGATATGTTTGCAATGCTTATTGCATGACTACGGTGTAGTTTTAGTGTGAAGCCATCTTGATTCTGCATGAAGTACATATATAGAGAGTAGGCTGATTTGCTCAAAGTTTCAAGTGCCACTCTATTGGCTGCAATATTGATAATGCAATATGGATTACTTTGATTGGATTCTGCTTTGTTAATTGAAACCTCCGTCATTCAATCAAACCCTTTTCTTTAAGATTTTCCATTGCTCTATGATATGAAGACTTCGAAAGATTAGTTAGTTTTAAAATATCATTTCTTTTTAGTGGTGAAATTAGATTATCTTTTGTTGCAAGAAGAAATAGGAGTAATTTAAGCTCTGTTCCAGTTAAATCTTTAATCATTTTAATTAAATCATAATTATTAATTGTCGTACTGTAATTTTTCATATATCTATTGAAGTTATTTTCGTTAACCATATAATCTCTCCTTAAAATAATTTTGTATTGTGATGATAACGCAAAAGCTTTCATTTGTCAAGAGGGAAAAGTCCATTTATTGGACTATTTTTATAGGAGTCCAAAATTTGGACTATCGAAAATTAAAAAGTCCAATATTTGGACTATTTGTCAGTGAAAAAGTCCAAAATCTGGACACATAACATTATATATTATTAACAATATAATATTTAACAATATAATTTAAAAAATAGATTTGAAATATGGGGTGAGACAGATAAATTGGTCTTTATATATATTATTATATATCTATATATTTATATTTATATATTATTATATATATTATATTGTTATATGTCCAAAATCTGGACTTTTTATTTTGTTAGGAGTCCAGAAATTGGACTTTTTGTTTTATGGATATTGGCTTTGCTTTTTTATTTTATGTATAGGTTTATATAGATGATGGGATAGGGTGTGGTTGAAAGTACCACCGGTAGGGTTTTTTTATTTTTATGGTGGGGATTTTGTAGCAAGTTGTTTTTATATTTTAAGGATCGTGAATTTTGTATAGATATCGGTAGGGGTATTTTAGGGTGGATGACTTTAGTATGATGAAGAGCGTAAGCAGATTGTTTATGGATTTGGAACTGTATTAGTGAGGTGGTACAGTTTAGTGTGTGAAAGTGATATGGATGTTATAAGAATTTTGAAAGTGGTTTATTGATGAATACCGAAGGTTTTTATGTTGTGGCAAATTTGTGGATTTTGTAAGTGTATTGTTTGTGGATTTAAAGACGTGGGTTATATTTTATATAAAATAGTGTATTTTAGTTGAAGATTAATTAGGTTTTGCTTGTTTATATTTATATATTTTTATGAAGACATAATTGTGTATTTTAATTGGTATGTTTTGCTTATTTTTGTTTTGAGAAAATTTTTCTTATTTTTCAAGTCAGTATACAAAATAACCTCATCTGATAAAACCCTTTATTATCAAGGCTTTTCTCCGTTTTATGTACCCCCAGGTTCAATTTTCTCAAAATTGATATTTTGAGAAGTTTTTTGGTGAGGTTGATTTTCAAAACACAAAAAAATTGTGCTAATCTGATTTTGGACAACGACAGACTGTTCAACAGTAACTGGTTAGTCTTTGGAGGTGTTTTATGTATACTATCAACGAAATCAAGGAGCTTATGTCTATGGGATTTACAAAGGAGGACATCGTTGCTATGAGCAACGAGAAATCCAAACCTACTAAGGCTGTCGGTAAAGACAAGGCTAAAAAGTGGGAGGATGAAAAGGCTAAGAGAGAAGCAGAAAAAGAGGAGTTTTTCAAGACTCACAAGAAAATCCGTTCTGCTGATGAGAACAGAGCTATGGTCTATGAGGCTATGGGGTATGTTCCTAAGTCTGGAATGTACTTTGACAAAGCCCTTTACAAGGCTACTGCTAAGAAAATGGGTTGCCTTGGTAAGTCTGGCAAGGTTGTAGGTACTTACGAGGTTATTGCATAACCTCTCTCCCTCAATACCCTCTCACCCTTCGGGGTGAGGGGGTATTTTTTTTGTGTGAACGACTTTGTATAATTTTAGTCGTTCTCTTTTTCTTTGTTGTCAGCATCTATGTGTATCTGCATAGATGCTTTTTTATATATTTCTACGGTCTATACACATTAGACTGGCACACTACAATCCACGGGTTAGGAGATATATGTATGATTTCACACAAGATGTTCAACAAGTTCGTGGCAATGGTTGACCGTTACTACCTATGTGATTACTCTTACGATAATCGCGTAGGTGGTGAATACTTTGCTATCGACCACGAAGCACATACTCATGTATACATTAGTAGATGGTCTAAAGGCTATATCTACTTCATATATGCCAAAAACGATAGAAGATTTACAAAGATTGTAAAAACCTATCGTGAGTACAATGAGATGACTAAACTTATTAAAACTTTCATCTAAGCATTGTTCGGACTGACAACTTCGGTTGTCAATCTCATAGAGTGCTTAGGTACTCAAAATAAAACTGACGAAAGTCAAGGAGGAGTTAATTATGAAATCTGAGAAAAAATTTGTTATCCGTATGGTTATTCTTGTTGTTGTAGGTCTTATGTTTGTTGCCTATGGCAAGTATGTTACTGCAAAAGTGCGTAACGAAGTTATCAATTCTGCCACCCTCGTTGAGTCCAACGAGGACTACTACACTATCAGTTTTGATGGTGAAGAACACATCTACGATTACGAGGAGAAATAATTATAGCCACTCAATGCTGCAAACATTTATTGAGGAATATGACAAGGAGGTTAAGCGTGAACATTCATAAGCTCTTTGGCAAAGATGCACACAGAGTTGTTGCCCTATGTGGTAGCAACTCTTTTTCATCCCTATGCACCGTTGCTAAGTTCCATCATATTCGTATCACACCACGAAGTGATGGTTGGAACATCTACCAAAAAGGTGTCCATTACACATTGAGCACCAAATCACTTGACCGTGATGGTATTTATGCTCGACTCAAAAAATCATAAACCCGTATCGTGCCCTTGAGTTGTATGGCTCAAGGGTATCATTATGGGCTTATGTTTGCACCACTCACTACCAAACAGTAGGAGTTAAGGTCAAGCCCAAAGAAAGGAGCAAACCATGTATAAATTTGAACAAGTAGGAGTAAATTTCCAATATGATGCACCAACCAAGGAGGCTGCAATCAAGGCTTTCCAATACTCTTGTAGATGCTGCTGCACCAAGGGTATGCGTCTTGACTGCGACCGTTGTGCTATTGCCAACACTCATGCTATGATTGTGGCTATCTTTGATAGCAAGAATGAGGAGGACAAGCAATATGAGGATGAGCAGAGAACAACGCAAGATTATCAATGCCAAGAAAGAGGTGTTCGAGGGTTACTGCATCCCTTGGGACGAGGACATTGAGCACAAGTTCGTAGTACGTTGTGCCAAGTGTCCCAATACCGACCCCGAAGTAATCCTCGACATCATCACCCACGACATCATTGTGGCGAAGATTGAGCACAAGCAACCCACTTACTACATCAATCTTCTCCGTAAGCACTATCCTCGTGCCGATGCTATCTATGAGGATGTCATCATTGACATCTGTGGTATGGACGGCTTTGAGTCTTTGAGGAGGAACAAGTGCATCGAGTTCTGTGGCACACTCTATGGTCGTAAGCTCTATGCTATCTAACAGTCGTTGGACGAGTTCTAACGAGTACAACTGAATATGTGGCACATTCATGTAATGCCCTGAGCATAAATGTCCATTGATTTGGCTTATGTTTTTTAATCTTGCAACATGATGTGCCCAGTGGTTTCTGAAGGACTTCCACTTAAAAAGTCCTATCCCAATGGTTAGCACTTATGTGTTGACCAATATTTTATGGTTGACGAACCTTAACCGTGGAGGACTTTATGAATAAGTATGATGTGATGAAGGCTCTGGCTCTGTGCGGTACTGGGAGCACAAATTGTACTGGATGCCCGTATTACGCTATGGGCGGTTGTGACCGTCGTATGTGTGATGATGCTCTGTCCCTGCTCCAGTCCAATGACACTAAGCCCACCTACCACACGGCTATCATCTACACCAAGCACACCAATCTGATGCCGTGGTTGCAGAGCAACTACACCAAGTTCAGTACTCACAGTACTACCGAACAGGTTCAGAGTATTCGTGCAGCATACGAAAAAGACCGTGATGTACAGCTCATTCTCCTCGTCCGTCATGAGAATGGCAAGTGTATCTGCCGCATCAAGTGTCCTATCAATCCTCTGCCCATTAAGGGTGAGTTCCAGTGTGTGTCTACTGGAGAAATGAGAAAATTGCTCAAGTCTATGGGGTGGACATACAAGGAGAAAGTCCACAGTGGTATGTTTGCGTAAAGCAAAAGGCAAAAGCAAATTCAAAGCGAAAGGAGGTGATAATTTAATAATCAATCCCATCAAGCGAAAGGAGATATGTTTATGTTCAAAGGCAAATTTCAAATTGAGAATGGACCCATCTATGAAGGTTACACAAAGGGAAATCACTGGAATGGATGGGCTTGTCCGTGGTTCACAAGGCAAATAGCCGAGCAAATTGCAAGGGAAGTCAATGCCGATGCTCCATATTGCACAATGCACTACGATAAGGCAAATGATGCTTTCATCTACAAGGCAAACGGAGATGACGAGTGCGTTTACAAGGCAAATGAAAAAGGTCTGTACCCAATAGGCAACGGAGATTGGCGTTGGGATGACCTAAGCGAAATGGAAGGGAGGTAAGGTAAATGAAGCTCAGAAGCGAAATCCCTTATGTAAGGGAAAGGTTCAGCAAAATCAAAAATCTGCCTGAGTATGCCGAAAGGCTCAAGGCAAACGGAAACTATAAGGACTTCGGCACAAGACTTGCTTGGGATTGCATCCATTGTTCCATCCCAAGCGAAACCGTTTGTTGTTGGTACGACAAGTACAACTGCAATGATGACCACATCACAACTTTAGCCAAAGCCGTGCTAAGAGAAATGGAGGTATTGAAATGACCGACTACCAAGCCCAAGCGAAACAGTTCCTAACTGATTGCAATGCCACAATGGAAATCAATCTTGTGGGAAAGGAAGTTCCTGCCCATTGGCAAGGTGAAACCAAACCTCATAACAAGTATCGGTTCACTATTGCCACTCCGAAAGGCAAATACACAAGCTATTTCTGGGATAATCTGTACAATACTGAGGTAAGCGAAATGACTGCCGATAATCTTGCGTGTAAGAGACGTAGGATTCATTATGATGGACTGACCATGTATGAAAGGGCACAAATTCTGAAGGAACTCAAATCCCTCAAAGCCAAAGCGAAACCTACCGAGTATAACATTCTTGCTTGTGTAGAGAAGTACGGATACGATAGTTTCAGCGACTTCTGTGCCGAGTTCGGTTGCAGTACCGACAGTATCTCTGCAAGGGAAACTTTCCTTGCTTGTGGTGAGGAATATGCAG